AAGAAAGAAATAGAAACCTTTAACACCAAAGAGAGATGAAAGGAGTAATAACACTATGCCAGAGAGATCTGGATGAAAACGGAATTGAAAATGATTAATTATGCAGTTTTATCTATAGTTTTGACATTAATATTGACAGGACTATTTTTAATGTGGAAAGACAGTAAAGATCAATAAAGTATTTATATGAAAAATCATATACATCTAAACGCTGAAATAAAAGATGGTAAGATTACTTATCCTATAAAAGCTAATGAATCCAGATTAAATAACTTCCTAGCCAATGCTCCAGAAGGAGCAAAAGTTGAGATGTTTATAAGCGTTTCAGATGAAAAGAAAGGTAGTAATGCACAACTGGCAAGAATACATGCAATGTGTAGAGAGATTGCTAATGAGTTGGGTTATACCTTTGAAGAAGTAAAGTTACAAATCAAAAGACAAGCAGGTCTCTGTTTTATGAAAAATAATTCAGAGTACTGCAAGTCTTTTGCTCAGTGTGACAGGGCAGAGTTAAATCTTGCTATTCAAGCAGCAATAGAAATAGGAGACTTTAGTAATATGAACTTAAGATAACTTCTTATCTACAAGACTCATTACTTTCTTAAGTTTCTCAGAAGGTGAACCTTCTTCTTCAAGAAGTGCAGCCATATATTTCTGCATATCTTCTGGAGAAATATTAGTTTCTTTCTCAACAGCAAGGTTTTGTTCTAATGCTTTTGCTTTAAGTAATTGATGGATGGCAAAGATTGTATATAACATTCTTTCCTTCATATCAAATTTTATTTCTTTAAGCTTTTCCTGATCCTCATCAGCATTAGCAGCTTCAAGAAGTAATTTAAACTTTTCAAAAGTGGCTGGTATTGTTGATGGATCATCTATAACATTACCCATAAAGTATAATAAAACATCATCAAGACCGTGGATAAATCCAGCATTGATTTCTAAATCCTTGATATTCTTAGTAATATCAAACTGTAGAGACTTGTATTTATCTGCCATAACTTATTGTTTAATAAACAAATATAAGAATTTATGAATCAAATTACAATTGATTTGCCTCAAAAGATAACAAGATTAAAAGCAAAACTAAAAGATACCGGTTGGGAATATATACTGTACCCTTATTTAGACTCAGAAAGTTTTTATAACACACTTACCAAATTGGTAACTATGGTGCAGAATGGCACCAGATTTACACCTAAGATGAAAAATTGGTTTAGATCTTTTGAGATCTGCCACTATAATAACATGAAAGTTATATTTATTGGTCAGGATCCATACCCACAACTAGATGTTGCTGATGGTATTTCATTTAGTTGTAGTAATACAATGAAGGAACAACCATCTCTTAGACATATCTTTAATTCATTAGAGAAACAGTATCCAGGATATGAACGTAATCCAGACCTAAGCAGATGGGCAGAACAAGGTGTTCTTATGCTTAATACTGCACTAACTGTGGAAATAAACAAGATTGGATCCCATTATTCACTATGGCATACATTTACCACAGGCTTATTAAACGGTATTAACAAAAACAATTCACAGTTAGTTGTTGTGTTACTTGGTAAGAAAGCACAAGAATGGAGAAAACTTCTTAATAATCAAATAATTATTGAAGTAGAACATCCAGCTGCTGCTGCCTATAAAGGTGGTATATGGAATGATCAAGATTTGTTCATTAAAATCAATGATATACTAAAACAACAAGGAAAATCCTTGGTGGAATGGTAAATATTTATTAATTTTGTTACTCCCAAAACTACAATAAATGACTGATAATCAACGCGTTAACATTTTAAAAGAAGTTAAGAAGTTCAAATTTAAAATGAACAATAAATATGGTTTAGATATAAATGTCTTTGTAAAAAAAGATACTGAACAATTATCTTTAGAAGCAATAGAAGCTTGTTGTGTTAGAGTATTTAATTCAAAGTTTCCTTTACTAGAAAATGTTCATACTATTTCCAAGAGGTTAAGAACCCATTACTATGTAATGCTAAGACAAATCTTTTGTTATATAGCAGTAAAAGAATATGGTTATGGTTTAACAGAAACAGGAAGATACTTGCTTAGGAACCATGCTACAGTAATACACTCTATTAAAGTGTGTGAAAACTATATGTTTCAAAATCATAGAGAGTTCACAGATTGTATGATGAGTGTAAAATATGGACTAAAAAAATATGTGGGAAATATTTCAGAAAATAGTACAGGAGAAAATAACTCCGAATCAGATGTATCTATTATACAGCATGAAAGAAAAGACTCAAGCATCATTGCTGAAGTCTAAGGATGAATTGCCAGGTTTAATAGAGAATGATTTTGTAATAGAAGAAGATTCTGTATATAAAATAACAGATAAGGCAAAGAAGCTTATTACTAAGTTGGATAATTATTTTATTAAGGCCAAGAAAAAAACCAACATTCAATTGATGGGTAAGGATTATAATAAAATGATTGAAGACTATAGAAATGTGTTTCCTGCCGGTAAACTACCATCAGGTAAACCAGCAAGACAAAATGTGAGAGCTCTTGGTGAATCTTTTAGATGGTTCTTTGAAACTTATGATCATGATTGGGAGATAATAATGAAAGCTACCAAAATGTATGTAAATGAGTATAGAGCCACAGATTACTTGTATATGATGACAAGTCAATACTTTGTATCAAAGCAAGATAAACATAGAGTTAAACACAGTGCACTTGCTGATTACTGTGATATGATAAAAGATGGAGTTCAAACAGAAGTTCATCATTTTAAAGAAAAAGTTGTATGAGTAAACCAGAAGAAGCATGGGTTGGGCAGTATGCTGCCTTTAATGATGCCCTTAAATACATGTATAAACGTGCCAATGGTGAAGAGAAATCTATTTACACACCATGGCCAAAGTTTAATGATGCTACTACTGATGGTTTAGAATGGAATACACTTACCGTTATTGGTGGAAGACCTGGCTCAGGTAAAACATTGATAAAGGATCAGATTGTAAGAGAATCATTTGCTTTAAACCCTGAAGATGATTTCAGAGTATTAGAGTTTCAATTTGAGATGGTTGGTAGAACCTCAGCACTACGTGAGTTTTCATCTATTACAGGTAAAACTTATAAAGAGTTATGTAGTGCAGGTAGTACACTTACCACTGATGTATTGAATAAATGTCATCAATATGCTAAAGAGCGTGTAAAGTATCCAGTTGATATTGTATCAAGACCTATGACTGTTAATCAGATGAGAGAACAGATTGATATGTATATGAATCAACATAAAGGTAAGAAGACAATTATTACACTGGACCACACAATGCTTGTTAAGAGAGCACCATATCAGAATAGTAGTTTAGATATGCTATTTGAATTAGGTGAGTTCTTTACACAGACAAAACGTGAATATCCCTGTATGTTTATAGCATTGTCACAGCTTAACAGAAATATTGATAACCCTGACCGTGCTCAACAAGGAAAGTATGGTAACTATATTCTTGAATCAGATATATTTGGATCAGATGCAATGCTTCAACATGCTGATACCCTAATAGGTATTAACAGACCAGCAAAGCAGAAGATTAGACTATATGGTCCAGACAGATATATCATAGAAGATGATAGAACATTAGTGCTACACTTTCTTAAAGCACGTAATGGTGACACTAGAATGAGTTTCTTTAAAGCTATGTTTGAAAAAATGGAGATTGCTGAAATGCCAACTCCACCACAAGAAGAAAGAAGATGATTTCAACAAAAAATTATGCAGTTAAAACATTAAAAATGACTCCAGAAGAAAGAAAAAAGAAAGTAGCAGAATTAAAAGTACAGCATGAGAGTTACTTTAATTCCAATGAACTAAGTAATCCTGCCTATATTCCAAAGATGGCTTACAGGCCACCAAGTAAAGATGACTTACACATTAGTTTCTTTCCCAGTGAACTTGAGAGAAATAAAGATATTTACACAGAGTTTGTAAGTATTGACTATGACTCAGAAGACCCAAAGAGAACATTGTATTTATATAAATATAATCCTCATTGGAAAGAAGAGTATGAACTGGTAGAAAGTAATAGTGGATTTCAAAGACATCTTGTTCCCGTATCAGAACTAAAAGTTGTTAGTGATGCTGTATCTAAGACAGGAAAAAATAATATATTTGAAAGTCTTGATGATATTGGTAACTTACCTAATCCGGATGAAACCTATTCACCAAGAGGTATAGTAGAAGCACTTAATAAAATAGCAGATACATTAATCAGAATAGAAAATAAATTAAAATAGATGGCACAAAGTGTTTTAGTAATTGCTGAGTCAGGCTCAGGTAAATCAACCTCAATTAGAAAACTGGATCCTAAAGAGACAGTTATTATTAACATTGCTAATAAACCATTACCTTTCAAGGGATGGAGAAGCAAATACACTCCTTTGGATAAAGCAAATCCAGATGGTAATTTGATCAGTGTATCAAGTGGACCAGGAGTTTATAAAGCCATGCAACATGTAAGTGAGAAGATGCCTCACATCAAAAACTTAGTTGTTGATGACTGGCAATATATGTCAAGCTTTGAGTACTTTGATAAAGCTACTGAGAAAGGCTATGACAAGTTTACCCAGATTGCGGCTAATCTTGCACAAGTTGCCAAGCTTCCTAAAGATCTGAGAGATGATCTGTATGTGTTCTTCTTAACACACTCAGAAGAATCAACAGATATTAATGGCCACCGTAAGGTAAAAGCTAAGACTGTGGGTAAAATGATTGACAATGCTCTTACACTAGAGGGTTTATTCTCTATTGTATTGTTTGGCAAAGTCCGTAAAGAAGATGATGGTAGTCTACACTATGGTTTTGAAACACAAAACAATGGTGAGAATACCTGTAAATCACCAATGGACATGTTTGACAGTGAATTTATTCCAAATGATCTGCAATATGTCAAGGATGCAATCTATGCATATGAAAATGAATAATCAAAAGTTAAATTTTAAATCAACAAGAAATGTTAAGTACTAAAGACATGTCAGCCGGTAGCGGCAAAGCAAAACCAGTAATTGATGCTGGTAATCAAGAATTGAAAATTAATTCAATCACATTACACACTCCACCGTATGATCAAAATGCATATGATCTACAACTAAATGTAGAATCTGCACCAGTAGGTGGTGAGTTTGAAGGTTTTCTTCATGATGTAAATAATCCAAACGGATCAAGATATCAAGGTCAAGTTGGTAGAGTTAGTTTCCAACGCTATGCTTATGCTGATACTACACTACCAAGTGGTAGAGAGATTAACAGAGATGCTGAGATTATGAAGTCACTTATCTTCTTAGCAGAACAGCAAGACAAACGTTCAGAATTGGACTCTATTGAAGCACAAACTATTGAAGAGTTTGTAACAGCTGCAAGTAATATCTTGAGTGGTGATACTTATTACAACTTCTGTATTGCTGGTAGAGAATGGGAGAACAAAGAAGGTTATATTAACCTACAGTTCTTCTTACCAAAGAGAACTTCAGCAGGTGTACCATTTGAGAGAGTTGATGTAACTAATTCAAGAATGGTAACATTCAACAGAGATGAGCATATTATCCCTGTAAGAAATAAAACTGCAAGTGTTGCAAGTAACAATGGAAGTTTTGAACCAGTAGCTGGAACAGTTTCTGGTGATGACTTTGATCTTTAATCATTAAAATAGGAGGGGCTTCGGCCCTTCCTTTTTTTATTATGTTCAGTACTAAAAATTTTGTAATAGAGATAAAGGATGTACCTAGCTATTGGGTATTTCAATACTATTTAGACCTACCGGAAAAACTTACTGGGCAAGATGTAAAGATTAAATCTATATTCAATCCATCAGAAAGAACCCCTAGCTTTGTTATCTATGTTGATACCAAGAGTAATCAATATAAGTTCAAAGATTTTTCTACAGGAGTAGCAGGTAGTAAATCAGATTTAGTTCAAAAAATATTTAATCTGAATTTTACTCAAGCAGTTAATAAGATTGTCCAGGACTACAATGATTATGTAAAAAATGGAGAGTTTGAATTAATTACTCTGAAACCAAGTGCTAAATGGAAAATGGATCATGTTCAAGCAAGAGGATGGACCAATGTTGATGCACAATTTTGGTTATCATTTAGGATAGGTTCTGATATGTTAAATACATATAATGTGAAGCCGGTAGAATACTTTACCATGATAAGAGAACAGGAAGGTAAGATTGAAAAGGCCAAGTTTAGAAAGCCAATGACATATGCTTATTTCAATAAGGATGGTGATGTAATTAAATTATATCAACCAAAAGATGATAAGCACAAGTTCTATAATATTACTGACTATATACAAGGTTATGATCAGCTCTTGTATAATCAACCTTATCTTGTGATTTGTTCTTCACTTAAAGATGCTATGTGTCTTAAAGGTTTCGGCTACAATATAGAAGTTATTGCACCTAACAGTGAGAATACATTAATTAAACCTTACATTATTGAGAACCTAAAGAAGAAGTATAAAAAGATTATTACTCTCTTTGACAATGATGAAGCAGGTAACAATGCCATTGAAAAGTATGCTAATGCATATAATATTCAAGGATGTGCACTATCTATATGTAAAGACATATCAGATGCTGTACAGACTCATGGTTTTGATGCAGTGCATAAGGAACTAAAACCTTTACTAAAGGAAACTTTAAATAAATAATATGAAGTGGTTTATACCCGGTAATGTACCAAGCTCAAAAAATGGGCGTAGATGGACAGGTAAGTATTTTATAGCAAGTAAAACTGTTGTAAACTACCGTAAGAATACAAAAGAGTATTATCAGAAATATGCTCCTGAGTTCAAAAAAGAACTTAAGAAGTATAAACTTCCTGTCAAAATTGGATTTACATTTATTAGGGGGACCCGTCATAAGTTTGATTATATAAATCCAGCACAAACAGTGCAAGATGATATGGTTAAACATGAATGGATTGTTGATGACAATGCTGAAAACATAATACCTGTGTTTTATGATTATCAGTATGACAAAACAAATCCTGGTGTATACATAGAAATATTAAAAGAAAACAGTTTAAAAGATGGAAGAAGAAAAACAACTAGGAAATCTGAGACGGATTCTAACTCTAATGAAAGTAAAAGATCAAGGAGTAAATAGAATAAATATTAATTTTTCTGGATCTGGAGACAGTGGTGATATTGATGATATAGAATATTATCAAGGTGATGAAGAAATATCTTCAGCTATTAAAATAAAAGAATCTGATGAGAATGTTCTTAAAGACTTTGCATATGATATCATATGTTCAAAAGTAAATACCGTAGGAGATTGGGTTAATAATGAAGGTGGTTTTGGTAATATTGAAATCAATACTGAAACCAATCATTATACACTTAATTATTCACAAAGAACTACAGAAGATTATGATTGGTCTGACGCTCAATTATTCATATAATGGCACACCCAATAGTTCATGCTAAAAGTTCAGTGAAAAAATGGGGTGGTAAAGTAGAAGATTATATGCATATTCATGAATGGTTTGATGCTACTAAAGCATGGGCTGGTCATAGTATACATAGAATGTTCCGTCATCACTCTGAAGGTATCTTTGAAGTAGAAGAAAGATATGGTAAAAGTTTTACTAATTCAGATGGTAAAACTATATATACAAGATATGTTGGAGAACAACATGTAAAAGAGGATTGCAATGGTTATATACCTACAGCAAAGGAATGGTTAGTTCATATGAATAAAGAGAACAAACCTAAGTGGATGATAAAAACGTTAAAGATAGAAGATTAATGGAAGTGTTAAATATAATTAAGTTACCAGAATTTATAGCATTAAAAAAAATGCTTAACTCTGAAATGGAGGAAGACAATAATGTGGGTATAGAAAATATAAAGAATCTAGAACTTGATCCTTTGTATATTTTACTGTTAGTTAAACAGTGTAATGTACATATAAGAAATAAGGTTCTTGAAAAGTTTGATAGTTATATTTTCTGTGATCCTAAGTTTACAAACTTTAAAAAAGAAGTGAGTAGATATTGGGGTAACAATACTCAAGTTGTAAATGTTAGTTGGGAAAATCTTTATAATACTATTACAAGTTATTATAATGATGATGAAAATGCTAAAAAGATTTTTAATACAATGTTTACTGCTGAAGTTCAAGTTGCAGTTAAAGAAGTAATTGATTATTCTTTTCTGGATACTATTAATATTAAAGTTAAATGGTAAATATATCAGATCAACTTGCTAAGGCAAGTAAGACACTAATACTAGAGGAGCCCTTTTACGGGCTCTTTTTAGTTGGTCTAAACAAAACATTTAGAAAAGATATCCCAACAGCAGGTGTAAGTAAACATGGCATTGGAGTACAGTTGGCAGTTAATCCAGAATTCTTTGAAGGTTTATCCCTTGAACATAGAATAGGATTGCTGAAACATGAGTTACTTCATATTAGTTTTGGACACTTGTTGGTTAGGGACTTATACAGCAACAAGAAACTATTTAATATTGCTGCAGATTTGGAAATTAATCAATACATAAATAATGATTATTTACCAGAGGGCGGACTTAAATTAGATTCTTTTCCTGAACTGAATCTTCCAGTTAAAGCAGGTACTAAAGTGTATTATGAGATATTGGAGAAAGCACAGAAAGATGGTACATCTCCGTCTCTTGATTCTTTATTAAATCAAATGGATGGTGATAGTCAATATGATCATAAGACATGGGAAGAGATTGATGAACTAAGTGAAGCTGATAAAAAACTTATACAAAAGCAGATAGAACATCAGCTTAAAGAAGTTGCTGATCAGACTGAGAAAAGACATGGTAATATACCAGGTGAGTTAGCTGATCTTATTTCAAGACTTAGACATGTTGAACCAGCTAAATTTGATTGGAAAGGATATTTGAGAAGGTTTGTTGGAAACTCTTCTATTGTTTATACAAAGAAGCTTAGAAGAAAATACAACAAACGTTACATTGAGAATCCTGGCCTTAAGATTAAGTTCAAAAATAATATACTTGTTGGTATAGACACATCTGGTTCTGTATCAAGAGATGAACTAAAGGAATTTATGAATGAACTTGTGCATATGCATAAGACCGGGCATAAGATTACTATAGCTCAGTGTGATACACAACTTAACTCAGTTGCAGAGTTTAATCCTAAAAAGGATTTAGAAATTAAAGGTAGAGGTGGTACATCATTTCAACCGGTTATTGATCACTTTAATGAAAAGAAGGGTACATATACAGCCCTAATATATTTAACAGATGGTGAGGCTTGGAATCCTGAGAACTGTCCTAAGAATACTCTATGGGTACTTAGCAGCAAATCTCAGATGAATAATGATTTACCAGGAAAAGTAATACAATTAAATTAAAAACAATTATGGCACAAGTAAATTTAAACATTGATGATCTGAAAGGTTTTGTAAATCACGTAATTACAAACAACAGATTCTTGCAAGAGCAAGGAAAACCACCAGTAGCAATTGAAGTTGTTGGTGAATCAGGTATTGGTAAAACATCTACAGTTGTAGAACTTGCAAAAGAAAACAATTTAAATTTTGTTAAGCTTAACCTTGCTCAGATAGAAGAGCTTGGTGACTTGGTTGGTTTCCCTGTACGTCAATTCCAGATGTACAAAGAGAAAACAATTAAGAAAGTAGATGATCTTAATTACACTACTGCACAAAGAACTGCAGCTGCTGGTGACTTAGCTAAAATGACTGGCACTGTAACAAAGAAAGTTGGTCAATGGGTTGATGAACTTGCAGTAAGTGAATATCTAAAGAATGGTTACAAGATGACCGGTAAGAATAGAATGTCATATGCAGCGCCAGAATGGATTGCAGACAAAAAAGAAGGAGGTATTCTTCTTCTTGATGACTGGAACCGTGCTGATGTGCGTTTTATACAAGCTGTGATGGAGTTGATTGATCGTCAGACATACATCTCTTGGTCTCTACCAAAAGACTGGCACATCATTCTAACTGCTAACCCAGATAACGGTGACTATATGGTTAATAGCATTGACAGCGCACAGAAAACCCGTTACATTACTGCAAATCTTAAGTTTGATGTTAATGTCTGGGGGCGTTGGGCAGAAGAAGCAGGTATTGATACACGTTGTATTAACTTCTTGCTACTCCATCCAGAGCTTGTAACTCAAGAGACTAATGCAAGATCTATCACCACATTCTTTAATGCTATCTCAAGCTTTGAATCTTTTGAAGATAACTTGAGTATGGTACAAATGATTGGTGAAGGTTCAGTTGGTGATGCATTTGCTAGTATGTTTACTACATTTATTAATAACAAACTTGACAAGCTTGTCACTCCTAAAGATTTGTTGACTCATGAAAATGAATCATACATATTAGGTGAGCTTAGAGGTTGTATTGGTAAAGATGATGCATACCGTGCAGATATTGCATCAACTCTTGCAACACGTTTAGGTAACTATGCAGTTGTATACTCTAAAGAGAATACAATTACACAGAAGATTACAGACCGTTTGATTTCATTATGTACAAAAGATTACTTTACTAATGATCTTAAGTATTTGATTGTACGTACCATCTTTAATGGTAACAAGCAGAAGTTTAACAAAATGATGATGAATCCAGAAATTATCAAAATGACAATGAAGTAATGGCAAGTAAATCAGTATATCAAAAATATAATACTGATGCACTAGATCACTTTGGATTAGAGACAGCCTCATACTATGGGGTTGTCTCATCCAGTGGTGTAGACACAGTATTGTTTACAGATTCAGAAACAACATATGATAAGGTTAAAAATCTTCTTAAAACTAATACCTTAAATGGTACTAGCTTTAAAAATAAGAAAAAAGCTTTCTTACTGCCTAAGAGCCCTGTATCTCTAGACAGAGTAAAAGCTGCATGCAAGGAGTACAAAATTACATTGACTAATGATTATGAGTTAGCTGATGTGATTATTACACATGATGCTTTTTCACAAAGGTTTGAGCATGGTGAAACTATAAAATCAACAGTTATGATGGGTAAATTTTGGAACTATCATACTGCAGTTGATAGTGGAAATCCTTCAAAAAATTTTGTAGATACGTATGTTGAAACAACAGGCTATGAAATTTTAATTGATACAAAGTCTGAAGATCATATACGTAGATATGGTTGTAGTAATGGTGAATCTTTATATGATTCTTGGATGATTACAGGTATGGCTCTTGATTTAGCACATAAAATAGATTTAGGTGAGCTTGATAGTATTGATGTAGATACTGTGGTATCAGAATCTGCAAATAAACAAGAGTTGACTGATGATCTAATGAGAACTTTAATTACTCAGGTTAATTCATATAATGAAGAAGATCAATCAATGGCTGCTATGATTCTTCCTACAATTGATTATACTAAGAATCATCACTTACTTTGGCAATTTGCTCAAGAATGTGGTCATAAGATGTATAATTTCAACAGGAACAAAGACGTCCAGTATTGGTTAGGTGCTTCTAATTTTATGAAGATGCATAATATGAATGCTCAATCTATGATACAATGGCTTGAGAGAGAGGAGTTACTTAGCTCTGAAAACTTTAGATACTTAGAACCTATTGTAAGAAAAGAAATTACCATCTATAATAGAGACCTATATGTATTTAAAGTTGAAGTTAAACCAGAATACAGAAAATATTTAAAAAAAGTAAAACAATGAAAGACGTATATAGAATAAGATTAGACTGGGATGATAGTTTAAATCAGTATAATGAAGCTTCACTAATAGATGTTAGGAAGTTTATATCTAGTTATGCTAGTGAAGCAAATTTAATGAAAGGGATTACACTCAATAATATTGATGGCTCCATGATTAAAGATGCATCTTTTTATAGATATCCTAAATTAACTCTGCCAAGAGCTAAAGTAGATATCCTAAAAGAGAAATTCAATATATCTGTTACAAGAGCAGAGGACAAAGCAGATTATAAAATTATCTCTGAAAAGTATATTAATACTTTATGTGATATATCATGGTCTAATTTATATACTGTAGAAGATACATTAGATTGGATTAATAAAGAGCAAAATCAATTTACTATAGATACATTAGATATAGTAAAAGATAAGTTAAAAGATGCTAATGATGATGATCTTGTTGAATTAAATAGTAGTCATTATTGGAGTAATAAAGGAAAAAGAATAAATGAAACAAAAGATGCAGCCTATCATAACTATTATTACTTAAAAGCTGAAGAAATTCAGACATATAATGATATAGTAAATAGCAATAATCTTGTTAGTGATACATGTATTAATGATGTTATTTATGAGGACCTTCATGTATTAACAAAAGAAGAGTATAACAATTGCAGAAATATGCTTAAATCAAATGATATAGAAAACAGAGCATTAGCTTTAGAAATGCTGGCTAACTGTAATCTTAATAAGTCCTTTGATTATGTATCTATGTTATACTATTTTTATTATGATTATATGAAAGATGCTAAGAATTGGAATAATGTAAATGTAAAGACATTAAGAAATGCTCTTTCTAATTTCAACCCAATGAGTAATATGGCATACGGTCATTATTATAATAACTATTTACAACAGTTAGTAAAAGCAGATCAGCTTACTGAGTTTGCTTTTAAAGAATGTGCAAGATATGTATTTCATAATGTTGTTAAGAGACATATGGGTATGGATGATAATTCTGTATTTAAGATTGATATAGATGCAATCCAAATTAATCCAAAGTATCTTGACAAATTAAAAAGTGAACATGACTTCTTTCTCACTGATGTAGAAAATGCTGTTATGAAATTTTAAGGAGAATTAGCCATAATTGTGGGGGCTCTTCGGAGTCCCCCTCCTTATTTAATGTATTAATAAATGGACAAAAACGCACTAGATAGTTTTTATAATGAAACATTTCAGTTTAGTTACTCATCACTAAACAAGTTATTGTTTTCACCATCCTTGTTTTACAAGGACTATATATTGAAAGATAGAGAACTAAAGACAGACAAATATCTTATAGAAGGTAAGCTTGTACACTGTTTAGTATTTGAACCAGAGAACTTAACTGAAAAGTTTAAGCTTGTCCCTGATAAAACACCAACAGATAGTATTAGAAAGATCTTACATAAAGTCTATGCTAAGGATAATAGTATAGATATAATGTCTGCGGATGATGTAATACTTGATACCCTTAAAGAAGAGAATCTATATCAAAGCTTGAAGGAAGATGAAGCAAGGTTGGCTAAAGTTAAAACACCAGAGACTAAAATCTATTGGGAGTTTATAGCAAATCCTAATGTAGATGTTGTAGATCAAGATACTCTTAGTACTTGTACAGACTATGCTGAGATTATAAAATCTAATAAGGATGTTATGGATCTCTTTGCTACTGTATCAACAGACTTTGATTTGGACCCAGTTCAAACATATGCAGAACAACCTTTAGAATGTGAATTAAAGGATAAACCATTTGGACTAAAAGGAATCATAGACTTTTATAAAGTTGATGATGATGAAAAGTTAGTTACAATAGTTGACCTTAAGACAACTGGTAAATCTATATCAGACTTTAAGGAAACCATAGATTACTATAACTACTGGTTGCAGGCTGTTATATATTGCAAACTGGTCTTTGAAAATCTTGATGAATCACAGCAGGATTACAATTTTATTTATAAATTTGTAGTAATTGATAAATACAAGCAGGTCTATGTCTTTGATGTATCACCTGAGACTTTATCAATCTGGACGCAGGGTTTAGAAGAGACATTAAAGATTGCAGAATACCACTATAATAAGAGAGATTATACCTTGCCTTATGAATTTTTAGTAGAAAAGGTTATCTTATAATATGGGAGGTATATACACACAATATTTTCAGAAGAGTAAAGTTTTTCTTTACCCACTTCTTAAACTTAAGAAGGGTATAGACTTTGTTCCTGAGCAAACATATATTGCTTGGGACAAACTTTATTCTACTGAAGATATTAAGTTTATGTGCCTATATAATGCAAAGCGTACAGATAAGTATGATAGGTTTGAACAACTCTATTTAAAGTCTCATCCTTTATTAGAATCTTATTTTCAATTAGATGATGACAAACATCTATATATCTTTGACTTTATAGATTATAAATATGATTACAAAGCCTTTGTTCAAGGTAAGTATTCTAAGTTTAGTCTAAAGACAAAAGATATAATCAAAGACTTCTTTGGAAGTGTAGGTAGGATATCAGATTATGTATTAAGTTTTCTAGAACCAGAGGAGTATCATGAGGATTATTCTGAAGCTTTAGGTGTAGATATAAAACTTATAAAACAGGTGCATGAATTATGTTCCCCACCGGATATTAAAAAGGAGACCGTGTATGAAAAAGTTCCACAAGAGGTAATGATATTTAAAAACAATTCTATATCTTTGGATAAATATTAAAATCAATGGCAAATAGTTTAGGAAATAATATGATGCTTGTAAACTCTGTATTTAGAGGAGCAAGATCATTTAGTTTAATTCCAGTGAGTAATGACTCACCTTATGTAGAAGCTATGTTTGATCCAAGTTCAAGCATTTTAGCAATTATTGGAAAAGAAAGAAAAGAATCTTTTCACATGATGCCAAGGCTAGATGATAGCGGGCAACCACAAAGATTAAAAGTACCAAACAATACTACAGGTAAGACTGTAAAGGAACAACGTGTCACATTAAACACATTCCAAGAGTACTACATTAATGATAAAGCAGATATTGAGACCTTTATTGAGCTCTTTGCAATTAATGCTACATCATTTGATTATAAAGAGTTCCTAGAAGTAGACATTCAAGAAACGAAAACTTCTAATATTATAATGCCGGGTCAGTAAGCTTACACTCACCCCAACAAATTAAGCCCCTTGTGGGCTTTTTTTGGCACTATTAAAAAATGCAAGTATGAATCACTGGGTAATGGACTATGAGACATTAAAGAATTGCTTTACTGCAGTGTTTGAACATTATAAGACTAATGAAACAAAAGTCTTTGTTGTTCATGATCTGCGTAATGACTTTGATGATTTCATAGATTTCTTAAAACAAAATACAGATAACCGGGAGTGGCATATTTCTTATAATGGTTTAGCGTTTGATGCACAAATCACACACTATATCATAGAGAATTATGAACTTTGGGAAAATCTAAGTGCTGGTGAAATAGCTGGCATTATATATCAGTATGCTGCTAAATGTATTGCCCGTAGTGATGCTAAAGAGTTTCATGATTATCCACAGTGGAAAATGTGTATAGGTCAAATTGATCTATTTAAAATGCATCATTGGGATAATCCTGCTAAAAGATCCAGCTTAAAATGGATTCAGTATAGTATGGATTGGGATAATATGCTTGACATGCCTATACATCATGATACAGAAATAACTACACTAGAAGAGATTGATACTATACTTGAATATAATATCAATGATGTACGTTCAACCAAAGAAATATTTAACAGGTCTAAAGATCTAATTGCTCTAAGGAAAGAACTTACAAATACATATGGTATTAATCTCTACAGTGCTAGTGAACCACGTATTAGTAAAGAACTGTTTGCTTACTATATGTCAGAAAAACTAAACATTCCAAAACGAGACCTTAAACAAATGAGAACTCACAGGAATGTAATTAAGTTTGATGATATTGTACTTCCATATATAAAGTTTGTATCACCAGAGTTTAATCAGTTGCTTAATAGATTTAAAGCAGTGGAGTTGAATCCTGAGAATCTAAAAGGTGCTTTCAAGTATTCTGTTACGTATAAAGGAGTGAAGACAGACTTTGGTGTGGGTGGTGTACACGGTGCTAATGTTAATGGTATATATACTTCTGATAAAGACTCAGTTATTATGTCATCAGATGTTACCAGTTTCTATCCTAATCTTGTTATTAGAAACAAGTGGGCACCAGGACATTTTCCAGCAGAAGAATTCTGTGATCAATATGAATGGTTCTTTGAAGAGAGAAAGAAGATACCAAAGAGTAATCCTATGAACTATGTCTATAAGATTATTCTTAATTCAACTTTCGGTCTCAGCAATGATAGAAATAGTTTCTTCTATGATCCTGAGCTAACTATGAGAATTACAATTAACGGTCAGCTTAGTCTTATGATGCTTTATGAAATGATCATGGAGCGTATACCAAATGCTATTGCTATTATGCATAATACAGATGGTTTAGAAACTAAGATTCCAAGAGAATATGTAGATGAATATATGTCTATATGTAAAGAATGGGAAGACCTCACTAATCTACAGTTAGAACATGATGAGTATCAGAAGCTTGTATCTGCAGGTTGTAATAATTACATAGGTCTTAATAATTATAAGCAAGTAGATATTACTACCTGGCGGGATATAAGAAGTAAGAATCCTCATTATAAATTTAAAGTAGAAAATGATAAGTTCTTATTTGCTCCTGTAAAACTAAAAGGTAGATTTGACTTCTATGGCTTACAATTACATAAGAACAAGTCTAAATTGATTATACCTAAAGCAATATTTAATTATTTTATCCATGACAAGATGCCGCAAGACTATCTTGAAGAGAATAAAAATATATTAGATTATTGCATAGGTGGTAAATCTAAAGGTGATTGGAAGCAAGTTGCTAAGTATATCAAAGATCAACAATATGTAGAAGAAGATCTTCAGAAGATAAACAGATATTATATTTCTAAATCTGGCGTCAAGATTATTAAAGTAAATAAGAAAGATGCAAGAGAAATACAATTAGAGTCAGGCCAATGGTTACAAACAGTGTTTAATACACTTAAGGTTGAACCAAAATGGGAGACGTATAATATCAATAAAGCTTATTATCTGGAGGCTATAGAACAAGAGATAGATAATATTATGAATGTTAGCAGCAATCAACTAACTCTATTTTAATATGCAAAATTGGGTAGCAAAAATAGCATGGAAGGATATGACAGATGATGGGGTAAACCATCGGTTTTTTACTGATTGGGATTACTGTAAGGAATATGTGCTTCCCTTAAATAAAAAACTTGGTCTTCATAGGATCAATAAACAAGACAACATTAAAAACATACCAGGTAGATAACATGGATTATTTTGAATTAGAATGTGCCGTTGAAGAATGGGCACAAGAAAAAGGAATCTTGGATAAAGCCACACCAATGGCCCAAGCTCTTAAAACTTTAGAAGAATGTACAGAACTATGTACAGCAATCAACGCAGATGACCGTGAAGAAGTCATTGATGCTATGGGTGATATTATGGTCACCCTGATCATTCAGGCTAAAATGCAAGGACTCAAATTAGAAGAGTGTCTTGAATCAGCCTATAATGTAATTGCTAAACGTACAGGTAAAATGGTTAATGGTCAATTTGTAAAAGATTAATAATGGAACTATATAACGTACCTAGAAACTCAAGAATCAGAGTTATTAGTGATATTAAAGTACCACCAGGAGCTCCAGAGATTAAAGCTGGAGATGAATTAAACTTTAGAAGCATTGACGGAATGTATTCTTATTGTACAACAGATGCAGGACAAGTGGTGCATTTAGTTGCCTGGGCTGAAGTAGAAATAATAGATGATTAAAAAGCAGAGAACTAAAACTCTTGTAACTAAAGACAATAACAATAGTGCTAACTGCATTGCTCCTAACCTAATTTATGGTTGCTTTGGAGGATGTGTTAGCACTTATTGTTATATGTCCAGGTATAATGACAAGAGAGTTTACGTGAATACAAACGTAGATGATATATTTCAGTCTGTTGTTGAATGGGAAAAGACCTTTGTTAAAGTACCAGATCAACAAGACCCTATATATACTATGGTAGATATTGCATGTAACACTGATTTAGTCTTAATGCAGAAACATTTACCAGAACCATTGATAGATTATCTTAAAAGGTATGATGATCACCCCCAACTTAATAGTACTATGGCTACTAAGTATCCAGGATTACTAACGTTAGACGTCAGTAGTTTTAATAAGAAACCTAGAGTACGTGTAAGCCTTATGCCTCAAAAGTATTCTGATGTACTTGAACCTAAGATGTCAAGTATCTTAAGCAGAATACATGACATTAACCGGCTTAAAGCATTGGGTTGGGAAGTACATTGTAATTACAGTCCTCTGATCTTTTATCCAGGATGGAAAGAAGAATATGATAATCTATTTAAACAAGTCAAAGAGATAGCCGGTGAGAATAAGTGTGAAGTTATTGCACTCACTAATCATAGATTTCAAATGGTTAGATCATCAGCTGAAGCTCAGGAACTTATGAAATATAGTTCAGAAGTAAAGAACAAAAGTGGTGTAATGAGATATCCTTTGAGCCACAAATCAAGATTACTTTCTGAATTTAAGTCTATTTATAGTAAATATTTTAGTCTTAATACAATCAGATATATCTTTTAATTTGGTTTCTTAAGTTAGATTAATTATATTTACACTTATAAAATTTACATATGCCAAAGTTAATTAAAGAGTCTACAAGACACTATTTGGAGAATGCTCCACTACCGTCTCATGGAGATACATACACTGTAATTCCACACAGAGATGTTATAGAAAATACACTTAACATGCTGAATGCCAGCGGTTTTAAAGTACAAAGATAACTTTATAGAGCTAACGTTAATGCTAATGTAGCTCAGGGTGTTTATCACATTACGCCAAGTAATCCTATTGATGATAAGATTAGAACAGAATCAGAATTAGGGATGATGTTTGCTTGGACCAACTCATATGACAAGAGTACACGTTTTCAGTGTGCTATTGGTGGATACGTAATGGTTTGTTATAATGGTATGGTAGCAGGTGATATGATGTCATTTGCTAGAAAACACACTGGTTCTGCAGATTATGAGATTAGAATGCAAATTTCTAATCAGATTAAAAATGCTGAAAAGTATTATAAAAGAATCATTGATGATAGAGACAATCTTAGAAAGGTTGATCTTACAATGAAAGAACAGGCTGAGCTTCTTGGTAGATTATATGCACAAGAAGAAATCCTTGATGTATCACAACTTGTTACTGTAAAAGAAGAAATGATTAAACCTTCTTATGACTATCAGGCTGATCAGGAGAACGCTTGGGCTTTTTATAATCATGTTACACATGCACTTAAGAAATCACATCCAAGATCATGGTTAAGTGACTCTCAGAAGTTTCATGAGTTTATTGTAGGAGACTTGCTCGGTCAAATGGGTATTGCAACAAAAGATAATACAGAAGAGGTAGAAGAAGAAACACCAGAAAATCAATTAGACTTATTTGATAAAGAAGTAGAGGTTGTTGAATCTGATTATACCTTTACTATATGAGCTCTATAGAGTTTAGAAATAACAATAAAAACTTATTACAGTCTCTAAAGAAAAAACTTGAGTCAAAGGGTATTAGTATCACAGCAGATTTCTCAGATACTAATATCCCTTACTTGGGTTCTTCTATGATAAATGGCAAAGAAGGTCATTACATTAAGTTAGATCAACGTACATTCCTGTCACAGGAACAGACAGATCTTATTAATGAAGTATTTCCTCTAAAGATTTATAAAGATAATGATGTATATAGTGCTGAATTATTATCCATTTCAGATTATGACTGGGATGATGATAGAGATTGGCCGCCATCTATATCATTTTTATTTGTTAAGAATGGGAGACCTATGATATGAGTTGGTTTTTAGAAATGATATTAACCATACTCTGGATTATTATAGGTATTACTATATTTGGAGGTAGAAGTAAACGTAGATAGTATAAGGAAGGGAACCAATGCCACCGGTTTCTTGCATTTTCTGGTGGTCCCTTCCTCTTACTTAAAAAATAACTTATGACAGAAGAAAAACAACAAGCAGTTGAAATACTAAATAACCATGGAGCTATAGATGGACAAAAACATCTAACACAGCTAATATATTTTGCAGAAAATATAGAATCTAAAATACTACTTAGATATTGGAAGGCCGTCAACATTCAATTTAATAGAATTATCAATGGAAAAAGACAAATGGAATAAATGCACTATGTGTAAAGAGCCTATTCCACCTGGTTTAAGAATGACTAAGGTTTGCCCTAAATGTTTAATTAAAAGACCAATTAAAAAATGAATATAGCACTAATAGCACATGATAACAAAAAAGCAGATATGGTTGCTTTTGTATCAAAGAGACTTTCTTTCTTTAATAGGGAAGGTATAAATATCATTTGTACTGGAACTACCGGAAGACATGTAACACACGCAGGTATAAACAATGTAAGAGGTGTGGAGTCAGGACCGCTTGGTGGAGATGCACAAATAGCATCATTAGTTACTGAAGGTGAAATTGATCTTGTTATCTTTATGAGAGACCCATTAGATAAACACCCGCATGATGTTGATATTAGTATGTTAATGAGATTGTGTGATGTATATAATGTACCTCTTGCAACAAATTATAGAACGGCCAGTTACCTGGTAAAGTATTTAAAAACTAAAATATGACAGAACAGGAAATACATAAACTTATGGAGGTCCAATATTTAAAGGGCCGGATTGATGAGCTGCATAAAGCTTTTCCCACTATCACTAATATAGATAGAAGTAGAAAGATTGACGCACGTCTCACTAAATATTATGAGAAGTTGAAAAACACTTCAGAAGAAGCTTACCATCTTTACCAGGTAGAAAGAGTTAATTATCAAATCTCAAAGCAAAAGTCTAAGACGTTCATGAAAGAACTACTTGAAGAGCTGGTCCTATATGTACAGGATGAGGAGCTTTTACAGAAACTCTCTAAACAAATAAATAAATATTAATATGAGTAAAGTAGAACCATTTGGTCATCCATTAAGTGACCTACAAGAAGATCCAGCAGCTGAGTACGGAATACACAGCCCTGTTTCTATTTGTGAGAGCAAGTATCCCGTAACAACTACAGAGTTTAAAAAGATTCAGCAGGAACAGTATGAGCTATTCTGCAGAAAGCAATTAGATTACGGACCAGAGAATATAACTCTTGGTAAAGGAACAGAAAAACCAGAGAACCGTCAGTTGAGTCTAATGGGATTATGGTTTAGAATGAATGACAAGATCCAACGCATCTTGAATATCGTCAACAACCAAGTTGAGCCCAACAATGAGAGTCTTGAAGATTCGTGGACTGATCTGTCTAACTATTCAATCATCTCTATGCTAGTTCACCGTAATAAATGGGGAAAGTAATTAGTTATTTAATTTCTCTCTAGATGCAACTAGTCTTTCATAGTGGTCCTTTGAGATTGTAGTTCTCGTTACAATAACTACTTTGTCTTCATAGATGATAGCTTCTCTTGTTGTTTTCGGTGTCTCAGAAATTAACTCTTGTGTAGGACCACAAGACGCAAAAGTTAATAACATCACCATTATTACTAGATTCTTCATAATGTTAAATGAATGTTACTATACTATAAAGGTACGGTAAATAAATAAGAAATCAAAATGAAAATAGAAATCTACAGCATGGACCGCTGGTATATAACACCAGCATTAGTACATTATAATGACTTTGACTGGCATGGATATACTAGTATAGACCTTGTTTGGTTAAAGTGGGGTGTGGGTTTTATATGGAATAAAAAAGGGGAGTAATTACACTCCCCTTTAAAACTAGAAATTATCCTTTCTTCCATTTAGTACTCTTAGACTTTGTTTTGCTAGGAGACCATTTTACTTTATCTGCCCAATAAGCAGCAGACATCTTACCTCTTTTAATATTCTTAGCATGTCTGCTTTTAAAAGCCTTGCGTTGTCCTACAGTTTGATTTGTTTTAACACCCTGTTGTCCAAAGCGGATAGTCTTAACTTTATCACCTTCTTTAGCCACAACAATATGTGACTTAGTAGGATGAGAGGGAGTTCTCTTGGGTTTATTATACCCAGAGACCCCCGCTCTTGTTAATCTACTATCTTTCTTTTTAGTTGTCATCTATTAATTTCTTATAGGAAGTACTTGAATTCTGTCATTACTAGTTCCACTACATTCTGATTCAATAACTGTTAATTGACCGTTTTGAATAGTTAAACTTGTATCTCCTTGTATTTGTATTTCAATAGTCTGACCTGGAGCACAATTAGCTACAGCATAAGTCCAAGTATGACTTGAAGCTAATTCACTTACAAAATAATTTGAATCATCAAATTGCCATAAATCAATTGGAGTAGTTTGTGAATCTGCAACAACTTTTACATTAAACCCTTTTACGCCAGTTGTACCTAAAGATGTCAGTTCAAGAGTCCATGTTAATGCATATTGCATTGTTTTTCCAGAATTATTTGAGAATCCCATTGGGAATCCTAGAGTTGCCTGACCTACAACTTGCCATTGTGATTGCAACTGTTGAGCAGACTGAATACCAATACCACTAATACATGCAATATCTGATGTTGGTAATGTTACTGTCTTAGTATTAACTTCTTCAACGTGACCAGTTGCATTAGTTGTTATGGTATCAATAACAGTGAATGAATCTCCGTGTGATGGTGAGGCCGCAGAAATATTATCAGTTCTATTTGTAGCATCATGATTTACAGTACCACCTGTTTCAGTTAAGTAAGTACCAAATGTAAAACTACTACTACCACTGGCAGCATCAATTGTAATTTCATTAGCACCATTATCAGTTAATGTAATATTAGTACCTGCAACAAATTTAATATTATCTGAAGTAGCATCTGAGCCAGTCAATCTAATATTAACATCAGCTGCGTCTTGATTAGATCCTAAATCATAAGTAGTATTTGTATCATCTAATAATGTTGCAAGACTAACTGATCCATTAAATCCATTTCCAACAGAAGTAAATTCAAGATCTGTTCCGTTAAGCACAACTGCACTTACATAATCAATATCATTAGGGAAAGTAAGTGCATCAATATAAGCCCAAATACCACCACTATTAACCAAAGCCTGACTGTTTTGTGAAGGCTGATTATTTAGAATAGGTGAAATTGTTGTAATACCTGTTTGCGTATCATATGATGAGCTAAGAGCCTGTCCGTCTCCTAGTACTTGTTGTACAGGAGCAATATCTAATGCAGCAATGCCAGTACCATTGTTATTTTCATCTATATAAATAAGATTACCTCCACTAAATTGTAATGATGTGAGTGTTTCTGTACTTGCTAAAGCAGCAAGGTTAATACTACCATTAAATGCACCACCAGTTCCTGTAAAGTCAAGAACACTTGTGTTACTATCAAATGTTACATTAGAAACAAAATCATTACCGTCAGCACCTGCACCAACAGTCCATGGCACATTTACTACTAATTGTTGCTGAGCATTAAACTGTACACCATATGTTCTGTCTGCTGTATCAGTAACAGGATTTGCAGGTGTAGGTTGAACTACATCACTAAATAATTTACCAGTACCTGTTACACTTGCTGACATAACAGGAGCACTAGTACCACCAGAAAGAGAAGATAAATCAACTGTATTTGTTGTTACACCATCTGCTCCAACAATAGAAAGATCTGAACCTTGTAAATCAAGGACTTGTAGTCCTAATCCACTTATAACATGAACATTACCATTTTCATCTGTATATGTTAATTCATCTGTACCACTAACACTATCTCCAACATAAGTTAAAGTTGTGAGAGTTTCTGATAAACCTAAAGAACTTAAATCAACAGAACCACTAAAGCCACCAAATGAACCAGCTGTACTTGTAAATGAAAGATTAGTTCCATTTAATGAAACATTAGTGAGACCTAACCAATCAGGCATTCTTAATTGCTCTGCCCAGTAATTAGTTATATGACCAAAAGCATCAAATGTAATATTAGAACCTACAAGTTTACGTGGTAAATTCTGTCCGTAACCCATTGTTATAGTTGAAGGGTTATGTATATTGCGATTAACTGCATCATGATTAATAACACCATTTGATACAGTAATTACATCACCACCCGTTAAAGCAGCACCACCTCCAGCAATACTTGAAAGATCAACACTACCACCAAATCCATTACCTACACCATTAAAATCTAGTGATGTTCCATTTAAAGCTACAGTTTGTACATAGTCTCTTTGATCATCAACATATTGACTGATCGCTCTTGCAGTTAATAAGGTTTCATCAAAATCAACAACATTAGCAATATCATTAACAATAGATGTAACTTGATAAGGACCAGGGACACCTTTTAATGTCAAGAAATTTGTTGTTACACTATTAACATCAATATCATCATCTAAGTTAATTATAACTTTTTCTTGCCCATCAGTATCTGTATTAATATTTGAACCTCCCACAATATGTAGAGCTTCAGAATTTAAAAGAATATCTAAAGGAGCACCTGAATCAGCAACAACATCTAGGTCCATTTGATCAGACCAGTCAATAATAGCTGCTACAGTTGCTAATGAGTTATCATTATCTTGAGAAGCTAAACCTTCAGCTTCATTAACTACATTAACTAAGCTTTCACCATCTTGATGAATTGCTCCATTAATAAAGATATCTTCTGTACGGATATTATCACCAAACGTTGACCATAAACCTTGAGCTACATCCCACGCCCAAGTCTTAGTACCACTGGGTTGAATCACTTCAATACCAGCATCAACTCCAGCACCACCAGAGTTAATACGCATAATGTTATCTGCTACTTCTACAATAGTTGATTCAACAATTGTTTGTGTACCCAATACTAAAAGGTCTCCTTCTAATACAGTATTACCGGTAACTCTAAAGTCACCACTAACTAAACCTTCTGTTGCTCCTGGATCTTGACTGAAGATAGAATCAACAATAGTTTGTACATTACAATTATCTTTATTTACTGTAGACCACATTGGTAATGTGTGCTCAGTACCAGTACCTTCTACTAAACCAGAAATGATCTGACATTTTAAGTCATCAAATCTAATAGCATGAGGTGTCATTTTAGGTGTGTAAAGTGGATTACCTACACTACTTTTTCTTGTTCTACCAAACTCAAACCAGTCTTTTTTGAGTTCTAGCGTTTTCTTGTGCTCCTTTCTTTCAAGGATATTCAAGATTTCTTGTATAAGGTTCATAATTATCTAGTTTTAATTTTATCTTTTTTTATTTTTATGTAAACCATGACTAGCATGTTGTTTACCTTTTTTAGTTGCATCTCTTTTTTTCTTATTAGCTGCAGCTAGTTTTGCTCTACCTTTTTTAGTACTCTTAAGTTTAGATATAGTTCTTGATGGAGCATATACTTCACCTGTTTCTGATGACTTTTTACCAGATGGTGTTCTCCATTTCTGTTTTGTCCATCTATCTAAACTTTTTTGTCTCTTGGTTTTGGCCATTACTTTTTAGTTTTATAACCACCACCTTTTGCTTTGTACTGTTTAGCAAGCATTTGGGCTTTACGTGCTGACCACTGACCAGCGCGCCCACCTTTACTACCAGCTTTAATTTTTTCAAACAAAGCTTTACGCATTCCAGGTTTTGTATAATTCCCAGATGCGTTAACAGTACTTTTTTTCTTTGTTGCCTTCTTTTTTAATGCCATAATTAATGTGCTTTAGCTTGAATTACATACCATTCAATACCATCATTCCAAATAGAAAGACCTTCATAAAATCTATCTATCTGCAAAGGACCAACACCACCATCAATAGTGGCTCCGGCTTGAGGATAAATCCATATTTGTTCATTTGCATCTACAGTGGAGTCTGTAATAAATCTTATTGATCTAAACACGTTACCATCAATAGGTGGTAGATATACAGAATGATGACCATTCACACCTTCTTGACCCCACCTCAATAAAACCATATTAGATGGTAGATCTTCAACAGCATAATCTGTTACACCGCCAGATTCACCAATTAATATATGTGGAATTAATGTAGATTGTATAGAACTTAAATCAACAGAGTTACCATTTTCAATAGTAAGAATGTTGTTTTCTAAACTAAGTGTTTGATTATCACTTGTTGGATCAAGACTTATGTAAGCTTTTAAATCTTTTAAAGTAACCAGATTTGTTTTCATTTCTGGTTTTGGTTTTAATATTTCTCTAGAAGTTTTATATCTACCAATTGGCAATACATCAGTATCAACCGGCTTCACTTCTTTTTTTCTTGTTACTAATGCTAATATGTCTTGTAGTAAGTTCATTGTTATACACTTAAATTAGTTGCTGAAAGATTACCATTATTATCCACTGTAATTTCCCATTGAGTTCCATTAGGTGACTCTAGTAAAACACGTTTTAAACTTAGATCAACTTCATCAGCATTTTGTTCTATACCTATTGTTTGATTTCCTGATACTAAGGTTCTGAATTTTAAATCTTCACCAACCTTAGATTCAAATACTTGAGCTCCACTACCTATATTACTAGCTGTATTAGGTTCCCCTGTTGTAGATATTTCTATCTCATTAGCATTTTGTACTACTTGAATATTGTTTCCTGTAGTACTAATGCTTCTCAAGTTAATAGAACAAGGATTACTTGTTTTATTAATATATACTCCAACCGGTTTGGTTCCTGTTCCATTATTAAGATTTGTGTATCCGCAGGTATTCTCTGGAAAGAGATCTTTTACCTTAACCAGCTTAGCACTCTTATATGGAATAGGAGAAGCAACACCTAACATATCAGGCTCTTCGTGTCTACCAACTACAATAAGATCTTCTGGAGTTGGTTCCGTAACAATTTGCTTTCTCTTAAAGAGACTTAATATATCAGTAAGTATTTGCATTTACTTCTTTTTTGCTTTTTTCTTTTTAGGTCCTGAGTATGTGCTTCTACCAGATGTACCACCCATTTTCATTTCTTTGCCATAACCAGCATATTCTTTACCGTATCTCATTTTCTCTGCAGCCATTTCTGCAAAGTCAACCATACCACCAGCTTGCATAAGTAGTTTTTCACCACCCATTTGTTTGTATCCTTTTGCTTTAAGTGCATCAAACAATGCTTGTGCACCTGCTTTTTTACTATTTCCCATTATTAATCTATATCTAATGTTAATGTCATTATAAATAAATACAACTTAATTGTTGTATAATTAAACTCTTCTGTTGGATCTATCCAGTCCCAACCAAGAGCTAATCTATTATGAGGCCAGTGAAATGCTATTTCTAATTGCCAATTCATTATATCTTACTTTTGCTTTGACGGCAATAACCCATGCAGATTTTACCACGTGATATCCACTGAATAAATAAGCATAGTTGTCTCATCTTCCTTGTCCTCTATATTTCTTTTTATAGTTCTTACTTGATTGCAAGTTTGAACTTTTACTCTTTGCATGAACACCTGGTCTTTTTCTTTTAGCAGGCTTTACATACACTTGAAGGTTTAATTTTGCCATTATTCGTTATCTCTTTTACCCCAAATTTTATCAACTGAAGCAAGACCTAGTCCTCCAATACAGATTGCTGCAACAGCATTCACTAATGAAGGAGAGGGTGCAATTTGTTCGTCTGTGGCTTGATTTACATATAGGGTTATACATAAAGAGATACCAGCAAGAATGCCAATAAATCTTTTAGAAGAAGGAGTTCCTTTCTCATCTTTTAATAATCCCCCAAGCCAAGCTACAATCTTTTTCATTACTGTTTTTTCTTTGGTCTACCTCTACGTTTTGTACCCTTAGCTGCAGCAACAACATCTTTAGATTGTTCTACTACATCTTTGATCTCTTCTTTAACATCTTGGAGTTCTTCTTTAACTCTTTTGGCTCTACGTTTAGTTTCTTTAACTACTTCAATTGCCTTTTCATCAACGGTAGTCTTAGACCAAATCCAGTCCCAACCTTGCTTGAGTGAAAAATTCCAGATTTTTTGTAATACCTTCTTAATCATTGTTTTAATATTTACGTTTACTCTAATAATATACAAAAAGTTTAAATCTTTTCAAAACAGTAAACTTAGGTGTTCTTTAATCTCTCATTTTCTTTTTCAAGAAATTCCACCTTAACTCTTAGAGCATGGACTTCTGCAGTAAGCTGAAGTACTTGTTCTCTCATTTCATCTTTTTCTTCAGAAGACTGAGCTAATAAAGACTCAAGATTTCTTACTCTACTTTTTAGGTCATCTCTATATTGCACACCGTCACTGTTTAATGTTTCAAATTTCTCTTTTGCTTTATTCTCTTTATATCTTGTAGATATAAATTGCCATATCCCAGTTGACCCTGCAACTGTGATGACCGTTATCAATATCTGTGTGAAATCCATTTTAAATAAATTATAAACAAAAAGGATAGTTGGTATAAAAAACTTATCTTTACACACTATCTATATATAATATACAAAATCTCTCTGGGATTTTGAAATTTTAAATCTATTAACTTTAAATTTTAATTATGTCAAACGTTACAGAAAACACTTTCAACCATAGATTCCATGTTAGTTTATTACCATCTGAGCCTTTATTAGGCATCAATGTTCACAACACGGAAGTTCTATGTGCTGATGATGAATTCAGACCAGTATTTAGTATTGAGTTTGGTTTCTTATTTTTTACATTAAGTTATTCTAACATGAAGTGGAATTAAACCACTTTCCTTTAGGAAGACTGATCAATTTTTTGTAAATTGATTATACACTAAACAGCTATACTGCCAGCAAGATCTGTTGGCTTTATAGCTCTTTTTTTCTATAACAGATTTTAAATGAACACATTATGACAAAAAACATTTTTATGCCACGGGAGAATATTCTTCCATATGAATATCCAAGCTTACTAGATTACAAGGATGCAATTAGACACTCTTACTGGATTGACAGTGAATATAACTTTACAACTGACATAAATGATTTTAAGATTAATGTGTCTGAAGAAGAACGTGAAGTAATTAAAAGAACTATGTTAGCCATTGCTCAAATTGAAGTTAAAGTAAAAACTTTCTGGGCTGATTTATATAAGCGTATGCCTATCACAGAAATTGGTGATGTGGGTATGACGTTTGCAGAATCTGAAGTAAGGCATAAAGATGCTTACGCAAAACTTCTTAGAATCTTAGGTCTTGAAGAAGAGTTTAAAAATGTAGTTGAGATACCTGCAATTAAAAATAGAATTAAATATCTTAAGAAGTACTTAGATGGCTCACGCAGTAGAGATAATAAGATGTACACCAAGTCTGTATTATTATTCTCTTTATTCATTGAGCATGTAAGTTTGTTTAGTCAGTTCTTGATTATGATGTCATTCAATAAAGAAAGAAATATATTTAAGGGTATTTCTAATGTTGTTGAGGCTACATCCAAAGAGGAAGATATCCATGGTAACTTTGGAGCTGAGATTATTAATATTATTAAACAAGAAAACCCTGATTGGTTTGATGCTGAGTTTGAAGAACTTATATATTCTGCATGTAGAAAAGCATACAGAGCTGAGTGTGGTATTTTAGATTGGATCTTTGAAGAAGGTGAATTAGATTTTCTACCAAAGCAAACCATATATCACTTTATAAAAAATAGATTTAATAATTCATTGAAGAAGATTGGAATGCAACCCCTCTTTGAAGTAAATGATGAATTATTAAGACAGACCAAATGGTTTGAAGTAGAAATTACTGCAACTAAAGAAGGTGACTTTTTCTATAAGAAACAAATAGATTACAATAAAAAGAGTAAGAGTATAACAGTAGATGACCTATTCTAAAATGGATTATAAGAAGTATTATTGGCTGAATGAAGATAGCCGCACATTTTTATCAAGAGGATATATAAGTGAAAGTCCTGAACAAAGAATAAAAGATATAGCTAACACAGCAGAAAAGTATCTTAAGATAGAAGGATTTGCACAAAAGTTTGAGGATTATATGGCAAGGGGTTTTTACTCCTTGTCTACTCCTGTATGGATTAACTTTGGAAAACAAAAAGGATTACCTATTAGTTGTTACGGATCTAACATTGATGATACATTAGATAGTATTCTTAATGCTGGACGTGAAATAGGTATGATGTCTAAGTATGGTGGGGGCACTAGTGTTTATCTAGGTAATATTAGAGAGCGTGGTGCTACTATATCAACCGGTGGTACTGCAGATGGACCAGTTCATTATGCTAGGATTTATGATACTGTTGTTGATGTATGTAAACAATCAGAAGCAAGACGTGGTGCTTGTGCTGCTTGGTTACCTGTAGAACATTCAGATATCTTAGAGTTCTTAGATATTGGTAGTGAAGGTAATCCTATTCAAAACTTACAATATGGTGTTACAGTAACAGATGCTTGGTTAGAGGAAATGAAAGAAGGTGATCCTGATAAACGTAAAGTATGGGCCAAAGTAATTCAGAGAAGAAATGAATTTGGATATCCATACATAATGTTTAAAGATAACTCTAATAATAATTCTCCATATAAAGAGTTAGGTTTAGAAATTACTGCATCTAATTTATGTTCTGAAATTCAACTACCTACAGATAGCTATAATTCTTTTGTATGCTGTCTTGGTTCTATGAACTTATTACATTGGGAAGAAATAGAACAAACTGATGCGGTTGAGACTTATGTAATGTTCTTAAATGCAGTGATGGATGAATTCATTACTAAATCTTCTACTCTACCTGGTCTAAAAAGAGCCCATAGGTTTGCTAATCAACACAGAGCCATAGGTTTGGGTGCTTTGGGATATCATTCTTTCTTACAATCCAAGCTTATAGAATTTGAATCTTTGGAAGCAAAAATGTGGAATAGCAGAATTTTTAGAAAGATAAAAGAAAAAAGTGATGCAACATCTAAATGGTTACATGAGTACAAAGGTTATACCTCTCTAAGAGAAGGATTTGCTAATACAACATTGATAGCTATTGCACCAACCAAATCTAGTAGTTTCATTCATGGTGCTGTATCAATGGGTATTGAGCCTATTAAATCTAATTATTTTATTAAGGATCTGGCTAAAAGTAAAACCATCTACAAGAATCCTTTCCTTGAAGAAGAGTTAGAGAAATATGGTATGAATAATGAAGATACCTGGGAAAGCATATTAAAGAAAGATGGATCTGTCCAACACTTAGACTTTCCAACAAAAGGTGTGTTTAAATCTTTTATTGAGATTAGTCCCAAAGAACTTGTATTACAAGCTGCACAAAGACAAAAGCATATTGATCAATCACAGTCTTTAAACTTGATGATTCACCCTAGTGTTTCTGCTAAGGATATAAACCAATTATATCTCTATGCTCATGAAGAAGGTGTGAAGACTTTATACTATCAGTTTAGTCAAAGTTCAGCTCAAGCATTTTCTAGAAACATTCTAGAGTGTGCAAGTTGTGAAGGCTAATAAAATTAATACTTAACAGATAAGAACCGGTTAGAAATGGCCGGTTCTTTTTTTGTTTACACCTGTAAAATTTGTATATTATAATATAAACCAATCTAACATAGATGTAAACCTAAATTAGATTAAATGAAAAAATTATTAGCACTTCTGTTATTATTGACAACAACACAGGCATACTCTCAAAGTTTTATTAGTGAGTTATACAAAGACTTTTTAAAATATGGAACTGTGTATGGCGCAGGAGAAATAAGAAATTCTGTTGAAGCCCCACATCCAACTTACTTTGTAAGAACTAATGATAACGGTAATATTTATTCAATACCAGTAGTAGTAGATAATACGGTAGAATATCCTATGGATTATAGAATTGGTTTTGGTATTAGAAAACTTGCAAGATTTGATTATGAAAGAAAACCTAGAAATTACTATGATGGTACTGAAGATCAATTAGTATTTACAGCTCCATCTTCTGCAATACAAGGTCTTGAATATCAATTCCATAGAGAATGGGAAAGATGGATGGGTAGAGAATTTGACAATAATAGATACTTTTTAAAACACACCGGTAAGTATCATATTGTAAAAGCAGAGTCTAGAGAAGTAGGTAGAATTAATTTAAAGTATCAATCAGCTGAAGCAAGAGCTAGACTACCTATTGGTAAAAAATTCTCTATTTCAGGTGGTGCAATCTTTAGAACTCATGATCGTGCTTATGGATATAATCCAATTGCAATTTGGTTAAATGAAAAAGATGAAGATGGTTATGCTGTAAATCCTTGGTGGACTCTTGGGTATGAGTATGGATATAATGATATATTTTATACACAAACAAATGAACTAGGTGACACTACTTCTGATTGGTTTTGGGTAGATGCAGATGGCAATGAAGTTGCTCATTCAGATCTAGCGTTTAGAGAAAATGTGTTCCCTTCATTAATGAATAGATTTAATGAAGAGCGTTGGGCTGAGCTAGACAGATTTGGTGAAATTGCTCCTATACTTGGTTTTGATTTTTATCATTACAAATCTAACTTTTGGTTACATGCATATGCCAATTGGATTTTGCCTTATCATCATTATGTAATGGGTGATGAAGACTTTTCTTATTTACATAGAAATGGTTGGGATATGCAGGGTCATAATCAACAACATGAGTTAGGTATGGGTGATCAATGGAGTGATTATTCTTTTGGTGCTAATCTAGGTTGGAAAGTTGGAAAGAGATTAGGAATATTTGTAGAAGGAGAATATAGTAAAATGTGGGATAGCAGATTATATCAATCTACATTTGGATTAAATTATACATTTAAATAAGAGATAGAATGGCACAACAAATAGATGAAGGAACTAAAGTAACTTTAGATTTAAAAACAATAGGTATTCTCTTATTCTTTGTAGCAACTGTAATCGGTATGTGGTTTACACTACAAGCGGATATACAAGAAGCTATGGAAAAACCAGAACCTGTAATTGATAGAACAGAATATGATCTTAAGGATGAATTAATCCGCCAGACTATTATGGATACTCAAGATGATGTAGATAAAATTTTAGAGGATCTAGAAAAAATAGATCAACGTTTATATGAGTTACAAAAAATAAGATAAAATGAAATATATTTTATTATTTATAAGTTTCTTTTTTGTAGTGACTCTACAAGCTCAATCAATAGATTGGGTTAGTGATAACAACTATGATGAAAGAATACATGAAAAATCTCCATTTGGTGATGATAAAACTTCTATTGTAGTAATAGAATTTTGGGCCAAGTTTAATGATCAAAACGCATTCAAAGAATATAATAAAGTAAAAGAAATTACACATTACTACAGATGTGATTTATCTATAAATCCAGAATTAAAAAAGAAGTATAGAATTAGAATGGCCCCAACTATATTAATCTTTAAGGATGGTATATTAGAAGAATCATTTAGAGCTGGTTTAGACTTAGAATGTCCTGTAGATTTAAATGAATTAAATGAGAAAATTATAGAAATAAAAAATGCAAGTCAATTCTAAAAATATATTTGATTACATCAAAGATTTAAAGACACTTTTAATCATTGTTCTTATTATTGTTATACTATTAATGAGATCTTGCTCTGGTAATAAGCAGCCAGTAGAGCCTAAAATTATTACTAAGATTGAGACAAGATATGATACTATCACAAAAGAAGTACCTGTTTACGTACCTAAATACGTACAGAAAATAGAGACCAGGATAGACACTATAATTAAAACACAACCTATTGATACAGTAGCAATACTAAAAGATTACTTTGCTACATATGTATATCAAGATAGACAAGAGCTTGATAGCCTTAACTTAACTATTATAGACTCTATCTCACAGAATAAGATCTTTGCACGCAGTATAGAGTATGATCTTATTTATCCCACCACAACAATTACTAAAGAAATCTACCTAAATAATAGAGAGCTATACTGGGGTCTAGATATAAATGGTACAGCTGATCAATTAAACTATGTGGGTGGAGGACTTATCTATAGAAATAGAAAGAAACAAATCTATGGATTAGGTGTAGGCATAGATCAAAATCTACAGCCTGTATTATCTGGAAGACTTTATTGGAAGATTGGAAAGTAACGGCCAGGCTGCTAGAGGTTGGGGCTTCAACCCACTTGGCTTATCACTCCCTCTACAACCTAGCTCAAACAAATTACCATCTATAGGTAATTATTTAATAAAGAAGTTATTAAACTGAATGTAGTCATTCCATTTCTTTACCTCATATAAAATAGGTATTACGTCAGACCACTCTTTATTTACTTTTAATTGTCCGGCTCTTCTACCCCTTGTATAATATACATCTTTGTTGTAGAACCAGTCTTCTGGATCACCTGTAGCTAAATAGACTGCTCCATTTTTAGCATAACTGAATGTAGCATCTAATGCTCCACCAAATTCACCTAATGTTCTAGTTGCAGCAAATGGACTTTCAAAAAATTGTAGGACTTGTTGATATCCACCAAGGGATGGTGTAAATAGAATCATTTCATCTCTAGCTCTATCTGCTTGATAGCGTGCAATGTTCTTAAGTCTTTTAATTGTATCACCGTCATCATCATCTGCCCACATACCTCTTAACAAACCAATGGTCATATAAATCATCATGATAGTTGCAAGTTCACCATTAACTCTATGAATATTATATACTTTATTCATAATACGGTCATCAGCTTGTGAACCATCATCTTGGAATCCAAGAGACTCCATGAAACCTTTAATAGAATTTTCTTTACCGGTTAAAACATTAGATGCGTTCTTCAATACATATCTTATAAACTGAGCATATGATATGTATCTACCTTCCAACCAACCAAGGTTTTCATCAAAGTATTCTGCTTGCCATCTTGCTCTAATTGCAGGTGCCACCCATTTATGGAACTGTGCTAATAATTTACCAAGAGTATAGGTTTGTAAAACCATTCTATCTTCTCTTGCATAGTTACCATGAATCTGTTTATTAACCTCACGGATTTTCATACGCAAGTTATATCTAAAGGTATCATTGTATTCACCTTCTACAGTGTATAGCATGTTGCCCTTCTCATCTCTTTTTATATTGCTTCCTTTAAGTGCTTGTCTAAACGTAGGAATATTTTTCTTAGGTTTTACTATTGTTGTAAAACCTTCTTTCATATCTAATTCTTGATCTCCATTAAACTCAAAAGCATCATATAGACTTAGTATTTCTCCTGTAGTTGGATTTAAAATATATGTATCCATCAGAATAGCCATACCTACTTTAGTCTGTACATTATATTCTGCAGCATCCTGGAAAGAATAACCAAATTCTTTAAATCTTTCCCAGTATGATTTTCCTGTTGTGTCCGTTATACCAGCTTGCTCTCGGATATCACCTTTGTTATCCATCATTCTAAATAGATCAACAAAAGCTTCATATTTACTTTGTGGCTTATAAGGATCAAATGCAGCACCTGTTCTTACTTTCATAGCACTGTAAGATGCTCTTTGAATTATATCAGATATAGCTCTACCATTAAATTCTTTTGTTGCTCTTATATAAGCATTTCTGGAGAAGAACCTTTGTCCCATAACCTCAATACCGTTGTTAAGTCTACCTAATACATAGTTATTAAAGTTACCAAAGACGTTAAATGCTACATATGATAATGAAGTATAAGATAGTAGTTTATCAACCGCCTTCTCTAACATACCTTTTGTTACATCTTCTTCATCATAGAATACCATCTCCATGAATTTCTCTGCAGCATTTTGAACATTAGCTCTTTTCTTCATGTATACATCTTGATCTTTCTTGCCACTTACACTTCTTGCAATTCTTTTAATCTTAGAAGAGTTTTCTTTGTATTGTCTCTTTTCAATAACTGTTTGGAAAGCAATCATTGTATCTTCTACAGCAGTCATGATTTCATAATTTTCTGCCATAGCACTAAACTTAAGTAGACTTGATACCATATCAAAACTTAACTCTTGTGCTGTAGGTTTAGATCTTATAGCAGCAATCTTAGATTCAAGCTCTGCAACTTTACTATTGTATGTTTCAGAGTTAGCTCTAGGAGCTTTTGCATATGCTTCTTTTATTTCTTCAAGCTCTTTTTCTAATTTTTCAATTGCTTCTTCACTTCTAAGATTACCAGTATACATGATTGGAATACTACTAACAATATTTCCATTTTCATCTACATTAACTCTTGTCAGTCTTGTAGTTTGTTTTGTAAAGTCTTTTACACCTCTTACAGTTCTAGCCCATAGTTGTTGTGCACCCTGTCCGTTTAACTTAATTTCTGAAGCAAGATTACCTGCAATTCTTGGAGTTAACCCAAGCATACTATCTGCTACATTCTGTGGTAACTTATCAAGAGATTCTTTAAAGTGTCTCATGTAAGCTAAATAGAATGTTCTTCTTGCAACAGCTAATTCATCTGTTGCAGAAGCATCCATTATTGCTTTATATTTTTCACTTCTTTGATCTTTACCAGATGCAGTTATATCTCTAACTACTCTATATTTTTTTAGTGGGAAGTGTGCAATCTTCTTGATGGTTCTTCCAGTAAATACACCATCTTTGAATATAGGACTATTAATTTCAACCGCATTAAAGTGTTTTGCATAGAAAGCTTCTTTCTCTGTTTGACTTAAACCAGCCTTATCAACCCACATTCCGTCTTCTCCAGCTGCAATAAAATCTTGATATCTATTTCTGATATCATACCACTCTTCTGTGTACTCATGAAACTCTCCACCTGTTGGTTGTTTATCGGCACCTATTGTTTCCGCTCTTAAAAAATCAGAGTATGCTTTTTTCTTAGCATATAAATCTTTATTGAATTTGATATCTTCTGGTTTAGCTTTACTAATATCATCTATAGGTCTATACTGCAACCAGTCTCCTTGCTCATCTGTAAGTTGAGATCTAAGCTCATATAATTTATCAGTGTATTCTTTACCAACACGCTGAACCAATCTACCTGTATGATTACCATCTTCATCAAGTTCAATCATATAAGAGAATCTGTCTTTCATTGTTTTCCCTGGTGTGAGTCTAGAAAGTCTAGATCCAAGCATAGCAATATCATCTTCTCTTGCTTTAATTCTATCTAATACTCTTTGTCTTTCCTGATGCCATAGCTTTTTCATAATAGCTAATAGTGTATCAGGAGATGTATTAGTATCTCTAGTCAAGTAATCTTTACCAGAAATATCCACAGCTTCTTTAAATAGTTGTTCAAATGGGTCAACCTCTTCTCCTGTTATAGGGTCAGTGTATGGAGTAAAATCTCTAGTGGATGTTTCTTTAACTATTGCTTTAACGTGATTAAAGATTGCTTCATCTACAACACTTAGTTTATCTTTTGTACTTGAACTAAGTCTATTAAGAGTATTCTGTATTTGTAATATTAGATTCTTTTGAGAATTGTTTAATGATACAACATCATCTAATTTATATAGACCTTCAAATGTTCTGGCAAAGTTTTCATAGTTTCTTGCTCTTGTGATATAATCCGAGTTCTTAGCATTCTCTTTATCTAAGAGATACTTTTCATACTGAAGTAATTCATTCTTTGCATCTGTAAGCAGTTCCGTAAAAATTCTTCTTGTTTCTGCTGTGTCAGAAGATAAAGCAATTGTTGCTAGTGCAATGCTTGTACTAATTCTTTCAATAGCATCATCTTTAGATCTATCCATAAACACAGTACTCTTTACAGTCTGTATTACATCTCTTCTGGTAACAAGATCTTCTCTATACTTTTTAATTGCATTATAGTATACATCCATTTCAACACCACCAAATTCCGTAGCATCTTGACCTTCAGCTTGTCTTTGTGCTTCTTGTGCATCTCTATAGTCTTGATCTTCTAATACAGCACCAGCATCACTATTTCTAATAGCTTTTTTAATTTGATCTTCAGAAACTTTATTTACGTCTCTTGGTACTAGTGCATCAACGTATGGTTTATTTTGACCTACTGGATGAAACACAGCATCCTCAAGTTCAAAGTTTCCATTGAACTTTTGATCTTTTCTTTTTCCTTCTATATCAACCCAAATATGATATGTACTAACTGCTTGATCTGAATTATCAAACTGATAACCCATGTTCTCAAGCATTCTTCTATATAGATTTACTTGAAGATTATGTTTTTGCTTAGTAGATAGTGTCTTAACACCAAATGCTTTTAGCAGAGAATCATCTTTAATATCCCACTGAGCATTGTACTTACCATCTTCACTTGTAGAATATCTATTCTTGCTTGTTTTAAGATCAATAATCTTTAGTTTTCCTTGAGGAGATATAAGAAGTAAATCAATAGTTCCTGCAATGTTAGATCCATCTGGTGCAGTGTAATGCACTACAACTTGAGGGATAACTAAGTCACCTCTACTTCTAATTGCAGTTATATAACCATTTAAGTTATCATATGCTCTTCTTGCTTGAGCTTCATCAAGCTTTTCCATTTGATCTTTTAGTTCATCAAATGTCTTATATAAAGCTATGCCTTCTGCTATTTTATCAAAGTCATTACCCACGGCAAGGTTAAGTGCAACGTCTTCTTCATTTTTCATCTTACCATCAATAGCCGTTGTTGTAGATACATACTTCTTGGTTAAATCATTTAAGTTATAGTAAGTGTGATCCTTTTCATTAAGGATTACAATCTCATCACCCAATGATATATCTTCTCTACTAGCTGGAAAGCCTGAAACTTCTTGTTCTTTACTTCTAGCAACATGTAGTAGTTTATCAATCAGTTGTTTTTGTAAATCATTACCTCTTGACTTAATTGCATTCAAAGACTTTTCTCTATCTTCAGATAAAGCATACTTTACTTTTCTATCTATTCTTTCAAGAGTAAACGCTAAGTCACTGGTATTCAATAGCTTAGCTATATCAGATAATGAGGTACCTTCTTTAATATTTTGTACTTTAAGTTCTAAACCTCCTTCTGTAATATAACTATACAGATCTTTTATGATATTCATAAACCAGTCTAAGAAACTTTTAATCTTAGACTTGAAAGATCTTGTTGGTTCATTCTCATACTCTCTTGCAAAATGTCTAGTTAATGCTTGGGTAACAAGCTCTAAATCTCTTTGCTCCTCTGTAAACTTTCTATACTTAGTATTATATGCATCTTCTATTTCTTGAGCTAATACCGGGAAGTTCTTTTTTGCTTCTGCTAGTAAAGAATCAAATAATTCTCTATTGTCTAAATAAAGAGCATCAACAAAAGGGTGAAGTATTTCTTCTATTGCTGTATCATTAGTAACTCTACCTTTAATAAGGATAGCTTGACCATCAACAAAAAAACTTTTTACTGAATCAAAAGGAACCTTTGCCTTTTGCCAGCTTGGTAAACTATTATAAAAAGCTTGTGCTTCAGCAACAGTAACTATATTAATATTAATCTGTGGAAAGACTCTTTTTAAATGTCTTAATACATCAACTGTGTGTGATGATGCTGCTGCTCTAGATTTTGGTAGAATATCTTTTGGTGTAAAGACAGTATCATCAACAGTTATAATAAAAGACTTATTGGTTCTTTCTAGTTTAACAGCTTCTCTAGGAATATTATTATGATCTAAGTATTTATATATAGCCTTACGGTTTGCTTTTAAGCTTTCTTCTGAGCCTACATATTCATTTTCTCTAGTGTTATTTACAAAGTATCTCTGGTACTTATTGGACCAGCTTATAAGATTATTACGTGATAGATTAGATAAAACAGCTTCACCAAAGTCTTTTGTCTTTAGTGAAAAAGCAGTCTCTGCATCTTTAACATACTGCTTAGCTTCTTCTACCGTGGGGTATTCTTCAGACTTATTAAACGCCTGCCAGTTGCTAATAATGCTATCAACAATAATATCTTTCTTAAACTCCTGTTTAAGATTCTGATACTCATTTAAATTTTTATTATAACACTTGCTCATTTTATATTATTTAAGATAACACTTCTTAATATGCTCAGTGAATTCTTCTTCATTTGTAAATTTACTACTTTCAAAAGACTTTCTAAAGCTTTCTAAGCTGTTAATACTAATGCCAGCATCTTGTAATGCTTCTACATCTACATCCTGTGTTTTAATAATTTCATAAAACTCCTGAAGAGGATCAACATCTAAATTTAATTCTAATTGTTCACCTTCTTCTATTTCTTGGATAGGATCTTCTACTTGTTTTTCTTGTTGTATAAATGCTTCTAACTTAGAAGTTGCATCTTCAATACCTGCTGGTGCTTTTGCATCTGCAATATTAACACCATCAATCTCAATACCTTTTTCTGTTGCTGTTCTATCACCTTGGTTAAATGCTTCAAGTTTTGCCAATGTATTCTGATCATAAGCAAAGTCTTCAAGAGCAGCAAAATCATCAACATCCATTGGATCAATACCACCAAATGGATCCTCAAACATTTCTCTATTTTCACCTACCTGTAGCTTATCTAAAGTTGGTCTTGAGAAGTTTTCATTATCAAACATAAACCCTATTGCAGATTGCTTGAAAGAACCTTTAGGTACAAATCTTTCATAAGTTACTTTATCTGCAATCACTCTTCCTGATGTACTATTAATATCAATACTTGTAGTTTCTTGCCGTTTACATCTCCAGCTTGAGTAAGTCTATAATATGTAGAACCACCAGTAACAAAATCTTTTATTTGCATAAATCTAGGGAATCCTAGTTTAGGTGCATCACTACGCTGCTGTCTTTGAATTACAATAGAAGCTCCTTTATCAATTTTTGTTATTGAGTGCTTGTTTTGTGCTAAAGATTTTTCACTAACCGCAGCTATATTTCTTGCGTGTGAAGTAGACTCACCATAATTAGATGCAAGTTCATTAGACAATTCAATGAATGACATACCAAACACATCTTCAAAGGATTTATCACCTTTAAATGCAGCAAATGCATTCTTTGATGCTTGTAAATATTTTTCTAAACCAAATGGTGTAATAGCATCTAACACAGAACCAAAGTCATATTGAAGACCATCCTTAATCATAATGTAATGTAAGATGTGCATTGCATCAGCTCTAGTTTCTCTTTCTCCATATAGAGATTGGAATCCATTTTGAATTCTCACTTTTTCATTGTCACTGAGCTTACCAAAACTATTAGTGACAATAGTATTCATACCTGTTTTGTTATCGGCAGAATCAAATGGTCTATTATATAAGAAGTAATCAAGGAAGTAATTATCTCTATCTTGATACTTAGCTCTTAGATCTGTAATAACTTTATTTATATTAAAGCTAGACTCACCCGGATATATAAATTCATTGCTTAAAGAAGCACCTATTACAGCTCCAGCTTCTGTCTCAAAGACTTGTTTCATGTAAGCTTTAAGAGTAATGTAAGCTAGAATATCTTTATATATTTTTGTTTTGAGTTTACTTCCTCTAGCATTTAACTGAGCGTATGTGTAGCTCATTACAGACTCATACATTTCTTTAAACTCTGGAGTTTGAGTTAAGAATATCTGAGGTAAAATAGACTCAGTAAATTCTTTATTAATTCTCAAATACTCACCTATAAAATGTGATGTAGGTTCATTCATTGGTGTGTTTATACCAAATGCCTTTCTAAGATCCATTGGCATAGGAGCACCTCTGTATCTCATTTCTTTAAATACATCACCTTTTACATATAAACCAAGAGCATCAATATTTTGCTGACGGTCTCTTAGTGCTGAGAAGTCTTTACCAAAACCATTGTTTAGTCTAAAGATAGAAATCATTTCATCAGCAAAAGAAACTACAGTATTTACTTTATTCATTAAGTAATATATACCTAACAACTCAGCTTCTGATGCTTCTCCAGCAACCATAGCTTTTTCAATACTCTTAGTTGTTACCGCCACTGGTTCAATTCCCTTATTAACTAGTTCAGCAATTGCAAGCTTTAATTCACCAGCGTAAGTGTCTTCACTAATTATTTTTCTTATGCTGTCCGTATTAATAAGCATTGTAGCTGTATGTAATGGCACACCGTATGCTACCATTGTTTCAACTGTTTTAATTGCTTTCTTAACATAACCAAGCTTACTTAACAATCTTTCTTTAGCATCATCTGTTGCTGCAGAAATCAAGTTAGATATAATGTATTGAGATCTTCTAAGTTCTTTTAGTCCTTCTTCATTATCTACAAGCTTGTTGTATGGCTTTCCATTAATGTTAAATGCACCAAATTCTTTTCTAAGAGATACACCTTGTTCTTTCAAGAAGTTAAAGATTACATTAGGTGGTACAACAGCACCAATCAAATTTGCATTTTCTTTTACATTCTTGTGTGTAAAGTATTGACCAATTAAGTTATCAATAGAAATACCTTCTTCTAGCGTTAGAGCTTTTAAGAATGGGAATTGTTCACTTAATGTATTCCATTCTTCTTTGAGTGCTTCAACATCCGCAGGTTGATATGAAATAGGAACTCCAGTCTCTGATTCAGTAAGTTTTGTATTCCCTTGCAATGCAAAGTTCATATCCAAAATTCTGTTAATCATAGGAGCTCTATAAGGTTCTAGACCAGAATCTTTAACATACTTATTATACTCTGCTAATGTTTTAGGAAGATTTAATACATACAGAGCATGTATTGCATCCTCTGAGTAACCTAGATTTTCTAACTCTATTTCTTCACTTTTTTCAAATGATTTATCTATAGATACTAGACCACCTTGATCATACTTTAAAGCTGCATCATATAAGTATGAGCCTTTCTTGGCAACTTTCTTATTAGTGTAGTTTACATAGTCCTCAAAACCTTCTTGACCAGTTCTTGAACCATACTCAATAAACTTACCTTCTTTAACATACCACTCTTTGATTGCAGTGTATACTTTATCAATATCAAAGTCAGCACCTGAAATCTCAATAAGTTCTTCTGGGAATACACCAGTAGAACCATTGTACACAGGATCAAAGTCTACAAGACGTACAGCCATTGCAGAATGCTTATCTTGTGAAGGAATACGTACAGCAAACATCTTAGCAATAACATCTGGAATAGGAACATTTTTGTTCTCAATTAAATCCATTACTTCTTTATAGTGCGCTGGTATAATAGCCTCAGCATATCTAACATTTGTTTTAACCCAAGTACTAGGGTCTTCAGTAACCTTATCATACTCTGGTAAGTTAATTCTTAACCTATCTATTACAGTAACAGATTGACCAGGGTTATTAGCTAAAGCATCTCTAAGCTCTTGCATACCCTCTTCTGTTCTTATATCAATGGTTACGGATTGACCAGACTTATCAAAGTTCTTTCTTCTTATAACTTCTTGCTTATCTATATTACCCTCAGCATCTAAAGAGTATACTTTTCTAATAACACCTTTACCAAAGTCAGACTTAAGTGCAAGTGACATACCTGGTGTTTTTTGTGCAAGAACTTTCTTACTAAAGTATGCTAAGAAGAATTGCTCAAACTTAGGAATTGTAAGCGTATTGTTTAATTCATATTTAGCCTGACCATTTTCATCAGCAAAGAACTCAATCATATTACTACCTGCAGCAGAAGCTTTAAGATTGGCTTGTGCAGTTCTAATAAACGTAGCTAAGTTTGGTTCAATGCTCCCTGATCTCTCTAGTTCATTTACAATGTTACCATCAATGTGTGGTAATAGATCAAATATCAAGTTTCTTTTTTGTGCATAGTCAAATCTTACACCAGCAGCTACAAGTCTATGATACTCTTCTCTCACATCATTCATGCTTAGGTCTTCCCCAGCTATTCTAACTTTAAAGTCTTCTCCTTGATATTGTTCAGATGTAATTAAAGACTTAATCTGAGTTGGTATAGTTATCTCAAGTTTGTTAGATGGATTGATCATTTGTCTACCAAAATCTCTTGCATTTAAAAGAGTAACTTCATCTTGAGTAATTACATTTCTAGAACCAGATAATGTTTCAACAGGTAATATATTTTGCTTCAACATTTTTACTGCACTTGTTGGAGCCACAATAGCAACCTTACCTTGATTTTCTGCTTCAAAAGCTTCCATGTTTTCACGCATGTAGTGAAGCTCTTCCATTCCGGGTCTTGGTCTAAGTACACCGTCAACTTCTATAGAAGTTTCTTCTTTAGTTAAAACAACAGTAGACATCTTTAAGAAAGTCTGACCATCTCCATATACATACTTCTTAGAATTCAGATAAGCATTTGCTGGTTGATATTTACCAAACCAATCTTCAGAAGTAATTTCTTCACCTCTCTCAATCTTATCTAACATTTCTGCAAACTCCTCATTTAATTGACCAAGACCATATGCAAAGTATCTTGCCCCTTTTGCAGTAACATATGTCTGAGCATCTGCTTTATCACCTTTTCTGTTACCAGGTACTGCACCATTTGTATAACGCTGTTCAAATGCAGGATCTGTTATAGTCATCAAAGCAATTGATTCATCTCCTAATGTATGCTCAATACCTACCTCTTCTTCTGGTATTACATCAAATGCTACACTATCATGTGCTGCATTCTGCATTTTAGCACGCTTAATTGGATCAACAACAGCATCTTTAAATAGTCTTGCCTCTTCACCAAGAATTAATTCATTGATAGCAAGAGTATTCATCCAGTTGTTTAAGAAAATTTGCTTTAGATTTTGCTCTACATTATTTCTAACTAAGTTTAATTCAGCCATTGCTTTCTCAGTAGAATCTGTTTGTGCAAAGTTTCCTTGAATTAAACTTGAAACATTAATACCACTGGCTTTAACTAAATTAACAAAGTCTTGTGCTGTAGCTTCAAGAACTTGTCCAACTTCTTTAGCAATATCATCTCTGCTTATATCTTTCCATTGAACACCTTTTTTAGCTTTTGCAATTAAATCAGCTTTAGTTTCTAGTGAGATTAAGTTATCTGCTTTAAAGAATTTAAAACCATTACCCTGATCTGTGTCATTGTAATTTTTAATTGCACCTAAACCAGCTTCAAAGTTATCTCTAATAATATTGTACTCTTTTTCTATGATGTCAGTAAATACATCTATAGTACTCTCTGTTATCTTACCATCTTGTATTGTAGTGTTAACCGGCAATGATATCATATCATTAGTATTTGCAGACTCTAGTATTCTAATAAGAACAGGAGCTGTAGCAGCAGATTGACCTTCTGCTTCAATAATATTATTTTTACCACTCTTAGTGTTATAATCAGCAACGTATAGGTTGATTAATACTCTAATGAAGTCAACAGATTTAAAGTCTCCATAAGTTTGACCCATGGACGGTGTGTAATCTTCTAAAGTATTGTCCTCTTCATTAGTCTTTATTTTACCAGCATTTAAACCAGCAACTCTGATAATACCAAGTTGGTTATCTTTAGACATCTGTCTAAAAATTGGATTATTAAGTAATGAGTTTAGCTCAAATTGCTCAGATAAATCTGATATAGTATCAGCCTCATTTAACTCATTTATTCTTTTAAGATGATATGTTTGATTTTGATGTGCATATACTAAGTTACCATTAGGATCTTCAAACACAGTATTACCAACACTCTCATCAAACAAAGCATTACCAAGAGCAATAGACTTTAATCTACTACTCATACCAGCACCTTGATCATCAATAAATAAATTCTGAGGTTTTGGAATATTAGTCTTCTTCTTACCATTAACAATAATCTCCTCAGCACTTAGCATATTAACTAAGATGTTTGAGTCTTCAGATGTCATCAATCTTTTATCTGATCCAAGTTGAACTAATTGTTCTTGATATTTAGTTCTAACACCACTCAAAGATGAAGCAATGCTTATCTCTAAATACAAAGGACTTAACTTAATACCAAGTTTATCAAAGATCTCCTTAGATAATCTATTGGATTCACTTGACAAAAGTTTATTAGTTATAGTCTTCTTGTTTAAAAGCTTATCTAAAGCATTAACTACAGAGATTGCTTCATTAAGTTTTTGTCTATTTGTTCTAAACAACTCAAACTTATCATTAAAACCTTTCTTCCAGTAATCAATTTGACTATTAGCTGCATCTCTATTTGATGCTGAGAAGATTGCAACATTACTTGCATTATCTTCTTGCTCAAAATGGAAAATATAATCTACTCTTGAGTTTGTAAATGTTGTTACAAATTCATTAAAGAGTTTAGATTTTTTAATTTTCTTTGGTAGTTCATTACTCTCCATTAATGTTTCAGCATCAATGCCGGTTCTTCTAAAGAACTCATCTACAACTGCACCTGAATGCTCATTTCTACGTGAGAAAATATACATTGCTTTTAGTATGTCAGCTGTATTTGTCTTATTCATTGCAGCTAACATCAAACCATTGTAGACATCAATGTGATCAACGGGAACCTTAATCTTTTGACCGTCTAATAACTCTACGTTACCAAACATATCTTTGGAGTCTATTGCAACACTAGCAATAAACATTCTAATATTTTTACTTGCTGATGCATACCCACCAAATTGGTTAGCATCTTTATTGTAGTCACCAACACGTCTTGGACCAAACTCATCTTCAAGTTGGTCTACTTCATCTTCCTGCTCCTCTATCTTAATGTTTACAATATCTAGGTGTTGTTCTACAGCATCTGCAACCGCTTCACCCTCATTCATTATAAGAGCATCATATATGTTTTCTAGTTTATCAAAATCTTTTTCTGATAAACTATTATATTTCTCTTGTTCTGGATTATATAATTCTCCGTACTTATCTATGATTGTTCCAAGAAGATCTTTATCATTAAGTTCTCCATATTTAGTATCTTGTCTTCTTTCTACATAAGTATTACCAATCATTCTAATAAGAAGATTAGCCGTAGAAGGATCTAAGTATTTTGCTGAAGTCATCTTATCACCAGAAATAACTTCATAAGGAATAATCTTAAAGGTATCTACAATAACATCATTCTGTAATCCTCTTGTATAGATGTTATCTTGTATAGCTGCATTCTTAAACTTACGTGAATCAATTGCTTCAAAAAGATTTGTAAGTTCATTACCTCTATAACCTTTTAATACAGATCTAATCCACTGAAGAAGTCTGTTAAAGAATGACTTGATTGCAGAATTAGTTTTAGTATCTCTAGGATTAGTTTTGAACTTCTCAAACTCATCCGCCATGTATTCTTCTAAGTACTCATTCTCTAGATCTTTAGAAGACATAGCTCTATACTTAGGATGCAAGTTTTTGAATCTACTTAACTCATTTAAGTAAGCCTCTCTTGTTTTAAATTTCTTTCTTACTTCATCTTTTGCAAGTCTTCTTAATTTAGCTTGCTCCTCATCTGTAAGTAGTAATCTATAAACAGCGTGAAATGCTTCATGGTATCTGTATGAATTACCCACACCTGTGTATATAGTACCTTCTATATCAAGATTACCAGCAAGACGTTTTAAATACATTGTAAACTGACCCACTTGGATACCACGTTCAGTAAGTCTTGTATGTAATTCATCAAGATCTCTTACCTGAATAAACTCTGGTAAGTTTTCTTTTGCCCATACAAGGAAGCTTTCTAATGTATACTCTTCTCCAAAAGACTCTGTAGGATCTAATACTTTAAATGCATTAAGATCATTACGTTTCTTTTCTAATGCTCTAAGTTTATTTAGAGCTGCTTGATATGACTCAGACTCTCTCTTAAGAACTCTTCTGTTCTTCTTAGTCTTAGCCCACTCAGCTTCAATAAGAGCCTTTTCTTTTTCTAACTCTTGCTCAGCTTCTTCAATTTGTTTATCTAATGTAGACTCTTCTGTTGGAGTAGAGCTCTGCATACTGGCCATTGCTATAAGAGCTTCTATATCTTCTCTGCTCTTAAGAACCTCTGCTTCTCTATCAGTAAGGCTATCTCTACCTTCACTTACAACCTTGGCTGCAATACCTCTTGTTATATCAGATGATATATCTTGGAAGTCATTCTTTTTGAATTCTTCATACAATGCATCATCCATTGTTTGAAGATCTGTATTTTCTTTTAGATCTTCAACTCTTTTTCTTTCTTCTAATATTTTATTAATCTCAGCTGTTTTAGCATTAAAGATTGCAATATCTTTTTCATCACTTAATTGATCACCCTTTTGAATTAAATCAGCAATTCTTTCTAAAGTTTCTTGTGATACGTTTCCTGTATTAACAAATTCAGCATACTCATCAGAAGTAGTATCTTCTACAGAATTGTTTACTATCTTTTCTGCACTGCTTAAATCAGCACTTGTTGTCATGTAAACCTTTTGTCCAAATCTTACACGTCTATCAAGATCTGTTTTTGTTTTACCTACAATCTCATCAATAGCAGCATCAATTGGGAATACTTGCAGCAATGACTCTTCCGTAAAGTTGAGCTTATAAGGACTGCTTTCATTAAATTGTTTTACTGCAGGATTATTACTTAATTTAGTAAATAAAGAAGCTAAGGTAGCTGGATCTTTAGCATACTCATCTAACTGCTGAGGTGTAATCTTAACCTGTGATATAAATGCAGTAGGTGCACTCTTTCCAACTTTAATGCGTAATACAATGTTTCCTTTTAGATCAACTTTTAAATCTAAGAAAGCAGGAGAAAGATTAGGATTGATTGGAATATAAAACTTAGCATTAAAGCTATCATTCCAAGCATATAAATCTTTTTTCTCTACTTTACCATCTTTAACTTCTTGAGCTTTTTCTATAAGTTCTTTGTAAAGAGTAACTCTTTCTTCTTGTGAATATGGTGCTTGTTTTAATTGAGCTAAGGTAATAGCACCATTTGGTGATTTAATAATAGCAACATATCTACCTAGAGTCCTTGCTTCATTAAACATATTAGACTGACCACCAGATACACTTTGTGCTTTTAACTGAGCTTCTACACCATTAATAAACTCAGCATCATCTTCTAGATTTGTAACATATGAAAGACCCAAACCTCCACCTTTTTGTTTGGTGTTAATCATAATGATCATATTACCATCAAACGTGTTATGATCAAGTTCTTCTAAAGAAACAGGTTCTTTACCTTGCTCAAACTTACCATTAGTAAGAACAATGTCAAAGTCAGTAGCTTCTCTAAACTCAGCCATCTTAAAGGCTTTGTTATTGCTGTCTTTCATTAACTCATCAACCTTACCAATAAAGTAAGCTTGTTGAGCTGCTGCATTTTTAAGATCAGCAGCACTAACGCCTTCAGGTGTTATATATCTCTCAATCTTGCTATCTTCAATAGCTGAGATATTTATTTCTTTACCTTTAACCCCAGTAAAAGAATACTGGTCATTGGCAATAAAACCAATACTACCTCCAAAATCTTCTGGATATGCATAGATACTATCTTCTAAAGCTTGTTGTACTTTGTTAGCAGCATCTTGCTCCAATACAATTTCAATATGATATTTATCTCCATTATCATTTACAAAAGCATTTTCAGGAGTTATACCAATCTGTAATTTAATAGGCTCTCTTCTGTCATTTCTAATAATAACAATAGTGGCTTTTGCTAAGTCTTCTTCAGATAATACACTTAAAGCTCTAGCCAATCTCTCATTTGGGTTAATACCTTTTTCAGTATCTCCTTCAAATCTTCTACCATATAAGGCAGACATATCTTTAGGATCTAGCTTACTCATATTCTCAGTAAACGTAACACCTTTAAAAGACTGCTCTACTTTACTATATAGATCAGAAAAACTAGTCTCTTCTGCAAAGAATGATGCAGCTTCTCTTTCTTGACCTTGAAGTTCTCTGTCTTCAAAACGTAATAGTTTAAGCTTAGCCCCTTTATCTGTAGACACAGATGTTCCAAGTACAATAAACTTATTACCCTGAGCATCTTCTACTTCATCTAAATATTTTAATTCTATACCATCAAATTCATAAGTAGAATCTTCTGGTCTGTTTTGTAAAAGCTTTTTGTAAGATTCAACAGCTTTATCTAATGATATCTCATTTGCTTTGCTAACACCTGCTCTATCCAGTTCTTGTTGTGATAGCTGCACACCATTATTATCTGTAAGGGTATACATAATCTGTTGATCTTCTTCAGATGTAGGATCACCAACTCTTCTTTCTAAGATATTAATACCCGGACCTTTTTGAATCCATCTTTTGTTAGGATCATCTTCTACTACAGAATCAAGACCAACACCAGTTGTGTCCATCTCAACATCACTAAATCTAATACCACCAAGCATCAATGCTCTTGATACAAGAGGATCTTCTTTTTGTGACATCAACCATGATTGGAATCCATCATCTTCTTTATATGCTTTCTCAATCTGTTCTTCAGTAAGATTAGATTTAGTTAAAGAAACATACCACATCTTCTTTAACTTCTCTAATGCTTTTACAGCACCTCTACCTTCTCTACTGTTAACCCATTCATCTAGTGGTAAGTATTCCTCACCTTTACTAAACTGATCTAACTTGTATTTGGCATAGAGGTTTAATAAGATTTCTTGGGCAAATGGAGACTGATCTTCTACCAAAAGGTTAGCATCTGGTGCTTCATCCATTTCAGCTTGTAAGTCATCAGGTATTTCTTGTGAATCTATTTCATCAAAAGCTTCTTCTGGCGTAGCTGTGTCTTTTTTAGCTTCTGCCTTTTCTTGTTTTGCTTTTGCTAAATCCTCTTTTGTTTGAGTGTAATTATTCAAGATAGCTTGAATCTTACTCCATAACTCAGGATCAGCTTGTGGAAATACTTTACCGTTTTCTGTATAAAAGTCTTTTAACTTTGATACATCTTTGGTTTTAAGGAATTCTAATACTTGTGCAGCATCTGGGTAAACACCAAGTTCTTTAAACTGTGATACAACCTGATTAGCTTCTGCATCTTCAACAGCTCCTTTTACATTCTTTTCAAACTGAGCTTTGTTGTTATCAAATACTACTTTAAGATGATCACCAATTCTATCAATAATATCTGTTACCTTATCTGGATTACTAAATAGAGAAACCGTTCTGCTATATAACTGAGCTCTCTTGTCTAAGTTATTATGATCAACAAGAGCATAAAGTACTTCATCAATTAAATCTTCTTTAACAAAACCACCTTTGTTCTCTGCTAACTTTTCTAAGTATTGAACTAAGGGTTTTCTTAAAGCTTCAAGTTTTTCTCTATCATATACACCAGACTCTTCATCATATATATTCTCAAGAGCAGCTCTATATCCGGCAAGAGCAATTAACTTATCCTCTTTTTCTTTTATAAGCTTCTCATCTTTTTCTTCAGCTTGATTTAATACTTGAACCTCTTGCAATAACAGTTTGTTTTCTGCATCAATAGAATCCGTTGATAAAAGAACAGTAAGATCATCAGTATCTAACTGATCACCCATTACACCAGAAGTCTTAAGATAATTATTAAGCTTATCTCTACGGTTTAATGCTTGTGCAAATGAATCACCTGCAAACAAGTATAACAATCTAGCATGTTCTACAGCTAAATGTTTTTGTCTTGTTTGATTATACTCTCTACTACCTTTCTTATATTGTTTAAAGTTGTAAGGATTTACAATCTTATCATATGATGCTTGATATTCTTTAGTAAACTTCTTAAGGTCATCAATAGATCTTTGAATATATTCTTGACCTTTGCCTGGTTCAATGATATCCTCAAACTGAGGAAACATTTCTTTGAGCTCCTCTTTGCTTAGTTTACTTATATCTTCAAGCTGTTCTAAATATAAACTTTCAGTACCAGAAGACATCATAAAGTATCTATTCATAAATGCAGAAGCATCTTTTGCATCATAAAATCCCATAGGATCTGCTTCAAATAGATTTCTTTCTGCATCTTCTTGAGTATCTTTCTGAAAGAATAAGTGTAGTCTTTTGTCATTAAAATAATCAAAAGGATTATCTTGAATATCATTACCAACTTCATTTACTCTTGCCTCAAACTTTTCCATGTTTTCCTGATACTTCTTATAAGCTTCAGGATTTCTTTTTCTCTGATATACTTCAGGAATAGTTTCAAACAAAACTTTTTGTGGTCCTTGTACTAAACCACCCATTAAGAAACCAGACATAAATACTTCTGCTCCTTGTGCAGACATCTGACTCTTTAGTCCACTTCTAATGGACTCATACATAAGATCTGTTTGATTAGCTTGAGGATTATCTAATAACTTAGTATAGTAATTTACCACACCTACAGCAACACCTTCTTGGTAAACTTCTTGCACACCTTCACCTAAAGAAGCAGCAGAATATCTCAATAAGTTATGAGCTGTTCCTTTACCAATACCTATAGCTCTAAGTTTTTTGAATCCGAAAAGTTTACCTAATACTGATTTAGCACCAACATTCTTAAATAAATTTCTAGCTGCTTTACCTGTTGCTGCATCTCTAACTGGTTTACTTTTTATAAAGTTCTTTGCAAATCCGGGTAAACTCTTATTAAAGATTCTTCTTAATGTGGGAGAAAAACCAGATAGTGCTGTACCAAGAACAAGTTTATTTGTTGCATAAATAAATGGTGCATTTAATAAAATTGTAGTTGCAGCAGCATCTAACGCAGCTTTATTAATTTCTTCTAGCTCTTCAATTGTAGCTAACTGACCATTATTTTTAGCAAGATGTTCAGCGTATACGTCAGAATAAACTAAACCACCTTCCATTTTAGCTTCACTCATGGCTAAGTTAATAGCTCTAAGATCTCTATAGAAAGCACCATATGTAGCACCTTTAGCTAATACTTCTAAACCTTGAATTGTATTTTCACCTGTTTTAAAAGCTTTTAATGTTGCTCTTAACTCTGGTGTAAAAATATCTCCAGCAAATCTTACCGTACCTATACCGGCAGCTCTAGCCGCAGTCCAAAAATCTTTTGCTTTATCAGCAGTTCTTAGTCCATCAAGAATTGATGAAGTAGTTTTAAGTGCTCTTCTAACGTCAAACATATTACCCAGAGCTTTCATACCTCTACCAAAATTGTAAAGAGTTCGTCCTAGAAAACCAACACCAGTTCCTCCGCCAGTAGCTGCAGTAGCTGCTGCTAGTGCAAGTTCTTCAGCAGCAATACTACCAATAATACCAACCGTATAACCAGACTGAAGAAAAAGATTAGTTCCAAATCCTGATAAACCACCTCTTGTACTTGAACCTAATCTATTTGCCTCTGCAAACTCCATTGCAGATTGATAATCACCAGTTTTAAAATAACTATCATCACTAAACAAATCTGCAATAGCTCTATATCCAGACATAAAACCAGTACCTACACTATCTGCCCAAGGACCCCAAGCTCTTTGAAAATCTGACCATCCTGATGTATTAGCATTATAATATGCTTCATTATCTCTAGCAGGATTCCACCCTAATTTATTAAAGTCAGGATGTAATGCTATTCTATCATAGCCGGATGATCTAGAACCAGATATGATTGGATCTTGTATTTGAATATTTTCTGATTGTCCTGATAGAAAAGGATTAGGACTATTAAATACTTTTGAAAAACCCTCAAAAGAACTAAAATTTTTAGTTGAGTTTTGAGGCATATTGTTTGGAACATTTGCTAAATACAAAGACTTAGTAATATCATTGACAACAGGTGCAATGGCATTCAATTCTTTCATGTACTCATCCATACCTTGAACGCTTTCTACGTCAAAGTCTTTATCAAACATTTCTTCTACCGGTGTAAACTCAAAACCGTTTGGATTGTAAAATGGTTCAGTTTGTATGTTTGACTCTGGAGTGTTGGCTACTTTTTTGTCAATGCTCATTTTTTAATACCGTTTTTTTTCTTCCAAGCTTTCTGCTGCTCTATATTCTGTTTATATATTTCCTCCATAGTTCTTCTATAGTGTGCAGCATATCTATCAATATTTGCTTTAGTGACGGGCTGCCCTTCATCATTTACAATTATAGTAGGACTCTGTATACCAGCGGTTTCAAATAAACCTGTTTCAGGATTTACTTTCATCATTTCCATAGCTACGTAATATAAACCACCATCATTAAATATTTTAAAAGAACCTGCTTTATTTGATAAAAGATTATAATTATAAACCTTTTCATCACTCATATTTATTTGAAAATCTATAGCAGAGAAATTATAATTACCAGCTGCTCTTGGATTCATGTCTTGATCCATAGGTACAAGCATTGTTATTTCAGAATATTTAACAATATCACTTGTGCTAATTTCTTTAGTAATTTTATTTTGTTTATCAGGAGTATCTGCAAATTGTTGTATCTGATCTCTGGTTAATTTTAAGGTGTAAGAAGCATATGATTCACCATCAACAGTCTTAACGGGATTATATGTAATATCATAAAGTAAATTTTTTGAACTTGCTTTATCAGGTGTTAGCATTGCTCTTTTTGTATCTAACAAAGTTTTCTCAAAAATGTAAGCTGCAGTTGGATCATTTTCTGCTTCTACTTCTTCAGCAGTAGAAGCTCCTGTAGCTACAATAATTTTGTTAGCTGTTTCATTATGTTGTTTAACTAAGTTCATCAACATACTAACCGCATCAGGATTATTTAAATTTTCTACATTAAATGTTTCTTGATAACCTCTATAAGTATACAACTCAGATGCATTCATTTGATCTAAAGGAACACCTCTAAAATATGCATCAGCAGAAAAAGGTTGTGTTACTCTTGCTCCACCAAGAGATGTATTAACGGCTTCATTTAAAGAGCCACCTAATGCAGCATATTGATCATCATATAGTTTATCTGCCTCTCGTCTTGCAGCATCTTCATCAAAATATGTAACATATGTATAGTTATGTGTAAAGTCACCACCAGCACCCTTACGCATGCTTGTACTTGCATCATATCTTCTTTCTCTTACCATGTAAGCATCATCATCTATGCCTCTGATTGCTTTATTTCTAACTCTACTTACATAAATATCTTGAAACTCTGTTTTACTTAATAATCTAGGTTTAAATTCTGATCCACCAGCTCCAGAAACCGCATCAACTTGTCCTAAAAGAACAGCTTTAGGATCTGCTGTAATAATTGAAGGAACACCATTATTAAGTTGACTATTAATTTCTTTACCCTTATCTGTTGTCCTTATTCTTTTCATATTATCAAAAAGAACTTGACTATAAGTTTCTTCATAATCAAGAGACATGCTTTCACGCGCTCTAATATTTTCTTGAGCACCTGTAAGAGCTACATATGCTGGAAGCTCACTTGCTTTAGGATTAGTTTCTGGTAATGTTTCTAGTTTTAGTTTAGAATCTTTATATAATGTTGAAATAGCAGGACTATTAACAAGAGTACCACTTTCATCTTTTTCTAATAACTTTGATCTAATTTGATCATAACTCCCAGTATAGTCTGTACCATCTGCAAGCTTTATAGTCATTCTATTAAGATCAACATCTTGGATACTCTTACCTGTCTTAGATAATTTATCCATCTCTGTGATAAAAGCAACTTGCTCTTCCAGAGTTTTATTTGCAAAGTTTGCAGCATCTTCTGCATTTCTTGCTATTGGATCTTCTGCTTCCTCAAACTGAGTTGACTGAGCATCTAATGGAGCATTTCCTCCCCAAATCATATCAACTAAATTAGCAATAGCACCTTCTTTAGTTGATGGATCTATCTTAGCTTTATGCTCAATCTCTTTCATTTTATTAAGATGACGTTGATTGATTTCTGCCATATCATATATGTGCTCAATCTCCATCTTCTTATATGGGTTAGCTTCTAGAGTTCTTTCATAATCACGCATACTATATGCTTGAGCAGCACCAAGTATATCACTACTAATATTGTAACTCATAAGAAGATTATATGCCTTTGATAAAAGATCATCATCCAAAGATGTATTATCTAATCTTTGCATATCCTCTTCATTTCTTTGTAATGCGCCATTTAACTTATCATAGTGTTCTAGTGCATCCATCATTGCTTTAGCTTCATCACTGCCTGGTACTATACCTTCTTCTTTCTCATAAGCCTCCCAGTTTTCTTTTGTATCTAAAGCATCTTCAAACTGACGTTTAAGAATTTCATTTGCTGTAGCATTTCTTTGTGCTAAGTCTTGTAGTGTTTGACGTGCCCAAGCATTCTGACCTTCTGATATATTTGCATATTGTCCTGATTCTACACCAGCTTCAGCAAAACTTCTTGATTGTACGTAACCACTAGCTCTATATGCATCAATCACTCTTGGATCTTCCAAAAGGGTTTTCTGTAAATAGTTATATGCACCAGGCACTTGCTGCTGGCCATTCTTTTCAGTAATAATCCAAGCCCCATCATCAGAAGGAATATCAATCTTTACATCCTCAAAACCCGCTTCTTCAAGAAGCTTTGTTGACATGGCCATAAGATCTACATTCTCTACATAAGTGGGTAGTGCTTGTTTTAAAGCTCCATCTCTATCAGCAGTTTTAAAGTCTTCCATTTGATAATTTAAATACTGCATACCTGTACCCCAGTATTTCTTTCTTTGATCTAAATTATCTGAGTCTTTATAAACCTGTGCCAATTGTACATTCTTCTTAAACTGTTTTGTGTAAACAAGATCTTTTACAATAAGATCATCTTCATAGAATGGTTTAAATAGACCTTGTGCAGCATCAACATTTTGACGCAAGGAAAGGTCCATACCAGAAATTTGTTGAATTTTTGGAGCAAGTTGGTTTGCATACTGATCTCTCATCTCAGTGGTATCTTGTCTTGATAAGTCTGCATATACAACTCTACCATACAAATCACTTAATTGTTTATAATTTGTATCATAACGGTCTTGCCTAACATCTAATACATTGGATAAGAATTTATAATCCGGTGTAAAAGGTTGGGTTTCCCTTGCGTATATTTGACTTCCTGGTACGTAAGTTGCCATAATCTAATTTACTAAAATTTTTTAAGTTTTAAAAACTTTTTCTATACACTTATTTAGTTTAAGAACCAACCTTTCCCGTATAGAAGGGAACAATATACTTCTTGATCTCTTTACCTTTTTTACCATATCCCGTTGGCATACCAGATTCTCTAATCATCCTTAGTACATCTGAATAAGGATCAAGACCTTGTGTTGATACAGGCCCTGCCTTAGATCCATATTGCAAATCTAATATTTTATTTATATTAGAAGCATCAAGACCTCTACCTTGCATTTCAAGAGCTGCTTGTTCCATTTGCTCCATTTGACTTAATTGATTAGCTGCCTGTTTGTTTGCAACTAATGCTGGTAAATCACCACTTAAACCAATCATACCACCAGTAGTAGGATCAATGTTAAAATATGGATACAATGTATTTAAGTTGTAAGTATTAGCCATGTTAGTATATGCATTGGCTTGTAAATCAGCCATTTGCTCTCTATCTAAGTTCTTCTCATCCATATAGTTTTGAAGAGTTAGTTGAGTATCATCATATAACTTAACCTTTCTATCTCTTTGTTCTTTCTGAGCTCCTGATCTAAGCTGTGCATCCACCAGTTTACCTCTGTTCACTGTACCAATATTTCTACCATGTACTTGAGCAAAGGTATTTGCATTAGCTCTAAGGCTATCACCTTGTGCTTTAGCCATTCTAGCACTCAAAGACTGAGGACCAGTAAATGAACCTAAAGCTTGAGCTGCAATATTAAACTGCTCATTAACATCAGCAAGTTGTCTTGTAGGTTCTTCAAGCACATAACCTGATTGAGGAATCTCAACAGCAGGTTGATATGGTAAAAACATATCTCTGTCTCTCATTGCAAGAGCACCCATCTTTAACATATCTTGTATCCAAAATTTACCATCTTCAGGTGTATATGGAGGAGGTGTAGGTGGTGGTTTAGGACCTGGTGTTTCTTCTGGTGGTTCAGGTTTAATTGGTTCTTTAACCTGTAAGAATTGATTCAGTGTGTTATTACCGTAAAATCCTTCTGCTTTAGAAACAGTTCTGTTGTCAGCCCAGTTTGTTTTTTGATCAGGTCCGGTAGCTGTATATGATAAATAAGGTTCAGCATTATCCTTATCTGCTATAGTAACAGCTTGGAAGAATAACTGATTTAATTTTGTATCACTATCATCAATAGTGTAACCTTCATAAATGTCAGGATATAATTCTCTTGCTTTATCAAATAATGCTTGAGTATTTTTATTCTTTCTATCTCCACTACCTCTATCCAGTTCTTTTGCATATCTAAAATCATCTGGCATTAGATCTGCAATCATATAGTTGTTTTTCTGATATGCTAAGAATTTATTAAGCATATCATCTCTACTAGGAATACTAGTAACACCTTGAGCTTTGGCATTAGCTGCAAAAGCTTCATATGCTCTATCAATAGTTTTATTCCAGATATCATCACCAGAAGTAAACAATCTTTCTAGTTCCTGATATTGTTTATAATTATCACCTAAAGATCTACCACCTTCAATACCGGAAACATCAAGTGTTCTACCACCACGTCCTCTTGAAGGAGAAGTAGATGAAGGAGTTACATTTGAAGAAGTAAAAGATTTATTTGTATTATTTTCATATATATTTGGATCTTCTGCTGGTAATGGTTGTGCATTTAAACCACCTATTCTTGAATTTAATGGTGCAGAGTCAAATCTATTTATTACACCATCCCCATCTGAATCATCTTCAGGATTAAGCAAACCTAAACCAAACTGCGCCTTTGGTAATTCTTTACCATAAGCAGCCATAGGTTGTTGTGGCATTTGACCAGCTTGTTCCATCATCTGTCTTAAAGCCATTACCTGAGCTTGTTGATTGGGTGGTAATGTTTCAAACATTCTTTGAGCAGCTTGTTGTGCTGTAATGTTTTCTACCTTCTGTGTAAATTCAACAGGATTAATACCCATTGATACAAGGTATGGGTGTGAAGCTAAAGGCACACCGTCAGCAAAGTTTTTCTTTTGTTCTTGACCAAAAGCAAGTTTAGATAATCCCATAAGGTTTTTATCTAACATAAGTTCTGCACTCTTAACTTTAATAAGATCAGCATCTTGATTTTGCATAGCACCAATAAATTCATTTAGTTGATACTTCTTAGATACTTGTGCTGGAGTCATTTTCTTTCTTGATTCAATACCAAACTCTGCAAGTTCTTGTCTGTTAAACTTCATCTTGCCTGTATCAGAAAATACAAATGACTGTTCTGGTAAGTACATAGGTACACCACCTTGGCTATGTCTTGGACCAGTAATATTATATAGACCAAATTGGCCATCATTATTTAAATCAGTTAGGACGGTCTCTCCACCCTCTGCTTCTATATTAGCAACTTCTTTTGGTACAGATGACAATGAGTATCTTACGCTTTTATCACTGCTATTATTAAATTGATCATTGCCTAAATTATATGGAGATGTAATAAGGCCATAGTTAAACTGATCACCAGTCATCATACCACCCTGCTGCATCTTCTTTACAACTTTACCATCTCTGACTTCAAAGCCATCAGGTAATTTTTTTAATCTAATCTTTGCCATAATTATAACATTTCTATATCTGCTCCAGCAGCTATTAATGCAGCAAGAGTGTCATTATCTACTTCTAATTCACCACCATAACTCATTTCATCCTTATGTAAGTATCCCATCTTAGCCATTCTTTCATGGTCAGCTGGTACTCTAGCTTCATAACCTTTGCCAGTTTTAGGATCAAACATCATGTGTGGTTCAAACTCACCACCTTTTTTATACATTTCTCTACCATACATTGCTTGAGCATAGTAATCAACAAGATTATCTGGCTCAGCAAGTCCTGTATTTATATCAAATGTTCCTCTTTTGTTTGATGGATCTTCTACAGTTGTATATATTTTATCTGCTACTGTAGTATTTCTTAATTTATTTTTATAATCTCTAAACTCTTTTTCTTGAAAATATTCATTTGCAAGATTAGCACCCATTACTGCAAAGTTTGAAACATCAGCAAACGCTTGCACCGTAGGATCACTTTCTATAAAAGTTTTAATTTGCTTAGGTACATTCTTAAGTTCTCTTTTTCTTTTTACAGTTGGTTCAGTTAATGTAGAATCTAATCCGTCCAATGCATTCTCATCAAATGTAGATGTTGTTGATAGTAAATTTTCATTTTGCTGCTCAAAAGGTGTGGGTCCTAATCCAGGATTTTCTTTTTTAAGTTGAGCATCTCTCACTATTTGTGTATCTCTAGCATAGTCTGTAGTTGCTTGATCCATTATCATATTTTGAAAACCCATAGGATCCTTTAATTGATCTTCAAATAAAAAGTCAGATAAATCACTAAATGCTTGACCACCTAATTGTTTCTTTCCTAATGGAAAAGATGTTGTAGGTGTAAAAACAAATGGAGCAGATGTCATTTTTTGATTACCAAGCATAATGTCCCTGTAACCACTTCTAAGCTTTTCTATCTCTTCTTTAGTTCTGCCATCTTCTGTATAGCTAGTCATATCTAACCCAAGTCCTGTTCCTTTATCATAGTTTCTTCTTGCATTAATCATCATGTCAATTTCATCCTGAGATAAATCACCAACATTCTCTGTAAACTTTTGTAGACTAATAGCATCACCGAATTGTTTGTTACCAATCATTCTAGATTCTAAATTATTAGAAGCTAACATTCCTGTATATTTGTTCTTCTCCGCATCAAAGTCTATTTTAGAATACTTTTGTACATCTTCTGCATATTGATCTTTAGTTCTAACTCTACCTTCAGCAAAATCATTAAAGTTAACCACATAGTTAGAAGGATCTAAATCTCCATAATCAACATCAAATGTTTTATTAAGATTCTGCATTCCTTTATATCTAGCTCTTTTAGCACCCATATCTCTAAAGGTACCATCCATCAATCCATCACCATCTCTATCTTCTTTGCTGGTAAATTGTTGAAGTGCATCTGCAAATAAAAGACCAGCACCTAATATATTTCCTCTTTTAGGAATAGGTGGTAAGTATAAAGGAGTTGGTCTACCGGTAGCATATGATGTGGTTTCAAAACCATATTGAGCTTCTGGTACATCTTCTTCAACTTTATTAAGCTCTTCCATTAATTGCTGTTGAGCCATCTGTGGATCTTGAGCGGATTGTTGTTGTTGATTTACCATTGTCTCAACACTCTGCATTAAACTACCAAAAGAACTTGGATCATAACCTATTGTCTCAAAGGCTAATGCAAGTTGTTCTTGAGGAATCCCTTCTTGAAGAAAAGAATATAATACTTGTTCTGCAGGTTCTCCCTGTTCTACTCTTGCTCTTACAACTTTTGCAAGTTCATCAATAGCAGGGTTAAGAGAATCTTTAGGAACCATTCCCCCTTCCTGATATAAACCTTTTTTATTTAAATTCTTGGTAGCCATATTACATTAATAATATACAAATAATTAAGGAGAATCCCTAATTATCAGATTGTTTCATAACCTTAGTTAATATATAATTTGGTACAGTTGTACCTGATTGTTTTGCTTCTTTATAATAAACTCTATTAAGTTTATCATATATCTTTTCTGCTTTGCTTTGCATTTCAGTTCCATCATATACTCCATACACGTAGTCTTTGTATATTTTAAGCTGATCTGTTTCACCACCAAATTCTCTATAAATTTGATTATAATAATCATTAAACTTCTTACGGTGAGCTTCTGCACCTCCGTATTTATCTACACCACCTTTGTTGTAGTATTTTAAATAGTAGTTGTACAAAGCATCTGGATCATCTCCTGATGGTAAAGCTTCCGGTGCTCTACCATATATAAGTCTTGCCACTGCCATAGAAGCCATGGGGTCATCAGCTCTTAATAAAGAATCAACATCAGAGGTATTAATACCTAAACCTTCTAACCATTCTGCATTTTTTTTCTGTTGAGCTGTATAACCTTTAGCACCTTCTCTTAAGTTAAATAGATCATCATACGCTACATCATCAATAGACATTGGACTTCTAGTATAATCTCTACCATATGCTTTTGGATCAGCACCTAATGTATTTTCCATTACAGCACTCATCACAAGAAGTTTTCTAAGGTTATCATCATCTCCTTGTGCAGATGCTACTGTATTAGCTGCATTTAACAAAGACTGTCTTCTTGCTACTTGTTCTTCTGATAATCCTTTTAAAATATCTTTGTTATAGAATAACTTATCTTCTTTTGGTTCTTCTTTAACTTCAGGAGTTGGTGCTAATTCTGTTGTATATCTGTCACCATAGTACATAAATTGATCTTGATCTTCTTCTCTAGCTTTTGCAAATGCTTCACCAAATGTTCCAGCATCATCATATGTGTAGACACCCCAATTAAAAGGATTAGCATAATCAAGCCATGATGTCTTTTCACCACCCTTTTGATATAGTTTCTGTAAAGTAATATTAGGAACACTAACATTATAATATTTTTCCAAAGCTCTTGGATCTCTTATACTCTGGAGTCCAGGTATCTCAAATATATTGTATCCTTTATTTCCAAGATTTAAAACAGGTACTTGTCTAGAACCTAACCCTCTAAATTCAGATATACCTAAGTTATTAAATACGTCCATGTACTGAGCATTTAATGCATTAAAATCACTTTGTGAAAAAGTAAATGCATCTCGTCCAAGTCTATTTCTTCCTTTGGCAAACTCATTCAAATTAATATAATCAGCATCATAGTTGGTAAGATCTCTAAATCTTCTAGTATCACCCAATCTTCTAGTCATCAAATTAAAAGAATCTTGACTTAAAGTACCACCAGGTGCTTGTTTTAATATAGATCCTTTAGGAACTAAGTCTTCTGCCATTTTTAAAGCCCTGCCCGCTAACATAGGATTATCAATAAAACTTTCTGTAAATGAATAATAATCTTGACCAGTGGTAGCATCTAAAAACTTTTTTAAGGTCATATGATTATTTCTTGGTCCAGCAGCCTGTGCTATTAACACACCATCTTTTGTACCTTTTATTCCTGGAACTAATCCAGGCATGGCATGAGTCATTAAAAGATCACTATTACCTACAGGAACATTTTTTACATACTTAGGTAATGACTTTGCTCCCACCTTGACAACATTTCTACCTTGTGATACAGAAGAAGGTATTACAGGTATTGCACCCAATGCATCAAATGCTGCGGCTGTATAATTACCTTCTTTAAGATTTTTATCTGCTGATTCTGCATATGCTGCCCATGCAGCAGGATTAATCATATCAAAAGCCATATCATAAGTATTCCTATTTTCTGCATTAATTGGAATTCTATCAGGCAAATCTTTTCCCTGAACTATGTAACTAAGTGCAGTCATAGGACTTGCTAAATAGTCAGCTGCCTTTTCATACCATGCTGGTTCTTCATATTGTGATATAGTAGCTTGTGGTCTATATCCAGTTGCTTGTTGTGCAGCAATTTTAGAAGCTTCACCACCATCTTGTTTAACTTCTTGAAAACCTTTCCACCAATGTGGTGTTAATTCAGCACTACGGATCTTTCTTATTTCATCATATGCTTCTTTTGAAAGTGATCTGCTTTCTGCACTTATAACATCGTCTATAGGTAATATAAATTCTACATCACTTTTACCACTACCATAAGCCTTCCGTGCATCAGAACTTAAATTAGCAACCTTAAAGTCATCTAAATAACTAGTAGGTAATCTTTGAATTAGCAATTCAGGATTTATTAAATTAGGGTCATAGCCTCTCCAAGAAGTAAATGAAGGATTACTATAATTTGATATATCAGCAGGATCAGATGAAAATCCTCTACCCCATCCATATCTTCTAGAAGAATTCCTATCTAAATTTTGTCTCCAGTTTAACTTTTTTCCTTGATTTGCTAAGTCATCATAGTATTGACCCATAACTAGTTTTCCTGTTTGCCCAGGCATTTGAGTTCTAACTACTGTGGTAAACGGAGGCTGTTGATTAGCAAGAGGATTAAATTGATAAAGTCTCTTATGACTAAGAGGGGTTACATACTTATTTCCTACTTGAACAGATCTTTTAAATAATTTTGTTCCTTGCTTTGCAGCTGTAGGTACTATAGGTGTAAGGGTAATAGCATCAAGACCAGCTCCTACAATATCACCTTCACCTATCTTTTCACCCATATCAACAACTGTATTAGCATATGACGCAGGATTAATAACATCAACGGCATAATCAATAATGTTTCTATCTGGACTGTTTCCTAGTCTATCTGGCATAATATCCGTTTGACCCCTCACAACATAACCCAAACTAGTCATTGGATTACTAATTTTATCCCACAACCATTCTCCCGTGCTTGGTGGAACATACTCTGATATTGTAGGTTGTATATAACCTGGTCTTTGATCGTATGGTAAACTATTTATGTAATCCTGATATTCTTGATAAGACTTACCAGCAGCAATACCTTCTGGTGAAAATCTAAATGGTGTTTGTAAAGCAATCTGATCCTGTACAGATGTGGGTGGTTGAAAATTAAATTTACTAGGTTTTGGCTTATTAGCAACAACATCCACTTCATCTAAGAATATACGTCCTGCAGTTTTACCACTTGGGTCAGCTAAAACAACATCATCATTAAGTCTGTTGTAATATTCTGCATATCTAGGATCACTTGGAGAAAGACTCACTACTTCACCATTACCATTCTGTGCTTTAGGTAGTGAGCCACCTTTTTTAAAATTATTTACTTTATTACCCCACCATTGATTTGTTGGAATATTTGAAGCAACAGCATGCAAATCATGACTAGTAGTTATTTTAATTCCAGGATTTAATTCTTCTATAGCTTTGATTACTTTTCTAAATTCAGGAGTATATGGTTTATTATGATGTAATCTTGCGTATTCATTTAAAATATCATGATTAACACCCTCTGGTAAAATATAATCTGTACCATTTTTTGCCCATACATGAGATTCTGGTAATTTACTTATATCAATATTATTTTTCTTTAAAAAAGAATGTACTTCTTTATTAATAATATTTTCAGGTACAAATGCTAAATTATCTGGATGAATAACATCTTTTTCTGTTTTAAGTTTTGAGGTAGGAAATTTATAATTAGACTTACTACGAGGTATAAATACTTCATCAGCAGCTCCTCTTAATCCTAATAAACCTTTAATACCTTTACCAATACCTTTTAAAGCACTCAACCCACCAGACTTGTCAACACCCATAAAACTAAAGTTAGTGTTAATAGGATCTGTTTCACCAGGAAATGCTCTGCGTATTTGAGGACCTTCATATTTAGGAGCAGTAACTGTAGTTTCAGCCAGCATCCCGTCATAGTATATAGGATCTTCTGTAGGATACATATCTCTAACAGCTGGTGGTAACTGTTTACCCTGTTGAGCTTTAGGTAGTTTCCAAGAACCTTCTCCAAACTTAATTGCTGCTTCTTTATCTGTACCAAATTCTATAACCTCACCTCTTTTCTTGGCTTCTTCATATGCTTCTTGCCAAGGTTTATCAGACATATCAATCCAAGTACCATCTGGGTCTTGGAATAATGTTGGAAATGAAAACCAGTTCTTACCATCTAAAGTCTCAGTAGCCATAAGATGTGTTGACTCACTACCATCAGGATTTTTTCTAACACCTTTTCTAGGTGGCACCATTACACTACCACCATTCTGAAATTGCTCTGGTTGCTCTAACTCAGGTTGCATTCTATAGTTAGTAGTAAGCTCATCTCCTGGTTGTAAGTCTTTAGCTGCAAATACAAATCTATCATTACCACTCTTTTTACTAATCATAGTTGGAGAGTTCTCATCATGATTATGCATTCTACCAAGCTGAGATGCTGGTTGACCATTGCTATGTGCTAATCCTATAAGATCACCTTTCTTAAAAGGTTTTCCAGCAAACATACCTTGACCTTCTATGTTAGATGGTGCTTGATATATATCAAATACACCAGTTACATAAGTAAACATTTCATTAGGTCCACCAGGTAACCCTCTACTTTCTTTGTGTTCAAACTTCTTTTGCATTATCTATATGATAGGTTTAACTTGGTATTTGCAAGCTTCATTAGCATCTTTCTGTTACCAGATCTCATTCTTCTTAAAATAACTTTATTGTAGTAGTGTCTAAACTTCTTGTGCTGAATCTCTTCTTTATTATAGTTAAGATTAAGTATGTTTAGATTTCTAATATACCCATTTACTTCTGTATTAAAGATACTTTGTTGAGCAGCTGTAAACTCACCTCTGTCATTAGTAATATCATAGAACTGATTAAATCTAAACTTCTGTTCTTCTTTAGAATATAAGATTCTAATATCATTAAATCCTACTTGAGGGTATCGGATCATTGCATAAGGATCTTCTTTTGGATGTGGATCTAGTTTTAATAAACCAGATACTTGCTCTGAGTTATGAATAATAGCTTGATCAAAGTTGTAATCTAGATCATGAAATCTATCATCACCACAACCATTTAGTAAATCACCAGTGTATATATAAGACTCTAGTTGATATTCAATACTTCTAAGAGTCATTACATTTTGACCAGTGTTTTCTATAATCTCTACTTCCCATGGATAGTCTTCACCATAGTAGTTAGCATATAATTGACATGTTGCATTATGTCTCCATATACCTCCTCTATCAGTAGCATTGACATCTGGGTTTGTTTTAGTAGTAAAGAAATGATTAATACTAGGCATTACAAGTTCAGGATGCCAGTCATGGAATGAAATCCAAGAACCTGTTTTAGGATCATATGATACTGTCCATGATGCATCTTCAAAGAATACAGGATCACCTATATCAATTGGTATTTCTCCTCCACTTAATGGTTTAAAAATAAATTGATCATTTTCAAATACTACACATTCTTGTGGTACCTTTTCTCCAGACGTTCTTCCGTCAATACAACCAGCATACTGATTCTTTATCTTGAAGTCTTTCTTTGTAAAGTATACTATATCATAATTAGGATCATATATAGCCTGACATCCAATACCAATAACTGGGTTATCTGATAAAGGACTTTGCTCTAATGCTGGGAATTGTCTTATAAGAATAGATGGTAAATATTTATTAAACCATTGTTTCATTCCCTTATTAGCAATATTATCTAACTTACCTGTATAATGGAATATTTTACCTTGTGCTTGTGATATATAGAATACACCAACCGGAGTATTAATTACACCTCTCATACTTTCTGATGAACCGTATTCATTTGATAAATCAGAGTTTACAATATTCTGTAAAGGTTGATTAAATAATCCACCATCACCTATTGTAACCTTAGTTCCTAAGTCTGTTTGTAATTGATCAACACCTTGGAACATAACAGGAGACTGATAAGGAAAGAATATAATAGCACCACTTTTGCTAATAGGTTTAATTATATTAACCTTAGTCTTAAAGTCTTTATAATTATTTGGTAAGAATACTCTCCAAAAGTCTTTCTTAGATTCTTCTTGTGCTCTTAAAGAGTAGAGTAATCTTTTTGGATAGTATTGATAACAGTTCTCTGCAACATATGGATCATAATCTCTTGGTTGAATATTACCAAAAGAAGTAACTTGTGTCACAAATTTAGATACACTTAGTGACAAGTCATATTTATAGAAGTTACCATCCTTAATATGGTCTGCATGAAATAGTGTATTAAGACCTGTAAATACATTTGAATCATAGTGGCGTTTAGAAGAAGTATCTTCCCAGTCTCTATGTGCAAGGTTATATTCTGACTCAACATAAAAATCCTGTATACCATTTACATGAGTATACATATATGCAGTAGTCATTGCAAATACTTTATTAGGATCACTGCTCATATTAAATATTGCACCTAATCCACTTTTAATGCTAGAAGGTCCTCTATCTAAATAGAATAAATCATTAGGCATATAATTCTCAGTAGAAGCCAAACCAAAACTTATAATTTCATCAGCTAATTCTGCTGTATCAAATTTTGCAGTACTCATCCAGAATCTTGGGTAAGGTATATTTACATTTTGCAAATAATCATAAACAAATTCATCTGGTTGTCCATTTAAGAAATCAGCAAAAATTGGCATTATAGTTTTTTCTGTATATCTATTTATATATACATCACCTGCAAAAATAGGTTGAGAATCAAATTTTTGTTGAGCACTAACAGGATCAATTAATTCTACACAACCTCTCATTTGAACTTGTTTAATACCATCAAGCTGTCCATATTGATTTTCAAATTCAAACTTTAAAGCACCATATAGTGCAGATATACTTTTCTTTCTTTCTCTACCTGGAATCTCAAGATAAGTATCTCCCCAATCTGAATTTGAATCACCACCAATGGCGTATCTTGAATTATCTAAAGTTGTTGGTTCATCTAGTTCATCATCTGTTGCAACAGCAACTGTTAATGGTCTAAATAAATTATTTACTTTATAATCTCCAAATTCTTGAAAACTTGATCCTAAATAATTAGTGTTATTGTTTTTAGTTCTATATTTCTGACTAGAAAGTAATTTTTTAAAGTCATAATAAAAACCATGGGAATTATGTTTATAAGCAAAATCACTTGGATCTTTTATTAAATTGTAGAATAAATCAATTATCTCTTGAGCACCTATTGCTATATTAGTTCTTGCAACTAAGGGACCAAGAAAAAGATTAACAACATTTGGTAAAGCCCCACTTGGGTCATCTATAGAATATCGTGTAGTATATTTTCCTGAATTAACACCAGGAACAGTAGCAACTGCATTATTTATAAGATTTCTTGCCTGTAAGTTTAGTCTATTAGCTGATGCTCCACCACTATATAAAGCTCCTAAAGATGTAAGATCATCAAGTAATAAATTTACAACTACATTACTAATTCCATTTGCTGTTGCAGCTGCTCCAGCTGCTGCTGCACCTGCTACTGCTGTCTGAGCTATACCAGTAGCTGGAACAGAACCTCCACCACCGCTTCCTACACCTATTATAATACCCCAAGTATCATTTATTAAGCTAGTAAATCCATTACTTAAACCTTCTAGCTCATAAGTTTCTTTACCTTTTACTCTTTGAATTGCGTAACCTATACCTATAAGACCAGCAATCCATGCAGCACCATTTCTAAGAAGTTTATTCTTAGGATGATTTTCTGAAGGAATAAAATATCCATTGGCATCTCCACTTAATTCTCCATATATTCTAGTTTCATATGCATTAATAAATGGTCTTCTAAACATTAGTTCAGGAGAATGAAATGTAAAGTAATCTTTTTTATATCCTGTAAGTGGAGGATAGTTTGTTAGTGAGTCATCAAATGTATCAGCTCCATCTGTTCTTGCATCAGTAGGTTCTCCATTAGCATCTGGCTTTCCGGTGTGAAAAAAGATGTCTGATCTTAAATCATTATAAGGATAGTTAGGGTATAAACCTTTATCATTACCAAGACTTTGACCACCTGCAGGAATTGTATATTCACGCATATTTCTAAAGATACCTTTAGCAAGAATAGATCTATGACCCTCTCTTGATCCTCTTAGTATTTCATATCCTACAATATTTAATAATAGGTTACCATCATTATCTACAGGTGCTTGAATATCTTCAAACGTAACACCTAATAGTCTAATCTTATCACCATTTGGACTAGTTAATTGAGTTTCTAAAACCGTTTCTTCTGATGGCATTTTATGATGTCTAATTGGAAGACCACATAAATCACCCCAGATATCAGGTCTAATTGGTGAATACTTTTCTGTTGATTCCCAATAAGCCATATCACCTTTTGCAATTAAGACACCTCCATCAGCTAATGGTGTATTTAAGGTTTGCGTTTTTGTTGCTGTGTTATATACTTGCCAATTCTTTTCATCAGATGACAATGCATTTAAATTACCAGCAGCACTTCCTGTTTCATTAACAGGGGTTAGAAACTGTGTAAATCCATTTGCTCTTGGTGCTCTTCCTGGAATGTGATATGAACTAGAACGTTCTCCAGTATTATAAATCCAACGGATAAAGAAAGAATATTGCTCATCTCTCATAAATCCTGTTTTATTACCACCTTTATAGTAATAATCTTTATCATATTCTACTACTGTCCATTTAGCTTTAATCTTATTTGCCAAAGGTTGATAGTTAAAATCAAATTGTTCTGTTGGACCTTTTCTAATAAGATAGTCATTAACCACAAACATAGCATCTGACTTTTCATATGCGGGTGTCCTAAGTGGTATCTGTGATAAAGGAACAGTAACTAAAGATTGATCTATATAATCAATTTCAATAAAAGAAGTCTCTGTACTATATAGACCTATTCTTTTTGCTACAGTTTGTTCTTGATTATTAGATAATAATACAAGCTCAAAATAATCAAATTGCTTATCTAAGTTTGATACATTTATTGTAACACCACCGGATGTACCAGCATGATCAAACAAAGACTGAATGTTAGATACACCAATATAATCTGTAACCCTTTGCTCATTAACAGTGTAAGCAACAAAAGCCTGATAAGAACCATTTCTTAATTGACCACCACTCTCAGCTTTTGTCATGGATATGCATGGAGTATCTAATAAAGGAGCTAATCTAATTTTCTCACAATCCAGCTCATTAGTATCTTCATATATTACACAAGGATCATTACCTGATGTAATAATCTGTTTCCACGGGACATTATCTATATTAAGTGTACGTGATGGATTATGCCCGTCATCCCAATATACTTGCCATGAGCAATCAAAGTTTTCTTTGGCTGCACCTACTACTAAATTTTTTCTATTAAACTGTAGACACTGATCATTTACAATAGTGGTATACTCACATTTGCTATCATCAAATCTACCAATCTCAGAGTTTACATCATCTGTAGAATAAATAACCCACTGATCAGCATATAAATGAATAGCTCCTATGATAGTGTATGGAGCTGCACCACAACTTATATTAGCTGGTTCATTACCTATAACACCAAGATCACCATCTACAGAATTGTTAATAGCATTACGGGCGTGAGACCATGTTTCTTTTTGTTGAAAAGAAGCACTACTGTCTTTAACCATACCTTTTAAAAAAACTCTAGTATCTGTAGTTGATGTATTTTGAGTCTTTGGTGTAGTTGATCTTGCCTTGTTTGATGTTCTTCTTTTCTTTGCCATCTTATTATCTTAATGTAGATCCGCTTTTAAACATATTGTAATAGTTGTGGTATTGTGCTTTTCTATTCACTTCCCACATCTTTCTTAGTTCTTCAAAGTCTGGTGTATTAATAAATGACAATGCATTATTTCTTGCAGCTCTAAGTCTTTGTTCAATGAGACTTAATTGATTTGCAACATTCTCACCAGCAAATATCATGTTCTCTAAAATTCTTTGTTTTAGAGCATACTCATAATATTCATTACAATAAGGGTGGTCAAATACAAGAAGATTACCTTCACTATCTTCCATAGCTCCTTGGTAATTTATATATACTTTACCTGTCTTAAAATTGGTTTTTAAAAAACCATCTTTGATTTCTCCAATCATAGATGATCTAACATTAATATTTGGACAATCACAAGTTTGGTCATTTACGGTAGATATACGCAAAGGAGCAAAAGCAGTGTATGTTCTATATTCAGATGAACCTGTTTTCTGTACAAGTTTGTATTCTACGTTACCTCCACAGTTAGTAAGCACACAAACATCATTACATTTAGGATCTTCACAAGGTCCAGTAGTTCCAGGATCTGGTACATAATCTATAGCTACATCTTCTACATGTGTCCCAGAAGGCATCTTCTGTTCAATTGTATAATCACCACAAACAAATGCATAGTTTAAATATGCAAAGTCATGAGGTAATCTAGCCTTGTTATGTTCTACTTCTAAAACTATTTGTTTTGTTCTATGTATCCTAAGACCCAGGTCATAGTTTACCCGTGTTGCTACTTTAATAAGTTGTGCAGGATCTATCATACCATCTAGCGCATAGCTAGAAAAGTCAATGGATACATCCTCCATCAAACTATCAAAGGTTCTATATTTATGTGAAATTGCCATTATCTGTGGATATTAATTTTGTTATCAGAATCTTCAGGTGGAATTCTTATAGCATTAGACATAGTAACTAACACCTGTTGTTCTATTTCAGCAAACAAAGCTTCTGGTATGTTTATCTCATGTAAATATCTAGGTTGACATTTATCTTCTGAGTCACACAACCAGTCTGAGATATCATCATCAAATACACCTTCTAACTTAACAGCATCCCATTCAAGATCTGGAAAGTATAGGTATCCATTTAAAAACCAAAAATACTTCTTGTTATTATATTTAAAAGAAGTAGTCTTAGTTAGTGATGTGTAAGTACCCGGATGTGTTGCTTGTAATTCTTTAGAACCATCAATTGAACTAACGGTTCTAATAAGAGGACCCCAATAGCCTTGTAGCATATTAGGTAATTTGTATTTTGTTCTTTTAATTGTGCAGCCTGATTGAATCCCTGTACACTCAGCTTCAACCTTATCTACTTCAATTAACTCTATAAAAGGTAAGGTTTTCCATATAGCATTAAATTTCATTAACTTATTTGCACTGTCTTGTCTTCTAATTAATAGCTGTGCAAACTTTTGAATTAAGCTATAAATATATCTATCAGTTACAAAAGCATCTTGAACTTCTGCTTTTACTTGACCTCTGATTCTTGATATTACTGATCCTATAGTTGTCATGATGTTTATGTTTCAAATTCATCATAGTCCTTTAGTGTTTTGTTAGTGTCTTCTAAGTTAGGATCATATAGATGTGAAACTTTCATCTTGTTTTGCATCTTTATATATTTTGTCCAGTTCTGAGGATATTCTTTGGCAACGCTTCTTTTAAAATCTCTACAGGCAACAAATGACCAAAGTTCTCTATTCTTAAATCTATACTTTGTTGACCAGTTTGTATAAAAAATCTTACCTATATTGCCATCCGTATCCCAGTTCTTATTTCTTAGCACTTTACCATATTCATTAGACTTTGAATAATCTATGTTTACATTCTTTGCTGGAGGGCATGTTCCTATAAACAAATAACCTAATGAGTCTGGTAACTCTACACCGTCTCTATGTTTTATGACTCCTTCCCATAATGCTCTGTTATATAGTTTTATAATCTCTTTTAGTTTCTTATCATCTATATTAGAGTATAGTGGTCTCTTGTCTTTAAATTCCTTAAATGTTTCTTTATTCAGTAGGCCTAATGTTTTTCTCCTATATCTAGGAGCATTTAGATTAGGCTTTTTGAAATTACTAATCATAGTTTACATTATTAATTTACAAAAAAAACAGCACTTATAAAAGTTTAAAGTCTGTTCTTTAAAGTGCTTGATAGGTTAATTCACAAATATTACCCATTATTGGATGTTGTAATTCTAGTTTACCAGATCTTCTATTACAAACATATTTATTTGAATAGTGATAATAATCTGTCTTACCTAGACTTGGTAATGTCTTTTCTATAAAACCTGCTGTTTCATTAGATGTCATATACTCAACTCTTCTGTCAGTATGTATATGACCCTTAAACAAAGTTCTATTAATAGTAGAACCCCATTGCTTAGGATACTCACTGGCATATATTAAAGGATTGTTCTTACTACGTTTATCTCCATGCTCAAAAGCATTAAAGTTATTACCGTATACATGAACTTTTCTTTCTTCATAGTTTATATCCCATGTAATCTCATTAGATTTTATTGACTTAGATAAAGCATGAACCAGATGAAAAGATGATAATCTATCATGATTACCAGGTACGTATACAATAACTAAATCTTTACAGAATGCCTTGATATAGTTAACAGCCCAATGCATGGCATCAAAAGCTTGTACATAAGCTTCTGTAGCTGTCATACAATTGTCTAAACCAGTTCCGCTAGTAGTTGTACCTTCAAAGGTATCCATGTTAATTAAATCACCTCCTATAACAAAATACATCTTTTCTATATAGTGTGATGTTGCAGCTCTTTGCATCAGATTCTTTACAGTATCTTCAAAGTCTTTGTCAATGGTGTCATTACCTTCTTTACCAAAGTGTATATCTTGAAGTGACATAACACCACATACAATTTCCCTATCTCCTCTTTTAATTTTTGCTGTTGGAATCTTATAAGTTTTAGGTTCCCAATTTTCTAAAAGATCTTTAAATAATTGTTCTTCTGGATTCTTGATCTGAGAAACTAAAGCTGATACTCTCCAGTGATCTCCCATCTGTTTATTCCAGTATTGAGATAATCTCCATCTATCTGTATCAATTTTAAGTAATTGGATTATTTCTTCAGCTGATTTAGGTTCATGATCAAATGTTCCTGAAATCTTTCCTTCTCCCTTATCAAGGTCAATAGCTTCTGCTATTTCTGCATTCTTAGATGCATTGCTAAAAAATCTACGTTTTTTTCTATCAGTCTTTCTTTCTTGTAAGACTTCTTTTTTTAATTTTACATAATCTTCTTCACTAATCCCTATTCTGGCACTACTGATAGAAGGATGCTTTTTCCATTTTAAACTCTCTATAACTTTTTTCTTGAGTTTATCCATAATAAATAATTAAAGGTTTTCCAAATTTAATAAAAAAAATCTAATAAAAAAGAAGGTCCCCGTAGGGACCCTCTCCAACGTTAGTAGTAGAAAACCAACAAACCACTACTTCTTGTTGATATTATGTTAAAGTTGTAATCAATATTTCTACAGAATCACAATAGTTTCCTGAGAATAAAGAACTAACTTTTATTTTGTATTCTGTACCTGATGTTAAACCAGTTAACTCATATTGAGTGTCTGTTGCATTTACTGGATTTACATTAGCTTGAGTCCATCCTGTTGGTGCTACTACAGTATCATAGTATACATTAAAGCTTTCAGTAAATGATGATACACCACCCCAAACAATTGTTACCTTGTCAGTGTCTATTGCTTCTGCATAAATATTATATGGGCCATGATGTACGTTATCTGCTGTACAAGCTCCTACACCAAGTGCAGAAAACATAGCAAGTTTTTGTATGATTTGATCAAGTCTTTCACCTGATTCAATCTTTACTGTACCTTGTGGAGTTTCTATTTGAAATGTAGTACCACAGTAGCTTACACATTCAGCACACTCCGCATCATCACAACGTTCTACACCAGTAGTACATAAAGTATATCCACATGGAGTTGTTGTGCTTACATCTTTACAACCACAAGGAATCTTAGAGCAAGAACAATTGCAGTCTTGACATCCATTGCAGTTTTCACATTGATTATTACAACTCATTTTTTATTTTTTTTTTATTCTTTAACTAAAGTTAGTACCCCATATATTCCATCCAGTCGCTGCATTAGCACTTTCTACTCTTATATATACAACACTACTTGTTGTAACTCCTTTAGTAAATGATATAGACCCATTACCATTTACATGTAATCCACCATTACTTGAAGTACCATTATCATAATTAAATTGTGATTGATACCATATAGGCATCATACCAATTTGAGCACCCGGTGCACCATTTCTTGCAGCACCATTTGTAGGATCTGTACCCGCTTTAGTAGAAGTAGGATTACAAACTGATGAATCAGATATAGTTAAAGTAACTGTACCTTGACTTATATTCCAATCTGGACCTGGTTCACCTGGTCCAGTAGCATTACCTGTACCATCACCTACATAAGTATATTGAGGTAAATTTTGATATACACCATTAGCAGGCGTTGTTGCATTTACTCCATCACCTACATATAAAGAGTCAGCAACTACAGCCATATTAGCGTAAACATCACTTGAAGGACTTGCATATATTTGGAATCTATCTGGAATACTCTGAGCATTAAAATGTACTTCAAATGTTCCAGCACCTGTTCCAACTACAACAGGTATTAAATACTCACCTTCACTTCCAGTTGCTGTTAGTCCTTGACCAACCGGAATACCTAAATCAGCTAGTGAAGTAAATGTAAATGTTCCACAAGTTTGCGTAACCCCATTTACTTGAACGCTTAATACTACTGAATAATCTGTACTTTCATCTAAAGGTGTTAAATGTATTGATGCATTTGTACCCAATCCTGTAACCATAAATACATTATTACTTGAACCATCAGTTGTGTCAGTTAAGGTTGCTGTGTATACCGCAGAAGTACCTAATACATTAGTAAATGTTAAAAATGCTTCTTCATCCGTAACTCCTTCTACTTGTGTATCTGTTGGACACGGTACAGAAGATTCAACTACATCTGTAATTACTGCATCACATTGATCTACGCCATCTGTTATACAGAAACTAATAGACACATCTAAATCATCAGCAAGGTTTAAAGATGTTGTTGCTAAATTAAAGTTTAAAATATTATTAGTTCCAGCATAGTTTACAAAAGTAAACGTTTGATTAGCAACTACACCATTTTGATCTGTTACAACAATAGTAGTAGAACCACCACAATCATTAAATCCAGCAGGAACACTTGATCCTGAAAAATCAAAATCAATACCATTTGGAACATTTGATGCATTAGTAGTAAGTGTTGTTGTATATGCAAATACAACATCATCACAAGCTCCAGGACAACAATTTAATTGAATATCTTTAATTGCTTGATGCATATCACATATAACAATCCAAGCATTTCCTACAGCATGAGATAAAGTTGTTGGTGTACTTGTCCATCCTGCTACTCCACCATAAGTGCCTGCTGAGCTAAGCATGGGATCTGAGCTTGTGATACATCCAGCTTGATTAACCGCAGCACTAACAAGAGGTGGTGCACCTACAGCATCTTGTAAATCACAAAAAGCCTCTTCTAAGGCTAATAATAAAACAGATGCTGCAACAGTTTGATTTTCTAAAATACAAGTTGAAAAAACATCTGGATCTCCACCTCCAATATTACAGTTACCATTTCCATCTAATACGCAATCTTCTAAAATTGTAATTCTAGTTTCATGATCTGACAGTGTTACATTTATAATATCAATAGCTTGTAATATATCACAAATTTTATTTGCTAATAATAAAGCGTATTGGTCTAATGGTAACGCAGTAACTGGATCACCAGTTGTTGGATCATCATAATATAAACACTGTGGTAAAGCTAATGTAGGTAATTCATAGTCACCTTCACCTTCATCATCACATATATAGTTTACTATTAGTTGAAATATATCTTTAACTGTATCAGGTTGTGACTGTCCTTGTGGTAAAACACACAATAAATCTAAACCATCTAGATTAGGTTCAGGTATAACTAAGTCACATAATTGCTGAGCTAATGCTGCAACTACGTCACTAATAGTGTCTCCAGTACATAATTCAATACAGGGAATATCTGGACCTTGCCAGACAACACAGTTTGATGATATATTTGAGCACGGTACTGTGCTAGACTCAGTCTTTGGTAACATAAAATCCTATTTTACAACTAATAAAACCTACTAGTATACATTATAATATACGTAAATTTTTGTAATCAAACAAGAAGTTTAATTACTATTCAGCTGTAAAATAGGATTAAATGTAAAGCTTGTTTAAGCTTATTCTGCTACTGCTTCTAGCTTTGTTTCTGGGATATCTGAAATAACACCATCAGCTAGAGAAATATTTACTTCTCCATATTTGTCTTGGAGTTGTAAAGATACTTCTTGCATTTTAGCTTTCATTGCAGCATGATCTTTTAATAGTTCATGTTTTGCAATTTCAATATTAGCTAGATTATTAACAGCATTACTAATTGCTTGTTGTAAAGCTTGAAGTTGTTCTAACTCCTCAGCAGTGATCTTTTTTTCAGCTGCTGCTTTTTTTGTTGATTTTTTTGCCATGACATATAATTAATTAATTGATCAAATATATAATTTTTTTAAAAGAAGTCAAAAAAAATTGTAAAAATTTTATTTTCCTCCCCCTTCACCTTCTTCACATAAATATACTAGAATAACTTGACCTTCATCTCCTATTTCAACAGCTTGAGGAGTAAAACAATCACACAAATAGTATATACCAGGAAATAACGAAGTTACTCCATTAGAATCTACATACACTGCATCCCCCATTTGAATACAACAAGTACCTGTAACATAAACAGTCATACCTTCACCTTCACATTGCATAGGTCCAAATGAACAAGCTTCAAAATCAGATCCATATGGTCCAACTACATTACATTGTGTTAATGTAGGTCCTGACGTACATTGATGATCATAGTTATAAAACTCTGACATTGCATGTGGTGCTGCATTAGAAGCCGGTAATGAACCTGTATTGCAGGAATCTGTATTATTTGCAGCCGCAGATAAATTAGCTAAACTTCTATCTGAATCATTTGCAGGGGATACTTGATATAGTTCACCTACAATTTCAGAAATTGATATTTGACCTGATCCTTGTAATGGCATCTTACTTAGATTTTAATTGTTCTATCTGTGCTTTTAGAGAATCTATTTGTGTTTGTTGTTCTTTAACTGCTTCTATAAGAACCCCAACCATTTTTTCATAATCTACAGTCTTATATGTTTTACCAGCTTCTGCATCTTCCATAAGCGGCATTTCATGCTCATGAACAATTTCTGGTAATACTTCTTCAACTTCTTGAGCAATAAGACCTAAATCTTTTTTACCTTTTCTAGAACCTGCATTCCAAGTGTACTCAACACCTCTCAGTTTCTTAACTTTATCTATAGCATTTTCTATAGTAACAACATCATCTTTAAATGATTGATCTGATATTGTACTAGAATAAGCAATGACATCACTATCAACATGTAACACACCCGCATCTGTTAAAAACATATCTTGAGAACCTGCCGTATACCATCTAATACCGTGTGAAGCATCATAGTGTGTATAGTCATGAGTATTACCTGTATAAATATCTGTACTACTACTATTTCTTCTACGGTCATTTTCCAAACGGAAAGCTGTACCAGATAAAGTCATACCATAGTTACCATCAGCAGTATAAGTTGTATTTGTGTTTGTATCTACCCAAGGAACATTAACTACTAAATTACCACTTGCATCAAACTGTATAGCATATGTTCTACCTGAAGTTGTAGTTCTAGCATTAGCAATTGTTGTTTGTGTAGTACTATCAACCACATCAACACTAAATGTTGTGCCACTAAGTTCAAGACCAGACCCCGCTGAATAAGTGGTATCTGTTACCGTGTTAGTAATTGTTAAAGTTGTACCACTACCTGATGTTGTAATACCAGTACCACCAACTACATCAAATATTGCAGCACCGCTGTTAACTTGTGCATATCCACTATCACCAGAAAGTCTTACACTCGTAATATCACCTGTACTTGAACCAGCTCCAATATCATTAAAAAAATTAGATAAACCAATAGTATTAATAGGTTGTTTAAAAGAACCTCCTGAATCATTAAGTAATATTTCTGAAGAAGGAGCTGCTGTACCGGTTGGAACATTACTACCCATAATAGCAGTTGGATTATTTGAATAGTCTATTTCAAATACAGTAGGGCTATTTAATATAAGACCAGCACCAGCAGAATAGGTTGTGTTAGTATCTGTTGCAGCAATTTCAATTACACCTGTAGATGTGTCCTCTGTAACTTGAACGTTAGTTCCACCTGCAATTTTAACGGTGTTAGTACCACCTGTATTAGGATTAAGATTAATGTTTGCAGCGTTAGAAGTACCTGAACCAACTGTTAAAGTGTATGTTGTATTTGTATCTGTATCAGTAGGTGTTGCCCAGGTAAAAGTGCCATCACCATCAGACCTTAAGAACTGGCCACTTGTACCATTACCCGTTACAGCTAAAGCATCAGCATATATTTTATTAGTTAAATCTAAAGTTTGATTAGTTCCCCCAGTAACTGTAGCAGTTAATACGCTACTAGATGAAGTGTAACTTAAGCCACTTAAATAATAATTAGTATCTGTATTGGTGTCTGGTGGTGTAGCCCAAGTAAATGTTCCATCACCATCTGACCTTAGATACTGAGAAGTGGTACCATTTCCAGTTACTGCTAAAGCATCTGCATATATTTTGTCAGTTAGATCTACTGTAGGATTAGCTGCACCATTAACAGTTGCTGTTAATACACTAGTACCAGAATTATAACTAAGACCAGTTAAATAATAATTAGTATTTGTGTTTGTATCTGTAGAACTAATTTCTAAAGTATTACTAGCTACATCATAACTTACTGAAGTAGCACCTCCACCTATTACATTTACCGTATCTCCAGAGCTGATTGATTCACTGTTTACAGTGTCACTAATTGTCCAACTACCATAGTTGTCAAATCTACTATCTAAATCTCTAGTACCAATTGCAGTAACATGACCATATCCATCAACAGTAATGTCCTCTATAACAACACCATTATTATTACCACCATATAAACCAGATAAAGTAGATGTGTCATCATGAGTAATACTAATGGTAGCATTGCTAGAAGCATTTGCTGTAAATGTACCAGATCCACCAAGAGCACCTGTACCTTGTACAGTAAGAGTTGCATTATTAACAGTAGGTATTTGTGTACTATTAAACGCATTAGATCCTAATGTACGTTTTTCTACTTCTGTGCCATTTAATACAAGTGCAGTTGTTGATGATGTATTAGTGTCTGTAGTTGTTATAAACAACTTATTAGGAACTGTTACATGACGGTCATAATTAATTAAATTATGATAATCATTGTTGGCAATACCAGAAAAATTAGAGTATATAAATATATTTTGTAAAGGTATAGTTACATAACTAGAGTTACTAGGTGTCCAGCCATAAAAGTCTATAGTAATACGAGTTGATAAACTTTGACCACCTCTACCTGTATGTAAAGCTGAATCAGCTTTAAACATTGTACCCCAGTTGGTTACTCCATTACTACTTGCAAAATCAGCAGTAACAATTGTAGACCATGAGCTATCTGCTTGTTGTTCTTCTATAATCATTTCAAAACCAGGAAATGATGAACCAGTCCATGAGCTTTCTATACCTATAAGAGCCATTGTTGGCCAAGATGAAGAAGCAGTTACAGAAAATCTAAATTTATAATAAGTAGAATCAACATACCAATTAGTATCTTTTCTACCATCTAATAAATTTTTAAGATTATTTAATTGACTTGAACCATCAACCCAAGCACTTCCATTCCAATACTCAAGATCAGCTACTTCTCTAAATTTTATAATATCAGAATATTGTGTCTTTAAAAATGCATTTACATTTCTACGGCCATTATAGTCATCAAAGTAATAATGATCTTCTTCAACAGAATGATATAGACCATTAACTACACCATTAAATGTCCAAGTACCACTTGTAGTTATATTACCAGTGTTTATTTCACTCTCTGTATAATATCTTCCATCAAGATTTACAGATCCTAATGAAGTAACGTGACCATATGTGTCAAGCGTTACATCTTGAATAACGGTTCCATTAGAATTATTAACACTTGATTGAGAACTAGTATCAGTATGACTAAATGTAATACCGGTTAGATCAATACCAGACCCTGCTAAATATGTTGTGTCAGTATTAGTATCTGTAGAAGCAATTTCAATTACACCCGTAGATGTGTTCTCTGTAATTGTTACATTAGAACCACCTTCAAGTCTAATTGTATTAGTACCACCCGAACTAGGATTTAAGTTGATGTTTGAGCCGTTACCACCATTTGCACCAACAGTTAAAGTATAAGTTGTGTCAGTTACTGTCTCCGCAGCAGACGCAATACCTGTTACATGCCCATTAGCATCCAATGTAATATCTTGGATGTATGTTCTACCAGAATTATTTACTGATGTAGCTGCACTAATACTTGGGTGAGCAGTTAAAACATCCGTTCCATTTACTTGTAGTTTAGCATTAGTACCCGCAAGATTAAGAATGTTATCAGAGGCATCATCTATAACTGCTAACGTAAGATTTGTTGTTCCAGAAAAAACAATACCCTCTCCTGGATCATTAATTGTTAATTGATTAACACCAGTAATATTGTAGTTATTACCACTAATACCAGCAGTGTTTGTAAAACCAGTGATACCTCCAGAAAAAGTTATAAGACCTGTTGCAGTATCAGCAGCATTGCTTCTTAAATACTTTGGATCTGTTTGAGTTGTTATATCAAAAGAAGTAAGGTATCTTCCATCTAAATCTACTGTTTTATTTGTTGCTCCATTTACTGATGCAGTTAGCACACCGGTTCCTGTGTCAAATGATAAACCGTCTAAATAATAATTAGTATTAGCATCAGAAGTAGTAATATTAAAAGTAGTATTATCTGCACGGGTAAATGTAATAGTATCATTTGACACACTTGCATTCTTAATAGGATTTACAGATGCATCAAGCTTTGTACTAATACTTGTAGTTATAGTTGTAGCAAAATTTGGATCATCTCCCAATGCAGCTGCTAACTCATTAAGAGTATCTAATGTAGCAGGGGCAGAATCAACCAAATTTGCTATTTGTGTATTTACCCATGTCTGTGTAGCAACGCCTAAACCACCCAATGTAAGAGTGTTCTCAGCTGCCATTGCATCAGCAGAAATAGTTAATAATCTTTTAGATCCAGTTATTGTTGCCATAATTCTTAATTTTTACCTCTAATTCTTTTCCTTGAAACTTTATAAGGAATAGTTACATCTTTAACAGATTCATATAATGTGCCATATGTTACTGTGTCAAAAGTTTGGGACATTTTATAAGGAGCTTTTGTTTCAAGACCCATGGCTACAAACTTAACTCTTAATTGTCCACCGGTTGAACTAAATATATGATGATCAGTTTCATTTGTACTTGTATAGTTTTCCCAACTAGTCCCATTATTATTACTTACATAATAACTTAAAGAGCAACCCGAAGGAACATGATGTTCATCTATTTGAATATTTACAAAATCTACATTAGCACTATTATCTAAAGTAAATGTTCCATATTCTATAGACCAGTTACCCACTAAACCATTACCCACAGAATCCTCCCATACTCTAAAACCATGACCATCATATCCATATCCTAACTTAATCCAATATGGCGTACCGTTTGTACTATACATTTTAAATACATTAGTTCCGTAATCAGCTCTATAGCTCCTACCTCTACCTAATGTTGTAGTATCTTCAACTACAGTATCATGTCTTTCTAAACCAACAATTCTTTCATTTTCAAAATCAATCCAACCATCTAGCATATTTTTACCACGGTCTGAAGTTGTAGGACAAAAATAAGGATCTCCCGGATGCTTATCCATAGCGTCACCATTTAATCCCTGATACTTTGTACCTGCTCTAAATTGAACACCAAAAGCAGCACCTCTCTCTCCATTTTCTGTATAAAACTGTTTAAGAACTGTAGGCTTTGTTCCACTAAAACAAGGTGTAATATCTATGTAAGCAATTCTACTATTAGCACCTATGTAAATTAAGTTAGGCTCATTAACAGGATCCGGTACAAATAAACCTTGTTCATAACCATCATCTCCCATACCAGCATCACCCATGTCACACCATACTGTTTGAGGATTGGCTGTTGATGCATTTAAAACTAAAGTAAAGTTTGCATTATAAAAAGTACAGTAATATATTCTATCATTAATTTCATCATAAAATATCCAACCTCTGTATCCATTTCTATCAATATCTGCAGAACCTGGATATTTAATACTAATCATATCAAGTCTTTCTTCAACACCTGTGTGTAAATTTCTACGCATTACTTTTTGATAATGCCTTGCATCGTGCTCATGAGCATAAATCCATTCACCTGCAGCACATAAACCTCCTTGGTAGCTACTACCAACTCTTCTTACATACCCATTGCCTGTATCCTGAGAACCAATAAAGTATTGAGGATTGCTATGTGATGGTCTAGGGTCTTTTACAAATGTTGTACCCCCATTCATTAATCCACTATAATCAAAGGTGGTATAGCCATAAACATTGTATGTCATCGCTACACCCTTCTTATTTATCTTATCAATTGCAACTGATTGTATATGGTTGTATGTAGAGCCTGTATCCCTCCAAAGAAAGTTGCCGTCATAAAACAACCTTGTCATTGTACCGTCATCATTTAACCTACGTACTGCAAAACCATCACCCCAGCCTACAGTAAAAAGCAAATCTCCATCAACCTCATATCCATTCCATCCACCAATAACACGGTCACCACCATCATATTCACCACTACCACTATTTACAATAGTATTACTAATGCCCCTTTTCCATACAGGAACAATAGACTTTTGACCATCATAATTATTAGTTGCAGCACCTACAATACTAATTACATTACTCGTTGTTAAAACTTCTGTCTTAATCATTTGATAATAAGTTTATCTGGTTTTGACAATATTCAATTTCCATTTTTAACAGACGGTACATAGAATTTTCTATTTCATTCATTTGTTCTTCCAAATGCAAAGCTTCTTCAAACTCTGCTAACATTTCTTGCCAGTATTCTAATGTCTCTTCCATAATATTAATTTGCTACTACTTCCACCCAAAATTGATGAAACTTATCTAAATCTGATGCACCAATTTGGTACATGTATGAACTATTAGAACCACTATATATTAAAGATGCACCTGATCTTGATAAACTACTAGATGTAGTTTCAGCATCCATATAAATTTCTATATGATCTATAAATCTTGAATCTGGTAAATCATACTGAATATAATAAGCAGGATTTAAATTAATTACAGACATATTAACAACACTCAAACTAGGTGTATTAAATGTTGTAGAACCAGTGGCTGCAACAGAATAAATACCATTCTTAATTGCGTAAACTCTGTAAGCTTGAGTACCACTCACTGAAAATACTGCATCAATGGCAGTCATTACAGGGGTAATATCCTCTGTTGGAATGTTAGCAATAAGGCCATAAGATCCACCACTAACAGAAGACCATACTTCATATTTATCAATATCAGGTGTAGGGGATTGGTCAAACACAACTTCTATAGTTTCCCCAACAATATTTAAAGCATTTAAACTTGGTGGATCAGGTTGTGTTATACCTAAACTACTTGCATCTAATGTGCGGGTTGTGTGTGAAGTAATCACACCATCTGTCATATTTAACTGACCTATTACAGTTGCTCCTGATGTATTAATATCAGAGTCTGTTCCTATAATTGTATTGTAGGTACCGGCTAATTGATACCTGCCGTCCAAATCTACAGTTTGATTAGTAGCTCCGTTTACAGAAGCTGTTAATATTCCATTGCCTGTATTAAAACTTAATCCGTCTAAATAGTAGTTTGTATTAGCATCACTTGTTGAAATGTTAAAAGTACTACCATTAGCCTTAGTAAATGTAATAGTATCATTTGATACTGTAGCATTAATAATAGGATCTAATGACATATTAGTCCAAACTTCTCTCCATCCTGGATCATAAGTTGAACCTTGATCATTATAAATAAATACTCTACCAGCAGAACCACCTGTATTAGGTGCAATAGCAAGAGCTGTAATATTTCCTCTTGTGGAATCACTAGAATTATCTGTCCATGTTAACCAGGAAGATCCTGCAGTTTCTGTAAAATTACCAGCATCACTAAGATCATCATTGCTAGCATATGACCAGCTAGTCTTAAAAGCGGAAGTATAAGAGTCAAATGCACCATCACCTTCCATTTCAGAAATTAACTGAGTTGTAGTGATTGTACTATTACTACCACCACCTGCTGTAAATGCAGTAGTACCTAATGATCTAAAATGATCATAGTAAGCAGCACCAATATCACCGGGTGTAAGAGTACGAGTAGTATGGGATGTAATAACCCCATCTGTCATATAAATATCATCTATAACAGTAGCTCCAGAAGTAGTAATATCTGCATCTGTACCAATTACCGTGTTATATGTACCAGCAAGTTGATATCTTCCATCAAGGTCTACTGATGCACCTGCATTTCCTACCCCAGAAAGACTTAAAATTCCGTTACCTGTGTTAAATGATGCAGAATTAATATAATCTACATCATTAGTGTCAGTATCAGTCCAAGTTGCAGTTATAGTACCTCCATCTTGTTGTGTTAATGTTAAAGTTTTATTTGCACCTCCAGCTACAGCAGCAGCTGTAATCATATTATCATATGCAGTATTCCATTGTGAGGAGTTACCATGTCCATTTACTGTTAAAGTACCTGGCAAGTATGATGTGGCATCTGCTCTGTTAATGTATGCACTATTACGTCCTGCCCATCCTGTTGACCAATTGTCGGGTGAAGATAAAATCTCTAATCCCGCCTCTGCGTTGATATATACAATTTCTGATGTTTGTCCTGTAGCATATGAGTGTGATTCACCTGCACTAAGTATAAGCTCCTGACCATTACCTTTAATATATCCATTAATTGAAAGTGCTCCGGTAAATGTATCATTAGTACGTAATAAGTATCTTCCATCAATATCAACAGTAAATCCTGCATTACCAACACCCGTGCCTGTTATAACACCATTACTAGTATTAAATGACGCACTATTGATATAGTCTATGTCATTAGTATCTGTGTATGAAGTAAGATATCCTGCATCATTGGTAAACATAGATATATTACCAGACTTATTAGTTAGTGTATCTGTAGAAGACGCAGTTATAAAACCATAAGTATTATTCCAGTTAGTGTTACCATCTTTAATATAACCTTCTGTAGAATGATCACCCCATCCGTATGCCGTGTTCCACTGTGTAGAATCACCACCATCTGCATATATAGATTTCCATCTTCTACCACTACTACCTAAATCATAAGAAGCATTAGTTGCTGGGAAATAACTACCCCAACCATAATTATCTTTATATTTTTCAAAGAAATGAACACCTCTAGTTACATCTGTAGAAATGTTTGCTAAATTATTATCCCCAGCTCTGTAGTTAGCAGCATACAATGTGTGTATTCTAAAATAGCTGTTGTTTATAGATCCTCCTAAAGTATATCTTAATTTTGTTGTTGCAGACCCAGTTCCGCTGTTGCTTCCTATTTGTCTTAATACAACGTTGCTTGTATTATCAGTTAAATCACATAATGTTTGCCAAGCTCCACCACGGTAAGCTTCAATTTTAACTTTTGTAGCTGTAAAGCTACCAGAGCCAAATACAATACCAACCCATGCGCTATATGTTAATTCATTAGTCCATTCTAGTGTAATAACACCTGGAGTATCTGTTCCATCCTCATAGATACCATTACCACCATTATCGCTGTACCAACTACCCGCAGTACTTGAATAGCTATCAAATGCAGCACCATTATCAAAATCACTTACTGTAACAGGACTTCCATAAGTATAGTTACCAGATGATCCAGAACGTGACTTATATAAACCAGAAACACTTATTGTACCCCAATGATTAAAACCAGAAAGATCATTTACAAGATGAGGTAAATGAACCATATTTCCTTCAGAAGCTGGATTCATAAACCCTCCTCTAACTACAGTACCATTAGCAGATGTGCTAATATTTCCATAGTGAACTTCTGATGTACTTGTTGTATTTAAATTTGAATTTAAATATAAAATATTTTGAAGATAAGTATGAGTATTGGTTACTTCTAATCTTTCACTACCACCTGTTACAACTCTCCATTGATCTCCAGAATGAAACTGAGTATATGTGTTAGTATCTCCTTGACTGTAAATGGCATTATCCAGATAAATATTTTCAACAGCATTTAAACTATTATTTCCTAAATTTAAATCACCAGTCATAGTATCACCAGCAATTTCTACATATCTACCATCTAAATCTACTGTAGGATTAGAAGCCCCATTTACTGTTGCGCTAAGTACACCACTCCCAGTATCAAAACTTAATCCAGTTAAATAATAATTAGTGTCTGTATTTGTGTCTGTGGAGGTAATTGTTACTGTACCTCCAGCACTGTAGCTGAGGGAAACGTTAGAACCCGCTACCAGGTTTAAGTCTCCCCCAGACTGTACAGTTGTTCTTTGAGTCCCATTAGTTTTGAGATTCCAAGAACCATAGTTATCATAATTATGAACATGACTACTTAAAGCATATCTACCATCAAGATCAACAGTCTGATTTGTAGCACCAGCTACAGTTAAGGTAAGAACACCATCACTTGTATTAAAAGATGCACCAGATAAATAGTAATTAGAAGAAGATGATACACTTTGAAATGTTACATTTCCACTACCGTCCGTTGTTAGTACTTGACCCGCAGAGCCATCAACTGTTGGCAGTTGATAAGCTCCGTGGTTTATAGCAGATAAAAATTTAATAGCCATGCCTTAATATTCAGATTTATACAAATCTAGTAATTATTATAAAATTATTAACCTGCATATATTACAGATATTAAAATGTCAGCTCCATGTGGGGCAGCTAGTCTAGCCTCAAATTCATCTTTTGATATTTGAACTGTATCAATCATTAATTGATCTCCAGTTGCTACATCAAAATAACTTACCATTATAGGCACAACACCACTAACACCAAAGGTAGTACCAAATGTATGAGGTACAGTGTGAACTGGATTACCAGCTGGAATTGTATCCGTAAATCTATGTTTATCAATTCTATTAGCAACTAAGTCACTAGCACCTTTAGGAGTTACAGCACGCGTAGTATCAGTACCAGTAATTGTTTCAGTACTATTTGCTAATTCAACAACACCTTTTGCAGTAGTACTTGCATTAACACCAGAAATAGTAATAGCTGCAGTTTCAGAACCTGAGCCAGATACAGTAATACCATTAGAACCACTTGCAGTAGCAACATAGTTACCAGTAGTATCTGTACCAAGAGCAATTGAATTTGCAGAAACACCAGTAACAGTTAAATTAACATTATTTACGTTTGCAGAACCGTCAATACTAAAGCTACCTGTTACGTCTCCTGTTGCAAATGTAACTGTTCTTGATGACTGCCATTTACTTGCTGTACTTGCATTACCATTTAATGCACCATTGAATGTATTAGCTGTAAATGATTCACTACCAACAGTCCAAACATTATTTGTTTCATCCCAAAGTAAAGATTTATTAGCTTCAGTACCTCTTTCAATTTCAATACCTGCATTCTGTGATGGAGTACCAGTCTCATCTGCATTCAATGTAATAATATTGTCTCCAATATTTACAGTGTTAGAATCAATAGTAGTTGTAGTACCAGATACAGTTAAGTTACCAGGAATAACAACAGTAGAAGAAGAAGAAGCAAGAGTTAAGCTATTTGCACCAATAGAAGCACCAATAGTTCTGTTTCCAGCAGCAAAATCTAACGCAGTTAAACCTGCAATAGAAGTTGAAGTACCACCTAATGCTACAGTTGTAGAACCAAATGTTACATCATCATTTGCAAGTGAACTATTAGGTACGTTTGATAAACCTAGAGTAATTGTTCCAGCTCCAGTTATTGGAGACCCAGAATCTACATCAATACCGTCTGTTCCAGCAATAGCTACAGAAGTAACACCAGTTACTGTACCAGCAGGAGCAAATGGTAGGTCACCTACAGCGTAGTATTCCGCTGCCATGGTTCCATCAGAAACAAGAATATTCCAATCAGTCTCTACAGCAGTACCAACTTTATTACCAGTATCCAAGATTACGTTAGCAGAACCTGCATAATCAACGTCAACTTGTACAGTGCCACCAAGTGATACAGTACCACCTGTTTTTAAACCTTTACCAGCAGTAACAGTAATTGAGCTATTAGCCAATGAACTGTTAGGAACATTAGAAAGACCAATGTTAAGAACACCTGAAGTAGTAACAGGGCTACCAGAAATAGTTACACCACCAGAACCAGAAGCACCAACACTAGTTACCGTACCAACTGTAGTAGAATAGTTTGCATCATTATTAAATAATGAAATATCTATATTATTAAAAGCTACTTTAGAAACACCACCTGTAGCAGCAAATAAAACTGTTGATGAAGCTGAAGGTGTTCCTGTAGGTGCAGCTGAAACAACGTTAGTAGCAGAATTGGTATAATCCACTGCTAAAGTAACAGATCCTGAATTACCTCCACCTGTTATACCATCTCCTGCTAGAACAGCAGTAATATCACCAGCTGCAGAAACCCAATTAGTTCCGTCATATACTTCTAATTCAGAAGTAGATGTATTAAAAAATAACTGACCCGCGTTTGGAGCAGTAGGTCTGTTTGCAGTGATATCAGGATGCACTACAGCATTCAATAACTGATTTCCCTGCAGATCAATGTTTAACGTCTCTAAATGAGACAAATATTTGATTGCCATAATTGTTTAATTTAAATTTATTTATTGTTCATGTTTGTATTTAACTTAAAAATGCTTTTCCAGAGACAGCTACATCAAAGTTTACTCTTAAATTATTTTCATCTATATAAGTAATCTGTCCATTAATATCTGTTCCATCTAACATCTCTAATCTTATATTAGGGAACTTACCCAAATTGTGTTCTATATCCCACTGTAAAGAATCCGTTGGTTGTGTAAACACAAATCCATCTTCATCTAAATCTGCATTCTCTAATTTCAGATTTATTTCCTGTATAGATTTTAGAATACTTTCTAATACACTATTATCAGGGCAGTATGTTACAGGAGCACATGATGCTGCTGATTTACTTGATGACTTAATAGGTTCATCATAAGGAGTACTAGTTAAATATCCTGTTGATTCCACCGGTTCATCTACACAAGTTGATTCACATTTAATCTTATCTTGCCAATCACAAAGTTGCTTGTCAATGCTTGCCGCCTCTGCATCTATAATACAACAAGGATCCATACCAAATCTTAGTGATACAAAATTCTTATATACTGCAGTAGCAAACTTTGTTTCTATTTCAATCTTTTTGATTAATGCGTAATCCATTATCTATTCTTTTACAGTCTTTAATTCTTTCTCATAAGTTGCCTTACAAGTTTTATGTACTGTTGCTCCATCTTTTGCACGTGTCTTTTGGCATCCACATGAAAATGATTTATTACAATGTGCACAATTCATAATTTGGTTTTTAACTTAATATTTAGCATCCTACAGTCTTGCAGGAAATTTTCTGTAATCTTTTCTTAGCATAGTCATATAACTCTATCCCGGCTTTTGGACTATTGCAATATTCAACTTTTGCTACAGCTGCATCAATAAGAGTTCTTATGTATTTCATTTCATCAATAAGTTGTTTTCTCTCACTGTGAGGCTCACAATCTTTTACATCAATGTGACATAATGTTTCAAAGTATAATGTCAATAAACTTGTTACACGTAAATGATTATACTCTACATAAACCTTATCAGTAGGTGCAACACTATACTTAATTACAAAAATACCATCTGGTAAATTTGTTCTAACCGTACCACAGTTTTGTGTTTGCAATGCTAATTGACATGCATTTAAATGAAGATTAAAATCTTTATTAACTTGTATTAAAACTGGTACGTTGTATCCAGGGGAAGTAATTAAAAGTTCACCACAGTCTATATCAAGTTTTGATGAGTATTGACTTGTGTCTCTCACACTCAATATCTCACGATTGGATACCGTAGGAACTTCTAAACTTAATATATGCTTATCAGCCATGATTGTCTCTAATTTTATATAAATACTATACTACATAGATAATATACAAAAAAATCATAAGATTAGGAAATAAAAAAGGTGAGAGATTGCTCCCCCACCTTTTTTAAAAAGATATTAAAAGATCTATTATTGCTGATCAATAGCAGTTTCTCTAACAATTGGATTACCAGAATCGTTAGCTACATCTACTAATGCATCTAGCATAGCTTCAATTGCAGTAATGTTTGCATCATCTCCACATTTTACAAAGATCTCATATACGTATTGGTCATTATCAAATACGCTTGTAGCATTGTTTAGTCTAGGAATGCTGTGTTGTACGTAGTATGCTTTGTATAAAGCAGCTCTATCAACTGCAGCAATTACTTCCTCAGAACCTTCAATCTCTCTCATTCTTACAGAATCTGCATTACCTTGGTGGTAAGGAGCTTGACCGTAAGATTCAGTCAACAAGATTTTTCTCAATACACCTTCACCAATAGTTTGTTGCATTGTACCTGCAGTGCTTACAACAACACCACAATCATTACAAGGATCACCAGTTTCATCTAACAAAGAAGCAACTAATTGAATAGGTTCTTTTCCGTAGTAATCTCTAGTATCAAAAGAACAGTCACCAAACTTAGTATCTACATATGCACCTTCAAAAGAAATTTTAGCAGAAACATCATCACCAACTGGATCAGAAGAAGCTACATAAGTTCCATCTAATACTTGTGCAATAGTGTAAACAGTTGCAACACCACCCACAGTTGCTTCAATACCACCACCTGTTAATTCTTGTACAAATGGAGAAACAATAGGATCAGCAAGAAGCATCTTACCAATTTTAGCAAGAGCTACTACAGGATCAAGATACTCTTGACCATCTGCACAACATAATCCTGGTACATCACCATCAGCTGCATCACCTGCAGAATCACCAATAGCATAAGCATTGTGATTCAAAAATCTCAATGCAGGAGCACCTTTAACATCTAAACGTAACATTAAAGTTTCTCCACATGGGTGACACTTAGGACCAACTGATACTGAAACAGTTGCAGGAGTAGCCTGAATACATTCAGATTCCCATACTCTAGTTAAGTATCTTGGATTGATACCTTTTGATTTTACAGATTCTGCATAACCACCGTGGAATTTGTTACCACCAATGGTATCACTTGCATGCAAAGAACCTTGTACTAAATAAGCCATAGCTGGAGCAGTTAGTGCAGCTGCTGAAGTCCAAGTGTCTCCATCAACCAATGCCAACTGACCTGCGCCTAGGTCTTTAGTCTTAACACCAGCACCTGCTGTGTCTAGTGCTAAAAAGCTTTTATAAAAAGCGTGATTAAAATAAGCCATTTTTAAAAAAATTTAAGTTTAACAAATAAAATTTTGTGCTTTATGCACATATATAATATACAATTTTTCTTTTAAAATACCAACTAACTGAGAAATAATAATTTATACTTAGCTGAGTTAATCTCATCTTTGATTAAATCAAGATTATTAACTACTTCAGAATGTGGTACAACTTTCTGTAATTCACTAATCTGCATAGATAACATTCTCATATAATCTAAAGCACCATCTACACTTGTTAGAGTAGCTGGAGCCTTATCAGGATAACTTAAAATAACTTCACAAGCACCTTGATATCCTTCTGCAATAGTATCTACTAAATCAGGAAGAGCATCATACAACTCATTTAATGCTTTATGTTGAGCATATGAACCATCTCCTGTTACTTGCAAATGTAGTTTATGAAAGCTTGTTCTTGCATTCATTAACTCTACAACCATAGAAGATGTCATTGCATCCACTTTTTTCATTTCAGGTGATCTGTCACCCATTTTCTTTTTAGTGGATGGTCTTGATAGTCCATCAGAGCTTTTTGCTTTTAAAGGTCTTTTATAGTCCATTAGTTATTTCTTTCAGCTGTTTGTTGATTAGTGCTATACTGATTAAAGTTTTCTATATCCCCAGCAATTAATGAAGCTGTTTCATCTATCAGTACTTCAACAATATCATCTTTAAATTCACATTCAACCTCAGCAAATGTTGGTGTTCCATCATATGGATTTTGACAACCTTGAATTTCTATTAATCTTGGTTGTCTGTAATATGTTAGATTAACATCAGTGATATTAAAATCTCTTCTGTATACTCTAAGATCATTACCTATCCATGTACAAAATGTTTCTCCCCAATCATAATCAGGTCTCTTCAAAGGATCTCTCATAATTAAATCTACATTAGCTTCTTCTGCTAAATACACAGTCATTGATCTAGGATCAGGACAACACTCACTTGTAGCAAATGCAGTCACTCTCTTGTATTCCATGTAGTTATCAGGAATTGTAGTAGATTCAAAATAATTATCTCCTTCAAAACCAGGTACGTTAACTTCTTCTAAAAGAATATTTAAATCATCAATTCTTCTTTTAGACATCTCATCTCCTTCACGGTATAAATTATTACCATGAAGTTGACGTCTAACCCACTCAACCTGAGCTTTGTTAAAAGCCTCTACAATTTGCCAACATTCAATGTTGTCATAATCATTACTAGCCAGCTTATTAAGCCTTTGTCTTATTTTAATTTGTAGAGTTTGATTGTTCATTTTTTATTAAGTTATGAGTTCCAGTAAGGTTCAACCTTAGACAATAAACTTAATAGTGTATCTTCATTACCTGGATCTTTTAAATACTCAATAACCTCAGTAGATCTTTTACCAAGTTTTTCTGAGCTATCCATAGTCTCAATCCAACCAGAAGATTTAGGAACTAAGAATCTATAATACATAGCATCTTTTACAAGAGCTCTGATTTTTAAATTCTCCATGCTGTCTTTTGAAGCATCCAAGAAGTTTTGAGCAGCCCTCTTTCTATTAGATTCTGTTCCTTCACCATTAATATACATATCCATGTTTTCGTACATAATATCATTTGGTGTTGACTTGGTGTATTGTACACTTTCAACATCAACACATTTTGCTACATACATCAACTTTGTAGTATCAGTATCATACATATTCTGAAGTTCAACTAAAGCTCTGTTTCTTAGCTTAGTGTACTCAGTTCTTTCACTGATGGTTTCTTCAAGTTGATCTAGGTAAAACTTAGGTGGATTAACAGCCTTCTTTGCTTCTTTAAGTGATTTAGCCACCATAGAGAACCCTCCAGCGTTAATAGCATAAATTTTAATAAGATCATATGAATCCTTTGAAGGATCCAAAAATACTGGATCATTGCCACATCTTAAACTGATGCGTGACCAGAACTTATCATTGTCAGGCTTTAGTAAAGTAACTTTATTCCAAAAGTCTTTATCTTCTGGATCAATTACATTAGCAGCTAACTCAGCTTCAAGCTGTACTACAACCTGTCTAATCTCTTTTATCTTTACCTCACGGTCACCCGGAGATAATCTTTTTACTTCTGGAGCAAATTCATTAAGGCCTGTAACATATCTCTTAACACCGTTTATCTCTAAACATGCTAAAGATTCTTCATGCCACACTCCTTCATGAAGTGCCATTCCATAATTTTCCAATCCCATGTTTTGTTTTCCAGGATTGAAGTAAGGGCGTATAGCAATACTATCACTTTTAGTTTGCTGATACTTTTCTACAATAGTGTAATCACTCATTTCAATTGGTTTTAAAAATTAATAATTGTTTTTCAACTCAAAAATAGCAAATTTGCTATAATTATTATTAATATTTCTAAAGCCAGGTTTACCCTGACTAAAGTTATTTGAGTTAAATAACATCATAAAAAATAAAAAGGGGAGGAGTTTTATCCCCTCCCCTTTTATCAGTATAATTCTTAGAATGATCCTCCTGTAACAGGATTTCTCATTACAATCTTAAGAACTTTAGTTGGGTCTTTAACCCATACAGCTGGCATGGTTTGAGTCATGTATACTCTGTAACCATTGAAGTTACCAGAAGATGCAAATCCTTGCGTTCTTCCCATGTAGTCCATAGTACCATTTTGGTAGAACCACTTCAATTGGTTATCCCATGACAACTTCAACAAGTGAATGTTATCATTACCGTTCTCAGTCACATCAAAGATGATAAAGCTGTAAGAGCTCAATGGTCTTCCATCAATCAATGGATTCTCAACATCATTAGTGTGAAGGTTATCAAACGCTGGGTTAAGAACAAACTTAACGTTAGCTAAGAATGGAATAGTAAAGCTTGTGTAAGCAAAACCAAAGTCAAGATCCATTCCCTGACCAGTAACTGCACCAATGTCAGATGCATTCTGTACAAGACCTGATCCGTATACTTCATCAGCAATAGCTTTGTTGATTAATTGCATACCACCAATACCAGTTTGTACAACAAGTTGTCTCTGTGGGTCCGGTCCTTTGAACTCAACTTTACCTTGGTAGAAGTTGTATAGTTCTGATTTGAACATGTCAAGAGAGAAAGCAGATTTGTTGTATACTCTCTTGAATGAGTTATCCAACTGTGACCAAAGACCAACAGACAATCTAATATCATCTGGTCCATCTTGCTTAACCTTACCACCTTTACCCCACATGAGGTAAGTTTCAATGTCATTTGCAATCTTGCTCAAGTGAGCAGCTTCCAAATTAGTAACAAAAGTTCTAGAAAGTTTACCACTTTCAAATGCATCTCTAGCTCCAGCTTTACCCATGCTAGCTACTAATTCTTCAATAGAAGATACAGATGGGTTACCGCTTTCATCAAAGTTTCTCCAGATCTCAGTTACAGGTACAGTACCGTCAGCATTCAAACCACCTTTGATCATAAGATCAGCACGGCTAGATACAGAGTAGTGTACGTGTGCTTCAGCTCCACCAACAAAGTTGTAGAACTCTCTGAAACCAGATCCAGTTTCAATGTCAGAGAATCTTTCACCGTACTCACCACGTGCAGAACCTTTTCTAAAGAATTTAGTTCCAGATGCTAGGTAAGCATTATCCAATGAAGAAGCACTGTTGTTGTTTACAAGCTGTACAGTGTAGATAAATCCGTCACCAGCTGGGATAATATCATCAGCAGTAACGTACAATTCCAAACCGTTGTACTTGTCATAAGTAATGATGTCACCGTGACCAAATGCTCTCTTAGAAAGCTTGATCTTAAAGGTAGTACCATCAATACCCTTTTCATCATTTGCAGGCTCAATATCAGCCACCACGAATGGTAGATCTTGAGCAATAGGAGTTTGCCATTTGTACTCCCCACGTGCGTTGTCTACTAAGATTGTATTCTTTCCACCAAAAGAAGCCATTTGATACAAAGGCATTTCTACCTTTTGGGTCATAGCCCAAAGATCAACTGGTCCCATATCCATAGGCTCAGCAGAACCAAGCATCTGGGTAAGGTGATAAGAATCAATATGAGAGCTTGCTTTGTAGGCAGTATCTCTTAGGAAAATTCCATTGTTTAATACAGGAGTTGCCATAATTGATTGTTATTTAAGTTAATTATTATTAGTGTTTATTATTAAAACCTTTTAAATATGTTATTGCTTCTTGGAATCTTTCTTTTAGTAGAACGTTGTTTTGTTTCTTGTTCACGTTCTTGTACACCAAGAGAAGATCCTCCAGCATTTGCTTGTTCAGTCTTAAGCTTTCTAACAGTTTTCTCTACACTTTTCTGAGCACCTTTCTCCATAATCTTGGACTTATATCCATCTGGATCAGATAACAGCCAAAGTGCTTCTGAAATCAATGTATAGTTTGGTTCAACAAACTGATACTTTTCTAGCAAATGACCTAACAAGTTAGTATTTCTACCACTCACTGAAGGATAATTAGGTTGTACTAAACCATTGTATAGCATAGACTGTGTCTTTCTATCAACTTTAATATCACCCAAGGATCCTTCCTTAAGAGTATTATATACGTTCTCCATGTATTGCTTAGAAGCTTGTTCTTGTTGTTTTTTACGCATTTCTTGTTCTTGCAACTTTTGTGCAATAACTTTTTCTTGCATCTTATCCAACTTTGGTTTGAACTTCATAGCTTGTTGTTCAAGCTTTCCTAAGTCCTTCCAAACTTCAATCTCCTCTGCAATCTCTTCAGCTGTACCATATCCGGTAGCTTGCAGGTAGTCTCTAATAATAACCTCTTGGTGACTTTCATTTTTAACATCTAAGCTCTTCTTTTCTTCAGACTGAGCTAGAGTTGAAAATAAACCCTTAAGGTCTGTACCACCATCAGCTACATAACGTGCAGCAATCTGGAGTTCTTGTGGCAAACTTTCAAAGAACTGTTTGGGAGTTTCTCTTCTAACTTGGTTTGCCTTTTCTTCCAAGTTAGCTTCAATTAATTCTTCCCAGTCTTTAGCCGTATAATCATCTAACGGCTTGTCATCATCAAAAGGAACAATCTTGTCATCTTTTATAAGCTTGTCAAATACATCACTTATTCCTGATATCTTCTTTCTTCCTCTTGTCTCCTTTTTCTCTTCTTCAACTTCTTCATCTTCCAAGTTATCAAGCGCGTCAAATACTTCTTCTGCACTATCCTTGGTTTCTGGTTTAGTTTCTGTTTCTGTTGTCTCTTCAGCATTTGCTTCTGTTTCAACTTCTGTTTCTTCTTCTACTTGTCCTTCTGGATCTGCAAAAGAAAAATCAGCTTCTTGTGTTGGTTTACTAAACACTGATTTAGGTTTACTATCTTCAGGAACTGTTACACTTTCTGCACCAGCTGCTCCATCAAAAAGAGAATCTAAATCAATATTTTCTTGAGTAACTTTACTCTCAACTGTTTTAGTTTCTGTTGCCATAATATTGTTGGTTTTTGTAATTACTAATTCTTACATATACAATATACAAATATTTCCACAAATAAACTTACAAAATGCACAACCTGATTTTCATTTTGTGCAGTATATAGCTATCTATGTTTTTCTTATATTATAAATATTAGAAAAGTTTAGTTTTCAGATTTATTATCACCTTTAACATCAAATCTATTTTTGTTTTCTCTAGCTATTTGAAGTTGTTTATCTGCTATTTCTCTTCTTGCAGATAATTCTTCTCTTTTAATTTGAAGTTTGGCTTGGTCATTAGAGTTTTTGACAGCTGCTTGTTCTCTTTGGAAGTCCATTTTTTCTCTGTCTTTTCTTTCTCTTCTGATGTTTTCCATTTCATCTTGATAATCAGAACGTTTGTTCTCATTTATATCAACCATAGCTCCATAACCTGCAGATCTGATTTGTGCAACCTCAACATCTTTTTGACGTTCTTTATCATTCTCCATTGATTCATACTCACGTTTGAGTTGTTCTTCTTGAGCTCTAGCTTGAAGCTGTTGTTCTTGCATTTCTCTTTGCTGTTGCATTTCTTGTTCTCTAAGTTGCAGTTGTTTAGTTTCTGCATCTTTCAAGATATCTGAAACTTCAGCAATAGAATCTGCTTTGATTATATTACCAAGATCATATATGCTAGCACCTGATGTGTTATTTTGAATTGCTAGTTGTTTCAACTGCTCAAGTGTAGCTCTGTGATTTGTTTTAGTTGTTGCAAAGACATTAAAGTCTCTTAATAAAAGATCAGTACCATTTATAGTAAAGTTTACTTTCTCTGCCTCTGAGCTTATATAAGATAGTCTTACGCTTGGATTTGTACTGTAGTAGTACTGTGATAAGTCTGTACGCATCTGATGCACCCTTGGCATTAAATGATCAGAGTGTTGTGTGAAGTAAATCTCTGTTTGTGCATATGATTGATTCAGGGCTTGTGTAATACCAGTTGCAGTTTCATTACCCATAGGTGCACCTAGTCTTTGAGGATTTATACCAATGGCATCAAATGCTTGTTGTTTAAAATAATTAGCTAATTGAATACGTGACATCAATCTATTAGTCTGCTCCATGTTTAGAGTTTGATAATGATTGAAGTTTGTTGCATTCTCTGTATTAGTAATTGATGTATCTAATGGAAGCATCTGGAAATCTTTCATTGCAACAAATGCTTTAGCATAGTTACCCTTACCCCAATCTTCTCCCATAGAGTGTCTTGGTAATGCATTCTGATCAAACATAATTACAGTACCAAGTTCATCAACTAATATATCTGCAATCTGATTGTTTACCATGTTATATCCAACCTGATAAGCTTTCATAAGATCTACTAAAGATGTTGATCTAGTATTTCTATCAGAGAATACACGTCCTTCAATTGGTAATTTACATCCATACAAAGAACTATCTCCTTTAAATTGGAAAGGTATTCTCCCTGGTTTTTCTCTATTAATTCCTAAATATATAGGATTGATATTATTGCTGGCATCTGATTTCCAGAATGCCGGTAGATTTGGTCCAATCTTAACACCACCCCATACTTCATTAATCCAAATCCAATCTATGTGCTCACCTTGTACTAAATTCTCTTTGGTCTTGTTTTTAAATATAGTTGTGTCATACACAGGTTTCTCTGTAACCTTGAATGTCTCATCTATAATCTCCTGAATTACCTCCCCTTCTTCTGTGATTTTTGTTAGGTGTCCAACTTTACGTTGAGTTTTCCAGTATACTGTGGTAACTCTCATTAAGGACCCTTCCCCCCAATTAGGTAAATCATCTCCCTCATTAAGAATAGAACTGATGATATCACCCCCATATTCAGGAGCACTGTTCCAATTACTAGTGAATTGTCTGTAAGCTAAACTTGGAGCATTTGTATTCCACTCATGTGATTTAGTAGGATCATAGTATGCACCGTCATTCTGATAACCAGATACTTGATATCTGCCAGATTTAGCAGGATAAATCTCTTGTAATGATTCTAATTGCTTTTGATTCATTAGATAACCAAATCTATCAATCACATCAGCAACTGTCATTAGATCTATTTTACCAGCATAGTTAGACTGAGAAATGTATCTTGCATCTGGTGACTTCTGATAGAAAGTCAATACAGGATTCCATAACTCTAGTTCATAATCATCCTCCATCATTCTAAAATGCCAGAACTCTCTATCAGTAATAAGCATATCACGGAAAGCTCTTTCTTCTAATTCTTGCATTTTAAAACGCTCTGTGTCTACATTAAGTTGGTGTGTAGCCCACTCTTCAACTAAACTTCTATAATCTTTACTGAAGAAGTCTTCTATTTCAGGTAAGGTTTTTAAACTTTCAGGAGCTAGTCTTTGTTGTATTTCTGGGTCATTTGGATCTGCACCCATTTCAATCATCTTAAACAAAAGTTTTTGCTCTGCATCAGCAAGCAAGTTCTCTTCAATAAGAGCTCTTTTTTGTTCAAGCATTTCATTGTAAGATAAATCATCCACTGCTCTAAATTGTACTCTGCTAAATCTTTTAGAAAATTCACCAGTTAATACATTTACAACATTTGGAATAATAGGATAAAACTTTAATTCTAAAGCTGATTCATCTTCCTTTGTAAGAACATTAACTAAATCTTTGTACTCATTATCATCCTCAACAATATAATCTGTCTTGTCAATAATACCTTTAGCTAACTTATAGTTCTTTAAAAGTTTGCGTGCATTTTGTCTTAAGAACTGCATACCTTGCAATTCAAGCCAATCTAAGTTCCAAGCCGCCCAGTTATCATCCTTCTTTTTGGCAGGTAAAAATTGTATAGGCTGTGTGAGACTAGCTGTAGTAGGATAACCGCTCTCAGCTTTTGCCCCATTCTTCAATTGCATTGCATTAAATACCTTCATACTTATCTAAAATTTTTGTAGGCAGACCTTTTAATTTTTTTACCACCAATACTAGTTTTACCCCGGCCTAAATTTTTAAACGGACTATACTTTAATTTATACAAATTTTTTGAATTATCCAAGGAATTATCTGATTCTGACTCTCTTCTTTTCAAATATCCACGGTTTGACTCTTGAATTTTGGCAAAAGCTACCAAAGCAGAGAAAGCCACCAATCTATCCACGTTTAACCCAGGGTAATAAGCTAACATTTCTTTTAGAAGCATAGGATCTGGTATTCTTTCAATACCTAAAGTATTACTTAATACATTACCATCTTGATCTGTTTCTATATCAATCTCTTCTCTAAGGAACTCAATTGCATAAGATATCAAATGACTTTTAAATAAAGTACCAGTATTCTTCCAGCCGTATTCTTGATATACGGTTCTATTACTACCTAGATCTTTTAAAAACAAAATCTGTTGTTTAGGTACAAGATATTTTTGTTTCTTCTTGGCAATCATGTGCTGTATAAAAAGAGATATGTTATTCTCAACAAGAGTCCAAGCATTATACCATTCTATAATTAACTCTAACTGCTCATGTGTTTTATTGATATCATCATATCTACCACACCAGGCAGCTACAATTTTGGCTGGTTCAATAAACTGCTCTAATCCAGCTGGAGTTTCTCTTGTAATCTCTACAGAATTCTTATAAACAAATATGCTACACAAAGAATCTGATGTAGTTGTCTTACCTTCTGATACGGGGTCAATAGAAGCATAATAAGCACCAAACTCAGGATTAGCTACAGGTCTTTCCCATACAACTAAACAACCAGTTTTATCCTGTGCTTTTTTATTTACAGGAAACTCTGATATAGGAAGTTTCTGTGAACGCTTTGCTTCTATTCCTGCTTGCGTTCTTTCAAGTTCAATATGCTCATATGCATACTCTTTGTCTTCAATCTTCTTAAGTTGTTTAGATAATATACCTTGTGGAAAAACAGATTCTTTTCTATAAGCAAAAGCTTCAGCAATATTAGTTGGTTTCTGTGAAATACGTAATTGATATTGTTCTGGATTAAGATCAGCTTTCCATTTCTTTCTTTCTAATCTAATAGCTTCTAATGCTTGTTCTATAAGTGAATTACCATACTTATCAATGTGTGGTGGCATAGACCATTGTTCTGGTATAAACAAACCAGCCATGTTGATTGTACCATCAGCATCCATTAAATTAGTTTCTACAGCATATATATCATTTGCTGTAGGATTTAGTATCATATCCTTAAGAGGTTCACACTGATCCAGATCACCCACAGAACCAGCTGCTATGAACATACCAGTTGTAACCATGCCTGATGACATTGCAGGACGTAAATACTCATAGGTCTGCATCATCTTAGGTGCAATACCTGCCTCCTCATGAAAGAAGTAAGTTGTTGGACCACCTACACCCGTTGTAGCGTTTTTCTCAAAGGAAGCACCCTGTATTTTAGATTTAAGACCTCTAGATGTTTTTCTATTGCCAACTTTCACCTCAATCTGTTGTTGCCACAATAGAACTTTCTCTGGGTTACTGGGCCTATACCAGGCAGTATGCTCATTAAGAAATGTCTTATATTCATCTAGGAACTTCCATGAGCCTTTATCATTTATATAATCTTTTAGTGATGCACCAATTTTACACGTACTACCTTCTTCAAACCAGTACGTATTAATAATCTTACCCATGTGAAAGTAAGAGGATGCAATCTGACGTTTCTTTAGAATAGCAGAGTGCTTATAGTTAAGCTCAGCTAATAGCTCATAAAGAGCCATATGATATTGAGCATCCCTTACTTTAGCAAAACCATACTTCTTCTCTTCTTTATCATAGATTGGAAGAAAGTTTAACCACATGTAATAATCTCTGGTAAGAAACCATGTATTAGATTTATCTTTGTAAATAACTCCTACACGGCATTTATTCTTTTGATCATCCCAGTAGTTTATAAAATCCCTAGATCTAAAAGGAGCACCACAATAAAAACCATCTTTGTTGAAGTTTCTAGCTTCTTGATTAAACAAAAAAGCTGTTTCATTGAAGTTATATAATCCCGGTTCTTTAAATATAGAAAATATAAAATCAGTGAAGTCTTCTCTTGTTTCAAAAGAAGTGGTTGTCCATACTCCGGATTTATATGTTGGGATTTCAATAAACATTAATCAATAGTCTCAATTACTGCAAATACATCACCTGCATTAATCAAGTAATGATCTTCTCCTTCATGTTTCATTTCAGTTGGTACACAGTAATCAGCATATTGAATAAGATTTCCTATCTTGATCTCTTCTACTTCAGCACCCACGGCTATTACATAACCTTGATAAACTTTTTCTAATGCTGAATCTGGAATTATAATACTAGTACCTGGTATTGTTCTTTGTGCTTCTTTAGGTTTTATTAGAACCTTTTTCCCTACGGGAACTATTCTTGTTTTCATTTTTTGTTTTATTTGGTTTTAAATCAACGGGTTCATCCCAATAACAGAATACCCACTTTTCTTTTTTAGTAGTCATTACATTTGATCATAAGCTAAACCTGCACCACCACGGACTTGACTTTCTTGTTCTTCTTTCATATCACTAAAAGCTCCTTTGTAAGAGTTTCTAATTTGTTCAAACTTGGCTGCAGCATTTACAAGAGAATTAATATTTCCATCACGTCCATGTTCAATCTGTGTGGTTTCCATATATCTAGCTAGTCTATCAAGCATAGATTTAATACCCACATACGCTCTATAGGTTGGAGTTTCATAAAGCTTTCTGCACATGTCCAATGAATATCTAATTTTAGAATCTTCAGTTGATTCTTCTAGTCCAACCTGTTCTACTATAATATCTTCTTTTTCATGTTCTGGTAAATTAAAAAATGGGTTTAAATCTGGATTAGGACAAGACATATAAAATAAATATTGATATATACTCATGTATGTATCAGGATATTCTTCCATCAAGTCCTTTAAAAATTCTAATGTATAACAATGTTCAGTTGGTATAACTTTACCATTCTGTACGTCAAATAATCTTACTATCATGGTTGAGGTGTATTTTCAATAAATGCTTTTATTTCACTATAAGAACCTTTAACAAGATAAGGACCAGTTAAAGAAGCTGCAGTTCCAGTTGTCACTAATACTGTAACATCATCGTCTGGAGTATTATTCTCATATACTAATCCATAGTATGATTCAATAAAATTAGATTCAACAGTAATTAAACTCTCTCTATAAGTAACGGGTCTTTCTGATATCTTATCTAATTTTGTAAATTCTAATTTTGCCATTATTTTTTATTGTCTTTGAACCACATTATAAGACTATTAATTTCATCTTTTAAATATGGTAAGTTATACATTTTAATCTCTTCAATAACCGGTTCACCATTAACACGTTCATTGATTGGATAACCATTCTCATCTACCCCAACTTGTTTAAATTTTACATGCTGAATGGTAAGTTTACCAATCTTCAGTTTAGGGTTGTGCTTTTTAATAATATACGCATAAATACTGAGTTGTAGGTTATAATGGTTCAAATTACAGTCATCTAAATGACTAACTGGATTATACATTTTAGATGTTATACCTTCCCAATTAGTAAATCCTTTTTCCTTAATTTCTTTATTTGTCTTGTAATCTGTAATATTAATATACCCATTTACAATCTCCACTAAATCTGCTTGTCCACATAATCCAACCGACTTTAAATAAACCAAATGTTCTGGATATACTCCGTCTTTTAGTTTCTGAAAAGGAGCAACTTTAGCACCATTATCTTCATCAAATAAAGGTTTTACAATAGGTAGCTCTACACCATGTCTTTCAATGGTCTTAAAGTCAAGCATATCTGCTTCTCTTTGGTTATGATACCAATTACCTAATCCAATTGCTCTTTCTGTTTCCTTATCCCAAGCAGCAAGTATTTCTTTTTCAGTCATACCATACCACTTAGATCTTTTATTCTTAGCTGACTTCTTTGCTTGTGCCTTAGCATCAAACTTAGGTTTAAACATACCAACAAAAGAAGTTACACTAGTCCAGTTTATTTTATCTTGGTCTACACTTTCATAAACATGACCTTCTTCTTTAAATACTATTGCCATATTATTTTAGTTTATCATTAGTTGTTGTTGTAGTCCAAATACCAATTTCTTTAAGGCTTTCAAAATCATATGTACTACTAACATCACTATTTGTTATTCTATATGCAATAGCGTCAACTTCTGCTCTAAGCAATACAGTTGCCGCTTCTTGTGTGATCATTTTATATTTCAAAAGATCTTTTACTATTTCTGAAACAGTCATAATTATAAATTTAGTTGTTCTTCTTGTTCTTCTGTCATTAAAGCTGACCACTTACCTTGTGGACATTCTGATGATAATGACCTAGTTTTAAATTTCAAACTACAACCACAGTCTGAGCAACATGGTTGTGTTCCAGGAGCAAAACAGCTATCTCCTTGATTATCAAGTAGTTCACATTCATTACAGATTTTCATTCTTTCTTCTGCAACAATCTCCACTTCTTTTTTGGTAAAAAGTGTTCTATAAACACCCTCACCAATCTTATCAAGATTCTTAAAAGCCTCTATTAGTTTACTTAGATTCATTTCTTTTCTGTTTAAACTCTCTTCTTTCTTGATCTACTTTGTCAATCATACCTTTCATGTTTTCCATTCTTTCAAGTCTTTCAACTACTGTTAGATGTTTTTCATATCCATCATACGTATTCTTAACAAGATTACCAAGCATACTCTTATTCTTCTTAATACTCTTATTGAGTATTTTCTTCCTAATGTGAAACGTACCTAAACCAGTTACGTTTATACTAGGATAAGTTAAATTAGAAAGGTGCTTTCTAAGTTTACCAAAGTAAAAAGTTATAAAATCATCTACAACTTCTGGGTGTACACCTACCTTTTCAGCAATACCTTTCTTAAAATCTTTATGACTCTTGGGTCTCAACTCCTAAAATTTTATAATCTAATAAAACAGTTCCTGACGTTTGTACATTCATTTCTTTATTCAAGAAAATTTTCTTTCTATTTTTACCGTCTTTGATTACAAGATTTTTCTTGCTTGCTTTTGTAATTGCATTACGTGCTGACTGAGGACTTTTAAAAATCCCCAGATCAGTCACGTGAAGGCAGAAAAAAGTAAGCTCTACTTCTCCACTCTTTGCAAGCTCAGCCAAACACTTTAAATCAGAGTTGCTGATCTGTACTTGATTAAAGAAGCAGTAAGTAACAATCTGATACTGTATTGTAGTGTCAAGATTTACTTTAGCCTTTTGATCTACTTTATTTACTAATGCCATATTATAAACTTAATAACATATCAATTAAGTCTGGATGTGGGTAACAATCAAACTTGTCTCTTCTCACATTGGTGTGAGTTAAAAGACCCTTAACTTTACCATAGTAAGCATCCTCTTGAAATTCAAATGCTTTGTTTGGTCCAAACTTTTTAATCCATTGTACTAATCCAATACGTATATCTACGTTATCTCTTTCAGCAACATATTTAAGCCATTTCTCTAACTCTTCTATTTGTCTTGCAGAATAGTTATGCCAATAGGTGTAACCTCTAAAAGGTTCCTTCAATGTACATACTTGAGATTCATGAGCCTTTTGGCCAGCATATGTCTTTAGATCTTTTGTCAAATAACCAAAGTTATTAATCTCAATACCTAAAGAGTGACGGTTCATAAAGCCACTACCTGTTTTTCCTAGGTGCCAACCATATCCTCCTTCAGGAAATGCTTGTACCATAACACCATCATACTCATCATCACCATTTGTGATCTTCTGACCCCCTAGTACAAATTCAGTGGCTACACGCCCCCTGCTATCTCTACCCCAGTGATCAACAGTTTTATATGGATTATTCCATCCTGCTGTATGATGTAAGAAAATATAGTCATTACTAATAGGTCCATCTAGGTATTCCCCTTTTGGTAAGTAATGTCTATGAATAGTTTGATCATATGGAGTTGTAAAGTATTGCTCCATAGTATCAGTGTCTTCATCAATTGCTTCAGTCTCTGGTCCTCTACTAAGAAGTAAAGTCCATGTGTCATTTCCTACAATACCATCTGCAGTAAGACCTGAGCCTAATTGAAATCTAATTACGGCTTTTTTAGTACCAGGACCAAAAATACCATCAACGTTAATCTTCAATGCTCTTTGTAAATTTCTAACTGCGGCTCCCTTAGAACCTTCTCTTAGCATTTCCATTATGTACGTTTTAGTGTTCTACGAGGTTCTTCAGACATAGCAGCTTCAAATTCTCTTTCAGCTTCACTCATTTCCTCATCAGACTCTTCTTGGCCTGAACCAAAAGCCTGTGCTAAAAACATTTGTGCTTGTACACGTTCTGCACGTGCCTTCTCAACATCTCTAAGTAGTTCTTCATATTCTCTTTGAACCTTAAGATGTTTGATGTTCTCTTTGTAGAAAGCAGTGATCTCCTCTCTACGTTGCTTCAACTCTTCTTTAGAGAGTTCTTGCGGTTGTTCTTGTTCTGACATAATTGTTGATTTTATATGTTCAGTAACAAATATAACAAACTAAGTTTAAATACAAAAAGTTTAAAGGATTATTTTTACTCCTACGTGTAAGTAATTGAGATTACGATTTATTTGAAGTACGCTTGCAGAACTATAAATCCTTCTATAAAGCCTATAATCAAAACCAGCTCTACCAATCAATAGACTTGAGTTATGATTTAATCTATATGCGGGCCCTATATACATTCTAGATCTACCATAAGGTATCTCATACTGCAAAAAAGAGTAGGTAGCACCATGATGACCATCTCCCATAGCCAGTACACCTACAAACATCCTATCATACCCTACTTCAGCTACAACTCCAGCTGCATGTAAACATGCTACATACCCTATAGCAGCAGACTTATTATTATCCAGTAAGTAATTCTTAGGTGATTTATAAGGGGTACACTCCTGTGCATACGCAACATTGCATAACAGAATGTACAATATTGCAATTAGTTTGTACACTACGCTGTAAGCATCTTGTGTATTACAGCACATTTCTCATATTCCTCTCTTTCCTGAAAGTATATGATTATATTCTCTAGATCATTGCTAGTGGGACCGTTCTCAACGTCATGAGCCACGGTTGTGACCCCGTCAATAGCACCCTCATTACGAATAAGCAACTCATCAAAGGTTACCTCCCTAGTAATAATGCTATAAGAGTTATTAAAGGCCAAAGCAATTAGTTCTTCTTCTTGCTCTATTTGTTCTATCTCTGAAAGACCCTCAAACATAGGATCATTCCAATCATCATAGTTTTCTTCATTATGGTCCATAATACTGTGCTTTAGAAATCCCTTATAAACACAAGATACAAAAATAAAAGGGGGTTAAGAAATTTTTATACCCCCAAAATTTGGGATCTGCTCCTCTACCAGAGAGAATTATTTTTCAACAATGCCCCCACGGTACTGCAAAATTTGTGTGTTTTAAGTTCTGAGAGGGTCATACTATACAACTCCCCAGCAACATTACGCGGTTAGGGTACCCCCGCACAAGTGGTACCTATCATTTAAACATATACGCTTATGTATTTTTACAAATTCACTCAAACAAAGAAAGGCATTGTCACAAGCACAGAGCCTCTCACAGGACTTAACACTACTACCAAGATGATTGGTGGTGTAGAAGTACCAGTCAGAGAACAGACTGGTGCAACAGGAGATGTTAAGTTTGGATTTACTGCTATTAGCCCTGAGCTAGCAAGCAAGATGAATCTGCAAGTTGGTGATAAGCTCCCATTGGAGTTGACTGACAAGCAGGTGGTGAACAACGTAACAGGAGAGGTAGTACCTAACCTGTACTGGGCTCACTAAGCCAAAGGGGAAGTGTAAAAGCTTCCCCAAAGGAAACCTGCTACAGGGACTTATTACCCCTCACATATTATCCCACTCACACACTTGCTACAGACACTATTTATCCCTCTCCCCAGCCACATCATGCTATTAATCATAAAACAAAAGCATATGTATTTTTACAAGTTCACGCAGACTGGCAAAGGTATAGTAACCAGCACTGCTCCATTGAGCCAAACAATGGAAACAAAACAAATTGGCGGAATTGAAGTACCAGTACGTGTACAAACTGAAGATGTGAAATTTGGCTTTACGGCAATTGATGCCAAGTTAGCCGCTTCTATGAAGCTACAAGTAGGTGACAAGTTGCCACTTGAAATCACAGATAAGCCAGTAGTAAACAACATTACTGGTGAAGTTGTACCCAACTTATACTGGGCACACTAAGAAATTGCAGTGCAGGGGTGTAAAAGCCCTTGCACTTATTATTTCACTGCAAAAACTATTTATTTGTGTGTTGCATTGTGAATGTGTGGTCAAAAACACCACATATACCCACTTTCTTACACACTCTACTTATTGTATCACTTAAATATATAAATATAGCTATGAAAGCTACTAAGACAATGCTTATTGCCATTGGTACTATGTTACTTACATATACATTACTTGGCTTACTTATCTATGTACTATCTTCTACTGTATCATATAGAGAAGTATTAGTACACCCGGCATATGGTGTGTTCATGCTTATTGTTGGATGGGTTCCATCCGCAATAGTATCAGTAGACTATTATGAGAGTTATTAACCCTAAATAAAATATAACTGCCAACTGGTCAAGAGAGGCCTATCTAAAACAATCTGCAGTTATAGGTACTAATTATTTCCGTGAGACTAAGAAAGAGAGTCTCAGTAAACGCGTTGCAAGAATAAGGGGTCAGAGGCCAAGGGTAGCACCCTAAACCTTATTGATAGGAAGTAATTAGTATTAGTAATAACGTTACCTGGAATCAAATTGTTAAACTATGTGAGTCTTAATCCAGGACACAAGGTAGGTACCTACTGTGTAAGACATATGTGTGTGGGGTTGAAATAATATCTCACACACTTATAACACCTAAAACAAAATTGTATGGAAAGATACTACTGGTACTTGGTAGTATTCATTATGTGTTATGCATCATTTCAATATGGTCGTATACATGATGAAGGTATTGAGTACTATTCACCGGAAGAGAACACTGTAGTTTATACAGATCGTTGTCAAATTGTTGCTGATACCACTGGTATTGCCACTGTAATATGGTATAAAGATGAACCGTTTACATTGGCTCCTGAAGAATGGTATGAGTATTAACTGAAACATTAATCACCTAAAACATTTTTTATTATGCGTATTTACATTGTACACCCACAATTGTTTGTTAAACATTCAGACAAAGTAGTAACCTTAGTACCTGATTCACCAGGCCACTTTGGAAACTTTAGTGTAATCCGTAACCAAGACGGAGATTACAAACGTGTCAAAACACACACATTAGATTACAAGTTGACATATGAGCAGCTTGTAGGAGAGCTACACAGCAACATTGGTTTGCGTGAGATTGCTCTTGAAGATGATTTAATTGAAGTTGGAGACTATCACCAAGATGATGGTAGCTACTTAAATTATACACTCTCATTTTAATTTTAACAGGTAGGATTTGTATAAGTCTTACCTGTTATATACATTAGCTGGAAATACTTTTAATCATGGAAGAAGATAAAGAATGTACTTACATCTATTTTAGAGATGGGTCAGAATTTATTACACCCTCTCTTGAACATGCAATAGACAGAACGGATCAGAAAAGAATCCTAATGAAATGCTATGATGGTGAATCCAGGGAAATAAAAATTTAACTTTAACAGAGCACTTAACGGTGCTCTTTTTTTTTCACTTAAAAAACATAATCATGAAAAATTTAAACTTTGAACTTCAATGGGCATCATTCTTAGGATTAGGTATTGCTTGGCAAAGAAATCGTATTGCCATATGTATACCATTTGTAATGCTTGAGATATCATGGACAAAATACTAAAGAAGTATATTGAAGAAATTAAAGGTAAAAGCAAAAGACCTTTAAACGGATATGCTAAGACCATAATGAAATTTGATAGAAACAGACTATTCAAAGGACATCTTGGTAGTATTACTTATGGTGCATATGAAGATAAAACTTCTTATCTCACTATAATGAATCAATACTATGATGCTTGGATATACTTTAACTACAATTTTGAGTCAAACAAAAGTGAGATATCTATCACTGTACATGCATTACCAACAAAATACATGGAAGCATTTTACAAGAAGATAACTGAAAATGGTAAATACAATCTACAAAATCAGAGTCCAACTGGTATTTATGATAATAAATCAGAACTACACATAGACCAAATGGGTGGTGTGTCAATAACAAACACATTATTTTATGATGAGTTTGTTGCTTTAGGACATTTTGAGAACATTAGGATTGTTGATCAAGCCAGGATACATATGAAAAGATTTAAATCTATCATACGTGAGAATGGAAGTAGTAAAGACTTCTGCAATAAGATTAGAATGATTAAAGGTAAAGACGTTTTTATTGCAGAGTCTTTATATACATAAATGAAAAGGGAAATATAGTTCCCCCTAACAGTACCAGTATATTATTATTATATATACTATTGTTATAGGGAACTATAGTTCCTATTGTGAGTATGTTTAGGTGATGAAAGATAACTTGTTCCTCTTTTGGTTTTGGTTTGTTAACGTAAGTGTTAAACAGGGACGTAAGCTGGTTACGCAGCCAGGCAAGTTATCTTTCTATTTAAAAATTAATAATAATGCATAGAGTAACAAATAAAACAATCTTTAACATCTTTAAATCACTGCTTAAGGAAGATCATGTAAATTATGATCATGCTATTAAGGCTATAATTTCTTTATTAGATTCAGATTCTTTGGAGTATATCGTTGATATGCTTAGTGATGATAAACCACTACAACTTATAAACCGTGGTGACTATATCAAAACCGAGATAGATTCTTATCATGCTAAGACTTATTTTAACTATGATACATTAAAAGAGATGGGTTTGATATGTCCTGATACAGATATGGTGTATGCTATAGTAACAGAAGACGGTTCTTATTCATCTAAGTACAATCCTTACTATGGTACAGTTAGAGTTAAGTTTCTATATCATGATGATGAGGGTAAATTATCTTACCATGAACACAAAGTACACACATTAAGTGTAACTAAAGTTGATAAGAGTGATATAAAATACTTTACAAGTTTAAACAATGGCAAGAATAAACAAACATCTACTCAGATCGGAGATAAAGAAGTGGGGAACCTTGAAGAGGCTTTATCAAAAACAAGTTCATAGCTTTGGAAGCTATATGAATAAACGGTATCATATGAGAGATACTGAATTGGCTGATACCTCATCATGGTTTACAGCCACTAGATTAATTCTTGATAGACATGTCGTACACTAAGAAGTTTGGTATTGTCAGTCAAGATGTATTACAAGACCCTGAATTAAGTATTCAAGCTAAGGGACTTTATAGTTTTTTGTGTACATACGCTGATAAAAATAGAGAGTGCTTTCCATCAAGGAACACTATGGCAGATCACTGCAATATTACAGTAAGATACACAGCAATACTATTAAAAGAACTAAAAGATAAGAAATACATAAGAAGACAGGGTAGAAAATTAATTCTAAGATAAATACTTAGCTATATACTGCTAATTATTTGCAGAACATATACTATAAGCTCTTAATTATACTTCTATAATAGCTTTTATATTTTTAAATTTACAACTATTGTTGTAATGAAATGATATATCAGTTACCAAATGGACGTATAATTGAACTTTCTGTAGAGCAGTTCCTAGAACTGGATGATATAGAGGTTAAAGAGCTTAATGGTTTAAGTTCAGCATATAGTCTTGAGTGTAGCAATCCTTTTTATAGTTTATTTGCAAATGGTAATAATGAAGATAAGACAGTAGTAAAAGAACTACTATCAGATGATGACTTTGAACCAGATTTATTTGAAATAGATCCAAATGAAAAATTAGAAGATGATTACTTTCACCCAGATGACATATAAGTTTAACCTTTTATAATTTAAAAAATGCAAAACAAAGTTCAAATTATCCCTGATGAATTAGGGAGCGTAATCCGTGTGTCTCAAAACAACAGTGAGTATGGTCATGTAAGACTACAACAAGAAAGAGTGACTTTTGGTAACACAGGATGGGTAAGCCGTAAAACAGTTAGTACACTATTACACGGTAAAGTTGAAGACCTAAGAGAAATGGGTATTCAAAACATGAAAGAATTACCAGGTAAGATTGTAATTAGAGAATCATTAGAGCCATTTAGCAACAATGATCCTGATAGAGATCTTAAGATTGCTGGTAATACTGGTATCATTTGTTGCCAAGACGGACAACCTATTTATAGGAAAACAATGTACACTGCTGATACAGGAGCAGAGGATGTACTTGTAGCACACGATAATGGTGATGCAATCCGTGAAGCAAATAATGAAGATAATGGTAATAAAATCAAAAATGCTACTGTAGAAGAAGCATTTGAGAATGATAAGCAAGTGGATCTTGAAGACTCAATAGCAGAGGTTCAAGCTGAAGCTGAAGAAGAAGTGGTAGAAGAAGAACTAGAGGATGCCACTTTTGAGTTATAAACACGTTTACTCCGCTTCCCACCAACTGTTGAAATAATACAGGGAACAGCGCGCTTAGAGTAAACCTTTTATGAGGGCTGGTAGAAATACCGGCCCTCTTTTTATTTTCACCTAATTAATATACTTAAACATGCTTTCTAATGAACAAAAACAAATCCTTAAGCTTGAGCAGCAAATAGCTGAATTACAAGCACGCAAAGAACGTTATGAGTACTTGGGTATACTGAGTGAGTATCAAACTCAACCTGAACTTATAGCACAACGTTTAGATTACACTAAACTCAATCCAACACAGCACTTCTTATTCAAAAGAGTGTTGCACGGTTTAAATGTTTATACTCCTGAACAAGTGAGTAAACTTCATTGGGATAAGAAAAGAAGAATCAAAAAAGTCTGGCAACGTGGACAAAGAGAGGTAAATGCTTGGAAGCAAGTAATTACTAACAAAAAAGCTATGCAAATTTTTAGTATCTTTAACACCACAGAGCTAGGAAGACAGATTAATTCTATCCCTGTAGATGAAATAGATCCTACATATGTAAACAAACTAAGTTTTAAAGATCTTGGTTTAACTTATGAAGATTTAATCTTATTCTACATGAAGAAAGGCTTATTGCCCAAAAACTTTTTGACTGTAAAATGATTGAGAAGAAAAAGAAACTATGCAATAATTGCAATACTGAGCAGTTTATCTGGAAAAATGATAAAGGTAGCCGGTATTGCAAGAATTGCTGGTATAAGTATAGGCAAGAAAATAAACCACTTAAAAGAAAACCAATCAACAAGAAGTCTAAGACAATGCAAATCATTGATTTAGCTTACAGTAAACTTAGAAAAAAGTTTATGGAGGAGAAACCAATGTGTGAAGCTGCATTACCTGGATGTACAGGGCAGTCAACAGATGTTCATCACAAAAAAGGCAGAGGTCAATATCATCTTATGGTTAGTACTTGGCTATCTGTATGTAGACACTGTCATATGTATATAGAGGAACATCCGGCTGAAGCAGAAGAACTTGGGTTTTCTGAAAAAAGAATAGACTAATGGATAAGGAAAGCTTATTTAAATTTACTTTATGGTCTCTTATAATGATTATAATTGTAGGTACAATTGTAGTATTATTTCAAGATCATGAGTACGTTGAGAATAAACATCAAGAAAATTTTGAGAGAGTTGACACAATTACTGTTGTGGATATACACGGAAACATCATTATTATTGAGGAGAATGGTAAATACACTAGATTCTGGAAGAAGAATATAGATTAACAACATTGGCCTCATAGCTCAATTGGATAGAGCATCAGCCTTCTAAGCTGAGGGTTCAAGGTTCGAGTCCTTGTGGGGTCACTAGATGGCCGGATGATGGAAGTGGTAGACATGACAGACTTAAAATCTGTTGGGTAGTAATACCCGTGTGGGTTCAAGTCCCACTCCGGCTACTTAGCTCTCTTAGCTCAGTTGGTCAGAGCAACTGACTCATAATCAGTAGGTCACAGGTTCAAGCCCTGTAGGGAGCACCTATGTTTCACTAAACATTTTGTTATGAAAAGAATTAAAAATTTATTTAAAAAGAGAAGACATCTTAATTATGTAAGAGATTATCTACATAAATTACACTTTGATACCATTAATACTGTTATAAGAGCAGAAGTAGAATCAAATTGGTCTAAAGGAGTTACAAAACATCTAAATAACAATGCTGTTTTAATCAGAAAATATCAAAGAAGATTAAAATGGTTAACATTTTAAAATGACACATAGAGAAGTAGTACAATCAAAAGCATTAGAAACATCATTAGAATATAACCGTTGTGGATTAGGAATATCAATGGGTGTAGGTAAAACACGTATTGCAATTCAACATTTTCAAAAGAATTATGATCCATTTATAAAAGCACTGGTTGTAATACCAAAACTATCTATCAAAGAAGCCTGGCTTACTGAGCTTGAAAAGATGGATCTTGAACATTTACAACCACACTTTACCTTTACAACTTACTTATCTATTAACAAGCATAATCCAATGGAATATCAGCTTGTATACTTAGATGAGTGTCATAGTTTGCTAGAGAACCATGAATCATTCTTAACTGCTTATTCAGGTAAGATTCTTGGTCTCACTGGTACACCACCAGTACGTAAGGGTACAGAAAAGTATAGAATGGTGCAAAAGTACTGTCCTATTAAGTATGAGTTCTCTGTAGATGATGCTACTGATAACAATATTCTTAATGATTATAAAATTGTAGTTCATTACCTGCTATTAGATAAAACACCAACTTATAAAAAGAAAAATAAGAAAGGCGGTCACTGGTATACATCAGAATACAGAGATTATCTATATGTAGACAATAGAGTTAAAGAAGCTAATACACCAAAGCAAAAACAGTTTGCTTCTATTATGCGGATGAGAGCTCTTATGGACTATACAAGTAAAGAGGCATATGTCAAATCTATTCTATCCAACATTAGTTCTAAATGCATTGTATTTGCAAACACCCAGGACCAAGCAGATAGAATCTGCAGACATTCCTATCATTCTAACAATCCTAAGTCTGAGGAAAACTTTGAATTATTTAGTGATGGACGCATAGATAAAATGTCTTGTGTACTCCAGCTTAGTGAAGGTGTTACTATACCTAATCTAAAGCAGGGAATTATCATGCATGCGTATGGTAATGAGAGAAAGACGGCACAACGTATTGGCCGTTTGTTAAGATTAAATCCAACAGAGACAGCTACTTGTCATGTACTATGTTATAAAGGTACACAAGATGAGTATTGGGTAGAAAAGGCTCTAAAGGGATTTGATCAGAGTAAGATTAAATACTATAACCCTTTAGAGTAATGATGGGAAGAATGAAAGAGCTCTTCATAGAAGAGCAACAAAAAGAAAGTATGGATCTACAAAATATGTATGATGTATATCCTGTATACAAAACAAATGAACTGTGCCCTAATTGCACAGAGTCAATGCTTATTCAAATGACAAAGCATAACTATTCATGTGATAGATGTGCACAAGACTTTGTATCAGTAGAAGGAAGTTTAAGATTTAAATGATGGATTGGATATTATTATTAATGATTGCAGTAGCAGGAGGCTTATCAACCCTTGGGATGATAAGTTTCCTAAGCTATATGTATGACAAGGAAGAAGTAAAAGATGAACATCACAAATCCTCACAACAATGAACCTTAAATTTTCACAAAGTAAGGGTAAACCTTTAACACCAAAGAGAAATGAGTGATAACAATAAAGAAACAGAGTTATTAAGAGCTTCGTTAATGCAGCAAGTTAGTGAACTAACTGATAATGAAATTATATCTTTATATGATGACTTATCTGAATTCTTTAACACCAAAGAGAGATGAAAACACCAATGCAAGAAGTTTATGAGAACTTCAATTTAATGAGTGATGCAGACTTTAAATCTTGGATGCTAAATACAGACTTGCTTGAGAAAGAAGAAAAGGTGATGGTTGACTTCGCTTATAAGTGTCGTAATCTAATGGCAGCAGATGAATTTGCTATTAGCCATTGGTATGACAAAACCTTTAAAACCAAAGTGTAAAATTAAAAGCACTCAAAGTGTAAAGTATATAAGCGTATAAATACGGATAACATCTCAAATGGTACAACATAACATATCAAATGAGATGATGGGAAGTCCCACCATTAAAGGATGTTAAGGCATATAATGATGGGAAAAGAAATCAAATTATACGAAACAACATATAAAAACCTTTAAAACCAAAGAGAGATAATGTTTATTTAAGCAGATTGAATGCTGCTTATTTGCATCATTAACGAGTATTTAAGCAGTTAAAGAAGGAATTTTACACCAATTAAAACAAAAGAGAAATG